CATTACCATCTCGCCGTCGCCGATGTCGATCGGCTCCCCGGCCGCGATGGCGTCGCGCATGCGGGCCGCCTCGGTTCCGGTGGCGACGAGGGCGTCCCCCAGCAGCGCCTTCGCGATCAGCTCAGCCCAGAACTCAACCGTGTCAGGCACGTTGAACGGGAAGTCGCGGAAGTACGGGTTGTGCCGGACGTGGTCGCCGGCGATCTTCCGGGCGGCGGCGAGCAGGCCCACGCCGATGTCGAGTACCTGCCCGGTGTCGCGGGCGGACAGGTCCCGCATCAGCGCGGCGGACAACTTGAACCCGGCGGACACCAGGGCGGCGTCCAGCTGGCGGGTGACGGCGGTCCCGTCACCAGGTACCGCCTCGGGCAGCGGCACCCGCCGCGCCCGCGTGATGACCGCCTCGGTTACCTGCTCGTCAGTCCAGCCCATGGGCTTGACCATAGCGTTTACTCCCTCTCTCGTCCGAAGGGATTTAAAACCCCCAGATTCCGCAGTCTACACATGTGTGCGGTATCGGGGGGCAGGGTTTTCCCCGGGCGCCTGAGCCGCCGTCCCGGCTCCCGCGATCCGCGTCGCCCGCATACGCCCCACGTGTGTAAAGTTCCCGTTCCGTTCCGCGCCAAGGCCCTGACGGACCGGGTTTGCGGTGTTATGCTCCGGCGTTGTGCCTGCCCGCAGTACTACACCCGGAGACTTTCAGTCGTGGACGACGCCGAACTGATCAAGTCCAGCTTTGACCTGGTCGCCCCCCGGGCGGCCGAGCTAGCCGAAATCTTCTACGCCGAGCTGTTCTACCGGGGCGGCGCGGCCGTCCAGGACATGTTCCCCGCCTCGATGACATCACAGCGTGACCGGCTCGTCGCCGCGCTCGTCACCGTCGTCACCCAGATCGACGACCTGGAGGCACTCACCGGCACCCTGCGCGCCCTCGGCCGGGACCACAGGAAATTCGAGGTCAGGCCGGAGCATTACGACATGGTCGGCCAGTCGCTGCTGTCCGCCTTGCAGCGGGTCGCCGGGGACGCGTGGACCGATGACGTGGCCGCCGCCTGGGCCGGGGCGTACGCGGTGATCGCCCAGGTCATGCAGGAAGGTGCGGCCAGTGACGACGGGCCCGCCTGGTGGGACGCCACCGTGACGCAGCATGAGGCGCGCAGCCCGTCCGTCGCGGTTATCCGGGCCCGCCTTGGCCGGCCGATGGGCTACCAGGCGGGGCAGTCGTTCGCTGTCCAGTACCCGGGGCGGGTGCCCCGGGTGTGGCGGTTCTACTCCCCCGCCAACCCGCCTGGCAGCCGTGAGGTTGAGCTTCACGTCAAGGCGGAGCCGGGCGGCATGCTGTCAACCTCCCTGTACCTGCACGCGGTACCCGGTGAGGTGCTGCGGCTGGGGCCGCCCGTCGGCGTCCTGCAGATGGCGGAGGAGCCGTCTCCCGCCGGTGCGGTGATGATCGCGGGGAGTACCGGCCTTGCCCCGCTGAAGGCGGTCATCGGCGAGATGGCCTGCCTGGGCAAGCCGTCGCCCGTCACCCTGTTCTTCGGCGCGGCCTACCCCGAAGACCTGTACGACCTGCCGGACCTGGACCGGATGGCCGGCGACCATGAGTGGCTCACGGTGGTCCCGGTGGTGTCTGCCGGGGCGGGGGCGGCACCCGACTGGGGCGGGCTGCGCGGCAGCGTCGTGGACGCGGCGCTCGCCGCCGGTGACTGGCAGGGGGCGGACGCGTACGTGTGCGGGTCGTCTCCCATGGTGCGGGCGGCGGTGACCCGGCTGACGGGCGCCGGCGTTCCAAGGCCGAGGATCTTCACGGAAGACTTCGGCTGGGCAGGGTAGACAAAGGAGGGGTTATGACGGAGCGGCAGACTGGCCCGCAAGAGCAGGCTGGCCCGCTGGGGGAGCGGCTGACAGCGGAGATGGTGAGGCGGACCACCTTCCCCACGGTGCACTGGGGCGGGGTGAACGCGGACGCGGTGGACTCGTTCCTGCGGCACGCGGCACGGGAGATTGAGCTGCTGACCAAGGAAAAGCGGCAGGCCCGCGAGGACTACAGCATGATGTCGCGGGAGAACGAGATGCTGCGGGCGAACGGGACGCGCCCGGCAGACAGTGCCCAGACGATGGCACCGCCAGACCAGGCAGTCTGGATCCTGCAGCGGGCCCAGCTGAACGCCGACCAGAAGGTCGCTGACGGCAGCGAGCAGCAGCAGCGGCTCGTGGAGGACGGGGAGCGGCGGCGGCGTGCCCTGATCGCTGACGGGCAGTCCAAGGCGACCCGGATGATCGAGCACGCGATCGAAGAGGCGGGCCGGGAAGCGGCCAGGGTCGCCGCGCAGGCGCCGCTCGACGAGCAGCGGCAGCTCGCCTACTACAAGACCATGAAGGACAGCGTCAAGGCGGGGCTCACCTCGTGGATAGCGGCCTTGCAGGGCATGGTCGACACGTGGGAGGAAGCTGAGCGCAACGGGGCGGGGCTTATCCCGGCGGAGGCTCGGGCAGTGCCGCCGCCCCCGCCGCCCGTCCCGCTGGCCTGATCACGAGTCAAGAGATTACGCCCCGGCCGCCTGCCCGGGGCGGTCCTCGTACGCGCGCAGGTGCGGGCGCCTGGTGCCGTTCAGGCGTTCCGCCTCACGGTCTTCGAGCTTGCCCGCGAGGCGGTTCAGGCCGGCCGCCATCACCTGGTAGTGGGTGCAGTCCGGGACGTTCACCCATGACTCCCCCGCGATCTCCCCGAGTACGTCGGCGGCGTCGCGCAGGACATCGGCACGCCTCCTGGCCTGCTCATTGCGGTCATCGGGCATCGTCCCGGCCACTCCCTCCCTCGCCGAGGATCCGGCGGACCTCAGCAACCGGGATCTTGAAGCACCGGGCGATCAGCATGCGCCAGTTGGTCACGCCGGGAGCGTCCCCATACTCAGCTTGCCGCCGGTAGAAGTCGTCCCGGGCGCTTCTGCGCATCGCCCGGACGCGCTGCTCAAGGCCCACTGTCCTCGCCTTCCTCGATGTCCTCGTACACGTAGTTGAAAACGTCGGGCGTGACCTTGCCGGTGATCACGCGCTTCGGCTCGCCGTCGATCAGGAACACAGTGTCGGTCCCCGGGTAGCGCTCTACTCGTATTACATGCCTAGGGCTCACAGGTCACCCACCCGCAGGTAGAGGTTGCCCCGGGCGTCGTTGACGTGCACCTCGCAGTCGTGCTGCGCAGCGTACTCCTCAGCGGCGTCCAGGGCGTCCCCGGAGTCGTCATAGGTGCCGGGCAGTGTTTCCCACGGGTGCATGCCCGGGGTGGTTTCCGCTATCAGGTGCAGCGGCATTGTCAGCTTGGCTGGCATGGGCTAGTCTCCTCTCTCTTCGTGCAGGCATTCTCGTCCCCGGGGGGAGATCTCGTAGGTGGTCATTTTCGGCAGCCGCTTGACCTTCACCAGTCGTGCCGCCTCCAGGCCGCATACCAGGTGCACCACCTTCTGCCGGCTGACATTCAGCCTGCGTGCCAGGTTGTCCGGCACGGTGAACCGGCCGACCTGGCCGAGGACCCGCAGCACGTCCAGTTCTTCTCTGGTAAGGAGGCCGGCGGCACCGGGCCTGACTTTGCCGGTCACCCGAGATCCTCCTCTAGCATGTCCGCGCCCGGCATCCCGAAGTAGTTCGACAGCATGCTGTCCAGGTGCAGCGCGTACTCGTTAGTCCACAGCCGGCCGGCGCTGAACTCCGTACGCCAACGGGTGTACTCGGCTTTCAGCTCGGCCTTGGTCACCGCTCCCCTCCTCTGGCTAGATCCCGCTGTTCCATCACGGAGATACGGCGCATGCGGTCGGCGAGGTCGTCGTCGCTGAGCTGGCCTGCGGCGTGCGCGTCGTACGCGGACCGGCGCAGCTGCCCCGCCCTGGTGTAGCCGACGGCGCGGATGCCGGGGGCAACGCCGTCCCCTCCGGCGTTCCGGTCGCCGAGCGTGTACGGGTACGGCGGCCGGCCGGCCTTCACGTTTTCGGTGTAGGCGTCCAGGTCACGGGTCAGCGCCGCCCACTGCGCGCACCACGCCTCGTCAGTGATGCTGAGGATGCCGGTGTGCGGCTCTATCGCGTCCCGCACCGACCTGGCGTGCTCGGACAGCACCTGCAGCAGGTGGCGGGCCTGGATTCGCTCCTCCTTACTCAGTGGCCGGGACACTGTCTCCCGCCTCCCTGGCCGGCGAGTGCCTGCCGAGCACTACCGTGGCCATGCGGTTCCTGGTCGCCTCGCTCACGAGGTCGTCGGCGGCCCGCTGGTCCAGCTTGGCCAGCTTCCGCAGCTCCTCGCGTGCCCCGTCGCCCGTGTACGGGCCGGACTTCTCCCGGGGATGCTCGCTGAGCAGCAGGGCGTAGGTGGTCCGGCCGCGCTCCAGTCCCCGGTAGACGACCGAGATTCGGGGTTCCGGCGATGACGGGCACTCGGTGACCGACCAGCCCTCGTACTGGATAGCCCAGTCGGCGGACTGGCCCTGGTGCTTCAGCAGCCAGTGGAACGCGGCACTCTCGTCCTCGGCCGGGTTGCCGCTGTCGTACGTCTTGCGGACCTCACCGTCGCGCTTCACCTGAACAGCCATCACTCCCCCTGCCTCTTGCGTGCACGGAACCGGGCCCGCCCTGCTTCCAGCTTCGCGTGTACCTGCGCGACCAGTTCCGCCGCCGCCGGGCGATCGGTCTCGACCCACATGAGGTCACGCGCGGTTTCCGGGTCAACCTCGGTCAGGTGGCCCATCTCCAGGGCGGTCAGCCCGACATGCTGGGCGCCCTCCCAGATCAGGCGGGGGCTGACGGCACCGAGGAGAAGCTGGGCGCAGCTGTCCAGGAACCCCGCCATCGCGGCGGGGTCGTCGCACTTGCCTGCCCCCTCGATCTCGTTGCGGCGCAGTGCCGCCGCGAACGCGGTCCCCTCGTCGCCCGGCCTCATGACGACTTCATCCCGCTGGCCTGCTCCCAGGCCCGCTTGTAGAGGTCCGGCCGACTGCGCCGCTGCGCCTCGTCGTAGCAGGCGTCGGCTTGCCAGTGGTAGTCGCTGCGCCGGTTGTTAGCCGCGTAGGCGGACAGCCAGATCCGGTCCTCCGCGATCTTCAGGAACCCCGCCTCGTCAGCTGCTGCGAGCCTGTCCGCGAACTCCTGCCGGGGCTTGCCGTCGTTGCCCTTGCCCTCAATGGTCAGCCGGGCGGCCAGTACTGCACGCCCGGCCTCGGTCAGCTGGTACAGGAAGCCCTCGTTCCCGACCTGCTCGACGAGCCCTTGGGCTTCCAGGGCGTAGACGTCCGGCAGGACCGCCGTGGCGTCCCAGATTCGCGGGCCGTTCTCGTAGCTGCGCAGCAGCTCCAGCTCGTCCTTGGTCATCCGCTTCTCCTCTCTCTCAGTTGCCAGCGGGGCGGCGGATCTTGTCGCCACTGCGGATCGCGTGCCGGCCGCGCTCCGGCAGGCGCACGCTGTACTCGCGCTCCCCGCTCGGGTGGGCGGCTTCCACCACGCCGGGCACCCACTCGCCCTCGGCCAGCACCTCAACCTGGTCGCCGGCATGGAACACGGCGGCGGCGTCTGCCTTGTCGGCCGCGTGCCATTCACGGACGTCGTACAGGGTGCCCAGCTCAGCCAGGTGGCCGGTGAGCTTGCGGAGGTTGTCGTACAGGGCCTGGGTGTCGTCGGCGTCGACCCGGACGTCCTGGATGATGCCGCGTTCCAGCCGCTTGCGCAGGCCGAACGCCTCGGCCTCGATGTCGGTTACCGCCTTGAGTGCCCGCCGCCGGGCGGCCTCGTCGGCCCGCTTGTGCTCCGCGTTGGGGTACTTGCCGGTCACGGCACTTCCCTTCTCCGTGATCTTCTGCAGGTGGGACGCGTCGGTTATGAACCCCTGGTCGCTGCCCTCGAAGTGCACCGCGTAGCGGGCGGTCCTCTGGCGGTTGCCGCTGTCGTCGATGACCTCGTCGATGACCACCAGGCCCGTATGCGGGGCGAGCCGGTCGGTGTACTGGGCGATCTCGCCCTTCGCGTACGTGCTCATGCGCTTTCCCCTCTCCGGATTGCGGCGGCCAGGTCAGGCCGCCCCCAGAGGCCGAGCCGGTTTGACGCCTCGGCGGAGTCCATCGCCACGGCGAGGTAGGCGCCGCCGTTCAGTGCCTCCGGCCCGGCGACCTGGTCGGCTTCGGCCTTGCTGGCGGCGAACACCGTTACCAGCGGGTAGGTGAACACCTGCCCGGCCCTGCGCCAGTACCCGTTGCAGGGGATCTGGGTTGCGTCCACTGGGTTCCCTCCCTCTCGAACCTTACACTAGTGTAACGTCTGGGCGGGCCGGTTATTCCCCGGCGGTTTCGTGCTCTGCGGCAGCTACGGCGTACAGGTGAATGTCACGCAACGCGGCGTGCACCTGCACCTGCTGCTGCACCAGGTACTCGTAGTCGCCGCGAATGCCGCGAGTGTCAAGGCACCGGCGGTCTGACGACGCCAGCCACTGCTCCAGGATGTTCACGACGGCTCCCCGCACCGTCGTGCTCCAGTTCAGCTTGATCGTGGATACCTCGTCCATCCGGTCCCGGTTCACGTACAGGCGCAGCTGAGCAGTCAGTGCGGGCCAGGCGGCCAGCGCCTCGATCACCGCCTGCGTGCGGTACCCGGTCCAGTCCACCTTCAGTGTGTACGGCATGACAGGGGACCTCCTCTCACTTGCCTGCCGTGCGCCCGAACTCCGCCGGCAGCGGCGCAATCGCCAGCTTGACCTTGGCGGCCAGCAGTCCGTCGTAGACCTCGTCGAACAGCGCCTCGTCGACTTGGCCGGCCTTGCGGGCGTCGATCAGGCTGTCCTGCGCGGCCTCGATCGCTTCGATAGCGAGTCCCTTGGCGGTCCTCATGATCCTGTTTCCCCTTCCTCGCCGGCCAGTGCCGCGCTGAATTCCTCCAGGGCCCGCTCGGTGGCGTAAGTGCTGCCGTAGTACCCCCAGCAGGAGGCCACCTCTTCCCAGGAGTCCCGCCTGGTGTCCGGCCCGAATCTCTCGCTGAACGGCCCGTCAGAGACGGCCGCCGTCCACGTGACCCTCTTCTCGATCACCCATCCCCAGCCGTCGCCCTCAACCCAGGCGCGGATGTCCGCCAGCGGGTCTTCGGTGCCAAGCCCGGCCGGGGCACCCGCCCACTCGCGCCACGCGGCGCTGTCGTAGGCGACGTACCAGTAGGTCTCGGAGTACCAGGTTTCGATGCGGGTGACGCCCAGGTAGGCGCGCAGCCACTTCTCAAGCAGCTTCCAGTCACTGTCGGCCGGCGAGGTCGCCCAGTGGCTGACGGCGTTCTCCACGGCCTCGTCCAGGTCATGCGGCCGGGAGCTTCCCTGGTTCATGTGCGTGACCGCGTAGCTGCGGGGCTCGATCCGCAGGACCGGCCAGGCGGCATCGTCGTCCGGCTCCGTGATGTCGGTGTCCGGCTCCGTGATGTCGGTGTCCGGCTCCAGGCGCACCCGGTAGCCGTCCTGTTCCTTCAGGATGTTCTCGTCTGCTGTCATTTCAGGTCTCCCTCTCTCAGAAGGCGCTGTTGCGGGCGTCGGCTTCCTGGTCGGCCCAGACGCTGACGCAGGCGCCCAGGGTGCCTGCGAACACGTCGTCGAGGGTGGCGCAGCCGTCGGTTACCTCGGCCAGCTGCTCGTCTTCCCAGCACTCGACGACGACGTCCCAGCCGCCGGTGTCGTAGTGGCCCCGGGCATATGCCTTGACCTGCTCGGCCAGGCTGGCGCCCTCCGGCTTGTCGACGGGAACCAGGCTGAACTGCTCGCCGGGGGTGCCGCGCATGACGCGGTCGAGGTACACCTTGCGGCTGTCTTCCAGCAGCCAGAGACGGCCCCAGGGGCTGTTGTCGGGCTCGCCGTCGTACATGGCCTGGTACCACTTGCGCTCGGTCATTTCCGTTCCTCTCTCGGTACTCACCCGAATACCAGGCCCCGGCTGTCGGCGGCTGGCTCGATGTCGTCGAAGATGCCTGTTATCTCGGCGTTCATGGCGCCGTAGGCGCCGTAGGCGGCTACGACGGCCACGTTGGCGCTGATGATCTTCTTGGCCAGCGTGGTCAGCTCCCCGGTGTCCAGGATCCCGAAGTCCACCTGGCACCTCCCCTCGCCTCTCTCGCTGTTAACCTTACACTAGTGTAAACACGAACGCCAGGGCCTTCATTCCCGCGCGAAATGTGACCGAGCGTGTGTTACCGGAGAGTACGGGTGCCAGGTTTGCCGAGCTGAGACCCTGAGTGGTCAGCAGAGAGTCACGTCGCCAGCAGTCCCAGCGCGGCGAGCCGGTAGGCGGCAACCTCAGCGGGCACACCGAACAGGCGCGCGACTTCCCCCGTGAACGCCGTGCACCCGGCCGCACCCTGGCCAAGGCTGATCCCGGCCGTCATCTCAGCCACCGTGTCGCCCGGCATGACCAGCGCCGCCGAGAACGCGTTCGCCTCAACTTCCTCTAGCGCACTGGGAGTGCTCCGCGCGTCAGGCGGCGACCCTGAGCGGGAGATGCGGCACACCAGGATGACCGCCTGATGCAGGAGGAGGTGCCCGAGGCCGTGGGCGACCGCGCACCGCTGGCGCGGGGCGTTCGTCTTGTTGTTGATCCCGACCATCAGCAGCTTGCCGTCCCGCAGCGCGAGGCTGTACTCGGGGCCGTTGTGGGGCACCCCGGCGACCTTGACGCCCTCAGCCCTCGCGATGCCCTCAACGTCAACCGGGAACGCGGTGACGCCGTGCGCGTGCAGCAGCAGCGCGGCGCGTCCCTCCGGGGTCATGCGGCATCCTACTGCCAGGAGCGGACGTTGTTCCTCGGCCCGGCGCGCTCGTCGTCCGCCTCGCCCGGCGCAAAACCGTCTAGGTCCCACGGCGCGTCTTCCAGGCCCCGTACTGCCCGCTCGTGGACCTCCCGCATCCGCTTCTGCATCCGGCTGTCCTCGGTCGCGACGGTCTCCGAGAGGCCCTGCTGTGCCGCCCAGGGGCGTTTCCCGGGCCTGCCCGGTGCCCCGAACGTCTCCCGGAGGAACTTCGAGGCCCCCCACACGAGGGAATCGAGGCGGTCGGGTGATTTCTCCCCCTGCGCGCCGGTGAACGTCGCCATGCCGTCTTCCAGCTCCGGCATGTGCTCGTCGACCTGCACCCGGCCCTCGTCGTCTTCCCAGGTGCGGTGGCAGTGCAGGACCAGGGGCCGGCCGTCCTCGGCGATCCGGTCGTACATGACGGCGACCGGCTCAGCGCGGGCCCGCTTGGCGTCGCTGGCGTGCACCATCTCAACCCGCACGTGGGTGCCCATGTCCTTCTGGGCCTGCGCGAACACCTCTTTCAGCCACTTGCCGCCGTGGTTCTTCTCCACGATGACGGTGGCGTTCCACTCGACGGCCTTGCGGATGACCCGCTTCGCGAACAGCGGCGGTGACTCCTGCCCGCCCCAGTTCTCCGTCACGTACAGGTGCGGGTCGGCGGGCATGCCCTTCCCGATGACGGTGTACGCCTGCTCGTCGCTGTCGGCGGAGCCGTCGGACGGGTCCACGCCGATGTACGTTTTCAGCAGGGTCTGCGGCCCGCCGGGCTGCCGGAAGCCGGGGCAGCGGACCGCGTCGAGCAGGTCCCGGGTCCACAGGGCGTTCGCGACGTCGTCGAGGAGTTCCCCTTCCAGTTCCTGCTGCTCAAGGCGGGTGCCCCGGAACCCGCCGATGACCGCGCGGACGAACGCCTCCGACAGGTTCTTGATGTTGTCGCGGGTCCGCAGCTTGCGGATGATCACGCCGCCGTGCTCCGGGTCGTTGCGGATGAAGCTGCGGATCAGCTTGCGGGCCTTGCGCGAGGCTTTCGGGGTGCCGTCGACCAGGATCTGCGACTTGCCGTCACGGACTGCGTAGACCACGGACTCCTTCCAGGCAACTTCCCACTTGTCCCAGAGCCCGATCTCTGAGCACCAGGCGCCGCTCAGGTTGCGGCCCTGGACACGCAGGCCGCCCTCGGCGGCGCTGTCCACGTAGACGACGACGCCGTTCTTCAGCATTACCTGGCCGTAGGTGCGCCAGGCTCCCCGCACTGTCGCTGAGCGGTGATCCTTGACCTCCCCCATCGATGTACCAAGAGCGCGCAAAAGCCCACTTTTCCCCTCAATACATTTCGTCCAAGCGTCAGCGTACGTCGGCGCTATCACCCCGAACTCCGACCCCGGCTCGGCTGACAGCACCCACTCCGCCAGCGCGTTCGAGGCAGACATGTTCTTGCCGCTGTTGTGGTGCCACAGCCCCTCGGCCAGGTAATGCTCTGCACCGGGAACAGTCAGGTCGTAGAAGGCGCCCGCACCTGACGGCCTGATCTCTCGTACCCGCGTCAAGCCCGGGATGAGCGCGACAAGCTGGGAGCCGACGCGGATGTCCCCGGCCCTCTGCCATCCCTGCGGGGTCAGGAAGCGGTGCTCCGCAGTCACCGTGACCGCGTGCCCGTCCTCGGTGGTCACCTCGTACAGGTCTGCCGTGCCCTTGGCGAACGGGGCACCGTCGGTCAGCGCCGGGCCGGCCAGCGTCTGCACGGTCACCGGGCGTCCCGCAGCAGCCAGCACGTCCACGTGCTCGTGCCGGCCTTCCAGCGGCAGCCAGATGCGCGTCCACGGGGCGATGCAGCCTCGCCCGCCCTGCCAGTAGCAGACCCGCCATTCGTCGCCCGGCGGCAGCAGCTGCTCAGGGCGGGCCGTCTCCCGCCACGCCGCCCTCGGGTCAGCCGGCGCGTCACCCAGCCTGCGGTCGAAGTCACCCAGGACATCGAGGTCAGCCGGGTCAGCGGTTGCGGTCACCGGGACTGTACCCTTGCTGTAGGTGACTCACCTGTCACCGTGTGAGAGAGGACAGGAAGATGGCTGACCAGCCAGGCGACCGCAAGCCAGGCGAGTCTGAAGACGAGTACGCGAAGCGCATCCGGGCCAACGGGAAAGCCGCGACGAAGCTGAAGCGCCAGGTGTCCGCGCATGACGCGAGGGCGGCTAAGGCGGCGAAACGGGGCAAGTGAGGTCAACGGCGGCCTCCTCCTCCTGTTCACGGGAGGGGGAGGCCGTCAACGGAACGGCCGTCCCCGTTGGAGCCAGGGCCGCACGCTCCAACGGGAGTTGACCCGATCGCCTCAATGACCGCCCGCTTGTTCTCCTCGGTCGGGTCCGCCTCGTAAGCGCACAGCAGGCAGGCGTCCTTGTCGCCAGCGGGGACGCCGAGTGTTGCGGCGGCCTTGCCGTGGCCGAGCACCTGGTGGGTGGTCGCGATGTACCAACCGATCGTGTCCATCATCGGCCGTGCTGCTTCCGCCAGTGCCGCCGGTACGCCCGCATGGTGCGGAACCGGGTGCCGGTGGCCCAGCCGGGATGGCGGATGCCGCAGGAAGTCACGGTGACGGAACCCCAGCTGCTCTCGGTGCGCTCCGACCACGGGCAGTAGAGGAACGTGCCGCCCCGGACCGGGCCCGGTACGTCGGTCACGGGTGCGCCGCCACGGGCGTGCCATCCTGCAGCGGCATCCCGATGTCGTAGGCGCTGATCTTCAGGCCGAGGAACGCGGCTGCCTCAGGACCGCAGGTGCCGCACAGCTCAACCGGCTCAATGTTGTCCTCGGCGACCTGCTCGCCCTGGCTGGTGGTGTGGGTGACGCCGCCGTACAGGCGCATCACGTAGTTCGTGCAGTCGCCGCCGCACTTGTCACAGTAGGTCTTGGTCACGGCAGGTCGGCCTCCCTCGTTACGCCGCCTGCCCGGTCTGCCAGGCGGTGCAGCCACTGCGGGGCCAGGGCAAACAGCCAGCGCGGCACCCGGAAGCGGCCCATGTAGCAGCGCATCCCGGTCATGCTGCGGTACACACCCGCAGCGGGGCCAGGTCGGGGTTCTCGGCGCCAATGCGGCGGGTGGCCGCGCAGCACTCGGCGCACTCGGCGAACCAGTAGCCGTTCGGTGCCATCGACCAGTACTCGGCGGGACGCTGGCCGTGGTGGAACTGCGTGCCGCTGTGGTGGCACCACCCGGGCACGTGCCAGTGCGGGTACGGGCCGATGTCAGGCCGGGCGCCGCCGGGATCATGCCGGTTCCGCCAGGCCAGGGTCATGTCCCAGGTGGGCAGGAACCGGCCCTCGCCGCACGAGCAGGACGCCACGTAGAGCCTGTCGTCGGGCTCGTAGCCGACCGTCGTGACGTGCGTGTCTGTCATGACCGCCCGCAGCTCCCTCCGCGCCGCCAGGCCCCACGCGAGGACGCCCAGCACCGAGCAGGCCACCACGATAGCGTTCCCCGCCGCCGGGGGCGGCCAGAACGTCACGACCGCGTCGAAGCCGAGCGCCGCGCCGGTCGCCTCGAACACGGCCAGCGACAGCAGCAGGACCGCCGCCAGGGTCAGCTTCCTGTCTCTCACCGCTCAGTCCGCCTCGATCTTGTAGATTCGGACGTTGCCCAGCGGGATACGCTGCTGCTCGCCGCCGGGCAGGTCGCGCTCGTACTCCGTGCTGCTGATGAACAAGATGGTCCCGGTGGCGTTCTCGCCGAGCTGGCCTCCGGTGGTGAACATGTCCTGCTGCCCGTCCATCCAGGTGACCGTGACGGTTTGCCGTCTCATGACACGACCCGCAGCCGCTGCCGGAACGCCTCCCTGGCCTGGGACTGGCCGGTGATGTCCAGGCCGGACTTGGCCAGCGCGGCCGTCAGCGCCTCTTCCAGCATCTGCGCGGTCGCCTGCCTCACCCCGGCGAGGCGGGCCTCGATGTTCAGCTTCGCCATCGCCGACAGGGCGACGAGGCAGCGGTCCAGGGCCCGTTCCCACAGGGCGACCTCGGCGCGCAGCTGCTCAGTGCCGACACCGCCCTCGTAGCGCAGGCCGGTCAGCTCACTGACCTTCGCCCCCATGTCGTCTTTCCAGGCGACGCACTGCCCGGCGAGGCGGGCCAGCTCGTCGAACGGGTTCGTGACCGGCGGGACGTCAAGGCGGGCCAGCTCCCGGGCGGCCCGCTCGTTGAGCGCGGCGGTGACCTGGGTGGGCAGGCAGCCGCCGTGGAGCTTGCAGCGGCCGGTGCCGGGATGCGGGGTGCCCCACCCGGCGGGCCTGGTGCAGTTGCCTTCCCCTTGCCGCTTCGGGCCGCCGCAGAACTTGCTGTCATGGACTGGCTCCGGTTCGGCGGCTGTCACGGTGCCGGGGACGCGGTCGAGGCCGAGGGAGCGGGACGCGGCGGCCATGGCGGCGGCGGCGCGCTGCTGGATCGCGAGGGCGGGGTTCTCGACTGCCTTGCCGTCGCGGACGATCATGACGCTGGACTGGGCGAGCAGGCGGGTGGCCTGCCGGTGGGAGCGGACCGCCTCGACGTAGGCCGCCAGGACTTCGGGATCAGCGCGGAACACCCTGCCGGAGGAGGTGAGCCGGGTGACGGCGTCAGCCCAGATGGCCCGGTGCTCGTCGTCGAAGTACGCCGGGGGCTCAAGCCGCTTGTCGCTCATTTCACGTCTTCCGCTGTCGTTCGGGGCCGGCGTCGCCCGCGTCGTCGACCGGGCCCGTCCACGGTTCCAGCTGGGCGTGCTCGGCTTCGGTGAGGCCGATGCGCAGGTGCCCGACGAGGGAGTCCGGGTAGGTCCACCACTCGCGGTCCCCGCCCGCGCCGGCGAGGAGCTTCACGGCTTCCCGCTCGCAGATCCCCGGCACGTCCTGCCTTGTCTCCGTGCGCCTCGACCAGGCGCTGACCGACACGTGCCACACGGGCAGGCCGGCGTTGAGGCGGGCTCATCGGTCGACCGCCAGGACCGTCATGATCAGCAGGCCGGTCGCGTGGACGCGCGTCCGGCGGTACGGGCTGATGTCGCCCTGGGCCTGGTTGAGCGGGTGCGCGAGGGCGAACGCCTGGCGGGGGGTCATCAGGCGCCTCCGGGGAGCACGGTACTGCAGGCGACGGCGACGGCGGCGCAGGCGAGGAACAGCCCGGCGGTCTCGGTGACGGCCAGGCCGGGCCCACGGTTGGGGCGCAGCGCGGCGACGGCGGTGATCACGCAGGCGCAGATGATCCCGCATTCCGCCTCGGCGGCGGCGCCCTGGGAGAACGCGAACGGGATCGCGGGGGCGAGCGCGCCGGCGAACGTCGCCAGGGCCATGACGAGGGACGCGGCGAGGCCGTTGTCGGAGTCGCACAGGTACTCGCCGCCGCCCATTGACACGGCGGAGGTGACCGCGCCGGACAAGGCGGCCGGGAAGATCACCGACGGGTGCGACAGCAGCAGGTAGATGACGACGCCGATCAGGCTGGACATGCCGTCGAACGAGCCGAAGATGGCCGGCGCGGCCAGCTTCCCGGGTGCGTGGGCGGTCATGGAACCGAGGCTATCCCCGTGCCGCACGCCGCGTATGCGCGTGCAGCGGTTTGCATGGCGCGCAAGCCGGCAGGTGAGCCGCGCCGGGGAGTTGAACCCCGCCCGGCGGCTTTGCAGGCCGCCTCCCGCGCCGGCGAGGCGCGCGGCACCAGGGTTCAGGGCTACCCCGGGCGGCGTTCCAGCGGGGCTGCGTGAACGGGGCACGGCTCGCCGTTCACGAACACGACGCTGCAGCCGAACGAGATCAGCACCGTCACCGCCTCGTGCGAGCTGTCAGCCTCCGACGTCCGGCGGCAGTTGTCGCACAGCATGTCCTCTTGCGTGACCTGGGACGCGCACGGGTGCCCGGGGTGCTTGCCGCACCGGCAGCTCACCGTCGCGGTGATCTTGCCCGGTGCCTCCTGCGGGAACGCGTTCACCCGCCGTCCACGGCCCGCCTGATGACGCGCACGCAGTCGCCCTCGGTCCCGTACGGCAGGTACAGCATCCAGCCGTCCAGGATCATGTCGTCGTTCCGTGGCGCCGGCTCCGTGCCGTCCGGCACCAGCGTGTACGCGTGCGCGACGGCCAGGGCCGGGGTGCTGAACGGCAGCGCGTCCACGCTGGAGTGACGGTCCTCGACGATCACGATCCAGGTGTCAGTCACGTGCGCTTGCCCCTCTGAGACGGCGGGTCGATGAACAGGTACTCGGGCCAGTCTTCCGCCGGCACCGCCGTGATCAGCCCGTTGGCGAGCAGCATCCGCAGGGCGGCGCGCACCGCGACGTAGGTTTTCCGGGCGTTCGTCGCGGTACCCGCGCTCAGTACCGGGATGTGGGCGGCGGACGCCCCGTGGTCGGCCAGCTGGTTGAGCAGGCCAGGGTCCGGTTCGCGCCAGTCGCCAGGGCCGGGGAAGGTCATCGCCGGCTCCACGGGACAACCGCGCCGCGCCTCTCGGCCCGGCACGGCCACACGAACGCCACCGGGTCGTACGTTGCCCACCAGGCCCGGTCCCGGTGCATGTCCTCGCGCAGCCGGGCGAGGGCGGCCGTTGCGGCGGCCAGGTCATTCACGGGGACTCCAGGTCCGCCAGTACACCAGGCAGGACGGGCACCAGGTTCGCGTGTCGCCGCCCAGCGAGGCACCGGGGCACGACGGGCAGAACCCCTCCGACACGGCGGTCAGGGCCGCCTGCTGGTCAGGCACGTTTACGAGGCGCACCGTCGTATGCGGCAGGCCGCCTGCGGTACCTGCCGGAATGAACTCCAGCCTGGAGCCGGCCACCTGCATCTTCACGGGGGCATCAGCGTGCCTCGGTCCAGTCGTACCAGCGGTCCAGCCGTTCCCTGTCCAGGGTGAACAGCGTGTCGCCGCACACGAGGTAGTCGCCCGGCTCGACCACGAGGAAGGCACCGGACCAGTCCCGGGCGGAGGCCAGGGTGTAACGGACCAGCAGGGCCGGGGCGTCCGGCAGCGGCGCCTCGGCCAGCTCGCCGCCCAGGGGGTGCCGCCCGAGGACGGCGAGCAGCCCCGCGAGGCTCTCGCCGGGGCGGTAGCGGGCCGCCGTGGCGCTGCCCCTAGCCGCTGAAGGTGACCCCGGCAACCGCCTTCGCCTCTCCCTCGGCCTTGCCGCCTGGCTTGTCGCCCTTCTTCTTCGCCACGTCGGTTGACCCGCAGGCGCCGCACTGGAAGAAGAAGTGCGGCGGGACCAGCGGGTTACGCCCGGCGAGGCGGCTGACGTCCCAGGTTTCCATCCGCGCGGCCGTCTCCTGAAGGTCGGCGAGGGTGGGGTACTTGCGGTACAGCATCGCGTACAGGGTGATGGTGGACGCGCTGCGGTCGATCGCGAGCCCCAGCTCGGCGTAGCTGTAGAGCCTCGGCCTGGTGCCGGCGAGCGCGTCGATGATCTGCCCGAACTTGTAGGCGATGGCCAGCCGGTCCTTGTCGAGGCCGTGCAGCGCCTGGTAAGTCACCTGGAGCAGCTCCAGGTTCTCGTCTCTCCCTCTCACCATGTTCCGGTCCTCTCTTTCCCGGTCGGCGGCCTGAGGCAACTGATTGTAGGGTATCGACATGCCCCGGATGACGCATTACACGCTTCTGCTGCTGCGTGCCCTGATGATGCCGCCCGGCCGGGAAATGTACGGGATGGAGATCATGAGGGCGTTCAGCCTGGGCGGCGGCACCGTGTACCCGCTGCTGCGCAAGGCGCTGGACGCGGGGTGGATCACGGGCCGGGCCGAGGAGGACCGCCCGGCAGACGCGTACCGCCCGCCGCGCTGCTACTACAAGATCACCCCGGCGGGCGAGGAAGCAGCCAGGCAGGCGATCGAGGAAGAGGAACGGCTGCTGGCGGCGCTCGGCATCGCCCCGGCCCGTCCCGTGGTGGTCGGCGGGATCGCCATCCCCGTGACCGTGGACGAGCGGCAGCCGGACGGCACCGTCGGGATCATCTCCGGCGGGGAAGCCGCCGCGTTCCGCCTGCCCCCAGGTAACGGCAGGGGCAGGCGGAACCGTGCCTAGTCCCTCCTGAGGAGCACGGCCAGCAGGCCGGCCGCCAGGAGCCAGGCGGCCCAGGCGGCGCCGGCCGTGAGGGCGATCATGACCACCAGGGCGGCGGTTGACACCACCGCCCAGAACCAGTGCCTCGGGGTGGCGTGCTTCAGGTCCGGGCGCAGCAGGTAGCCCGCCACGGACCCCGCGAACAGCATCACCGTGAATACCAGCAGGACCGGCATGTCACCGTCCTCTCTCGACACGCGGGACGGGGTGCCCGCGCGGCTACAGCTTACACGTGTGGAGGATAACCCCTCCTGGCGCCAGGGCCGAGGCTCGGCACCAGGAGGCCGGCGGAACCGCTCGGCCGTCCCCGCCCGCTCCGCCAGGTCCGCCCGCACGGCGGCCAGGGCCGTCGCGGCCAGGACCGCGCCGTCACGGGCACCCCGCCCTGTCAGCTTCACGTCCAGGCAGTACTCGCTCGGGCCGTCACCGTCTTCGTTCACGCGGCTGACGAACAGGTACGTCCGCCACAGCGGGGCCGGGATGTCGCTCCAGTGCTCCAGGCCGACAGCGATCCAGTAGCCGCCGCTGTCGTCGCCCCGCCTCCAGAGCCAGGGCATGTTCAGGTCGAACCGCGCGTCGAGGTCGCCGGTCGCCGTCCGGGCCAGCTCTGAGCGGAAGTCGGCGTGCAGCTCCTCGTCGTCCCCGGAGCCGGGCAGCTGCCACTCACGGTCTCGTGACCCGGTCACCGCCTGACCCCGAACGCGAACGGGTTGCGGATCTCCTGCGGCACCTTCGCCCAGTCGATGACGATCGTCGTCACCTCGCCGGCGGTCTCTGAGGTGCACTCGTCTTCGCTGAGCTGCTGGAGGGCCAGGTCAAGCACCTCCGACAGGGCTATCCGCCTGCTGTCAACGTGCGTGACCCCCGCCTGGTCCCTCCCCAGCTTCCAGTAGGTGCTCAGCCTGAACGACACCGGCACCGCCGGCTCGGCCTGTGGCTCCTGCGCTGTGGCGGTCTCTGCCATGATTTACTCTCCCTCTCTCGGCTTCCAGCTTACACCAGTGGACGGTGCCAGGGTATCCTGTACGCAGGAGAGGGGAAACGATGACGGAGAAGATCGAGAAGGCTGCGGTCACGTTCGCCGGCGTCCGGATAGTTGCCTCCGTGGCACCTGACGGGGCCCTGCTGATTCGTGTCGGGTCAGTCAGGAAGCCGAAGGAAGGCAAGCCGCTACAGCCTGGCGACGACGGCCTGGTGCCGCTGCGAGTGATCATCGCGGGGCCTGACGGGCAGCCGGCCCAGCGGCTGAGGGGCCGGCTGCACCAGGCAGCCGGGCTGCCGCCGCCTCCCCGTAAGGACAACGGGGACAGTACAATGGAGGACAAGCGACCGGAGGGGTGATTCCCTCTGGGATGAGGGGGCCCGTTGACACTGTAGATGTCCGGGCCTCCTCCGGTATTTTCCAGGCCGGGTACGGTAGGCTGCACACAGGCGAACCGCAGGACTAATCAACCTGCGGCCCTAACCACAGCACCCTCCGTCTACAGTGGAGACCGCGTTGACTGGCACCATCACACCCATACCTACACAAGAGCCCCTGGCTGCCTACGGGTAGCCAGGGGCTCTTTGCGTGCCCAGAGTTCGCAGCTCAAGGGCACATTTTGGCGATCAAGCCGTGTCTGAGCTTATCAGGCAGGGGGCGTCAGCCCCTCTAATCCAGGTCAGAGCTGGACGGTTCCGGCGTGCCTCCACGTGCACGGAGGCAGTTCATGGACTCACGATGCACCGGGTAACCGATGCAGAGCGGCGGCCCGCCGGATGAACACGCAGGGCCTCACCGGGACCACGCCCAGCGTCAGCGCCACGCGCGCCAGTTGACGGGGTTCGAGACCGCCGCAGGGCGCATTCCTTCCGCGCAGTAGTTCGCGCGGCGCACGGCTGAAGCGACGGCGAACGACCGACCGACGAGCAGGCTGAGCGGCTGACCGACCCTCAGCCGCTCTAACCTCAGCTCAGCTCACTTGCTCCCTCCGAGCAGGGGGCAAGAACCGGAGGAGATCATGACTGACCCGACCTTCCTGAAGCCCGGCCCCGGCAGGCGGCTCCTGCTGGCGGTACGCGAGTTCATCGACCGGGAGTGGCCGTACTGGCAGTCAGGCGGGGTGCTGCCGGAAGGGCTGCGGCTGGAGATGCACCCGGCCGCCTACCACCTGCTGCTGCGTGACCCGTCCCTTTACCCCGGCTGGATGAGTGACCCGCAGGAAGAGGCCAGGAAGCTGGTCCCGGTGCCACTCAAGGTCACGGCGGACCTGGAGCCGGGGCACTGGCGGCTGGTGGTCGTCACCGAGGACGTCCGGCTGGGCGGGGTGCTTAACGGCGGCTCCTGAGCTGCTGGCGGGAGTAGCCTGGTTCCAGCTGGCGGGCTGCTGGCCGGAGAGGAAGCCACGGGCTTTCCGTTGCCGCCGAACGTGCCCGTCCTGATGGTGGCCTTGCAGCCCCTGGCGCAGGCCGCGTGGTCCGGGCGGCTTCCGGACGTCCCGATGGGGGCGGCGTTCTGGGCGTCGCTGCGGGACGCGCCGTCGCTGGCCGCTGCGGGGCTGGCGGAGTACGCGCCGCCGGGAACCGTCGCTCCCCCGCCAGAACCACGGTGGACAGCGCACGGGTCTGCCGGATTCGGGGCCGGGACAAGCAACTGCTCCCACTAAGATTGGCCGTGGCGGCATGGTGACGCGCCCGGCGCTCCCGCCAGTTCCCCCCTTTGCACGGCAAACAGGGAAGGACCATGGCCCCAGTTACCCCGTTCCGCGCCGGCGGCAGTCCGTCTGAGCTGATACCCCAGGAGCCTTTCACCGCCCCGGACGGCGCCGCCGCGAGCACGTACCTGGCTGACATCTCAGAGTTCGAGCCCGACATCAGCGACGCCGCCTACCTGGCCTGGTCGAAGGCGATCGTGATCCGGGCCGCCTACGGGGACGCCCACGCCGACAAGGCATGGTACGGCGGGGCGCGGCGCGCGGACCTGCACAAGGGCGGCGCCCAGTTCCTGGGCATCTACCAGTACCTGGTGGCCGGGCAGGACGGCGGCACGCAGGCGAGCGCCCTGCACGCCCTTGTCGGCGGCCTGCAGAAAGGCGAGGTGATGATCGCCGACTTCGAGCAGGGCGCCAAGGCCATGCTGACCGCCTGGTACAACCGGATGCTCGCGCTCGGCTACCCGGGCAGGTACCTGTGGACGTACGCCGGCCTGTACTTCGGCGGCCGGGAGGGCGTCCTGCCCGTCGAGTGGATCGCCGACTACACGGCCACCGAGCCGGCCAGCCCCCACAAGCTGTGGCAGTTCACCAGCTCCGCCCGCATCCCCGGGGTCGGGGTGGCGGACTGCTCCGTGTTCCACGGCACCGCCGGCCAGCTGGCGGCCCTGGCGCACCCCTGACGGAAACGAGGGCAGCATGCCGGCCACGGCAGCCGGCCAGGACAAGGCCGCCCTGACGGTGCCCCCTGGCCACTGGACAGTGACCCTAGCCTGCGGACATGCCGTCAGCGGGCTGCGCAGTGTGCCACCATTGCTGCTGTGCCCGCGATGCGGGGGTTACCCGGCCCGGGTCCTGTTCGCTATCGCGGCAGCCGAGGAGGCCGAGCCGCATGATCCGGAAGTTCCTGCTTAACCCGACGGTCATCTTGTACTTCGTGAACGCGCTGCTCGCGCTCGCGGTCGCCTGGGGCTGGCACCTGTCCACTACCGAGGCGGGGGCGGTCGACACGATCACTACAGGCGTCCTGACGATCGCCGACGCGTTCCTGGTGCAGCCGGTGTCCGTCGCCGTGATCATGTCGGCCGCCGCGACGGTGGTGACCGCGTTCGCCGCGTTCGGCCTGGACGTGTCCGCTGACCGGGTGACCGCGACCGCCGCCGTGATCTCCGCCGTGCTGGGCCTGGCGCTGTACTGGATGGGCGTCCCCAACGTGGCGGCCGAGCAGGGCGTCACCGCCCAGCAGCTGCTGCTGCTGGAGTCCAGCCGGGTTCCGGCGGCGCACCCGTAATGGCCGACGACCCGCGCCTGTCCGCGTTCGGCCGGTTCACCCCCGAGGCCCGGCTGACCCCCGGGTACGGCGACCACTACCTGTTCTTCGCCGGCCGGGACGATCTTCACGGGATACTCCTGGCGCTGCTGTCCGCTGAGACGATGGGCTTCAAGTTCAACATGTTCGCCTATGACGACAGCGGCCTCAACGCTGCCGTCATGGCCCTGCTGCAGAACCCCGGCGTCGCGGTCCAGGGGACACTCGACAAGTCCCAGTCCCGCAGCGCCCACGAGCAGCAGATCCTCGGCGGCGACCTGGCCAGCGACCCCGACTTCTACAACTCCGTGGTGATCACCGAGAGCGGCACCGGGCAGATCAGCCACACCAAGGGCGGGGTCCTCACCGGCCAGGGGCTGTTCTTCGAGGGGTCCACGAACTGGTCGGCGTCCGGGGAGGGAACCGGGATCAGCCTGTCCGGGGCGCAGAAACCAGGGTGGCGCGCGCAGAACAACACGCTGCTGGTCGGCTCCAACGCGGTCGCGCTGGCCCGGTTCTCCGCCCGGCTCGACACCGAGCACGTCAACGTGCTCGGACGGCTGCGAAGAGGCGGTAGCGCTCCGGCCACAGCCGGTTAGAATGGGAGCCAAACAGGAGGTTCCACCCCGTAACCTCCCGCCTTACGCGCGCCCCTCCCCGGGTTCCCCGCCGGGGAGGGGGGAAAGCCCGCGCAGGCAAAGGGAACGCCCCCGGGCGCGTGGCCAAAGGCCCGCCCGGGGGCGTTCCACTGCCCCGTGCCGCTAGATGCTGGCGGGGAAGACCCCCGGGGCGACGAAGTTGGAGTAGTGGTCGTTCGAGAAGACCGACACCGACCCGATGTCGATGCCCTCACTGTTCTCGGTCGCATCCGGGACAGCCGTCCAGGCGGCATCGGACTGGAGCGTGCCGCGCACCTCGCTGCCGCCGATGGTGTTGCCGTCAAGGCCGACGTGCGCCTCCCGGACCACCATGTCAGGGGCGGCCGAATCGGGTAGCACCGGGCCCGGCAGCGCCGAGGTCGGGGTGCCGCCGGTCACGCCGAGGACGCCGTCGTCAGCCTCGTAGAACTCGCTGCCCGCCTTGCTGAACACCTGGAACGACGTGTTGACCTGGTTGCTGGTCGGGTGGGACAGGTCACTGGCGTAGAACGACGCGTGCCCGGCGCCGGTGCCGTTGTGCGCGTCCCGGCCGTCGAACAGCAGCTGCAGCAGCATCGTGTCGTCGTCGGAGATGTTCCTCAGCACAAGGTGAGCCAGCCCGACGGGGAGCGTCGGGTCGAGGCAGGCGTTACCACTGGAAGGGGCGAACTCGCCGGCGATGGCCACCACGTCGTAAGTGCGGGTGGTCACCGGGACGATCGCCAGCTGGACCGTGCGCCCGTGGTCGTAGCTCTTGACGCCGCCGCAGAGGCCGAGCCGGGCCGCCCGGACCGTCACGCCGGCACCGCCGGAGAACGGCGTCCACGAGGCGGTCGCGCTGTCACTCAGCCCGTTCAGCTCAGCGGCGACCTTGGCGTTCACCGGCAGCTGCGGGTCGTTCACGCTGTACTGCGGGTCGCCGAGGCCGAAGAGGCTGGTCTCGTCGGTGTAGTACGTCTGGTTGCCGTTCTGCACGGCCTGGTAGCCGATCACGCCGGTGGTGTCGACGACGGGGGTCGCCGCGTGCGCGGTTCCGGAGGCCGCGACGGCGCCCCCCGCCGCGAGGGCGGCTGCCGCCACGGTAGCGGCAAGCCTGGTGCGGAATCCCATAAGCAAAAAACCTCACTCTCACTGGTACCTTCAGCAGCGCCCGCCTGGCAGGCGCATGACGCACGCTACATGAAGCCCGTGGCCGCTGCCTGCCGGGATCACGGAACTACGACCCAAACGTGAACTACAGTGACCGCATGGAGCAGCAGGGGAAGGTCGCGTTCTGCGCGGGCGGCATGGAGATCCCGGCCCGGTTCGCGCTGATCGAGCACGGCCGGGACGTGGACGAGGTCACCGCTGAGATCAGGCAGACCCGGTTCCTGGACCCGGGCACGGTGATCGTCGCGGACCTGCCCGTGTTCGAGGTGCCGCCGTTCGAGTTCGCGCCGCTCGTGCCGCTCTGCGAGCGGATGGCCTGGCGCCGCGCCTTCATGCCGGGCATGCCGCCGCTACCCGCTGTCATCGTCGGCGTCTGAGCGGTCAGGCCAGCAGCAGCTCGGTGGCGACGGCGACGGGCCACTCCCCCGCCGGGCCCGGTATCCACAGCAGCCCCCGCGAGTTCCCGCCGGCCGGGGGAAGCGGCTCGCGGCGCACGGCGGGGGCCAGGGCACGGCCAAGGGGGATGCCCGCTTTCAGCAGCCCGGCGGCGGCCGGGGGCATGCGGCCGGGCAGGTACACGGAGCTGACCCGGGCGACGGGCCGGCCGGTTCCGGTGACCAGCAGACCTTCACGGCGCGTCGCGGTATGCTCACCGGACAGCTGCGGCTGCAACTCCGGGTAATGCCCTGCCGGGACGGTGCTGCTGGTCACCTGGGCGGTGACGTCTTCCCCGGTGAGGGCGGTCACCCAGTCGGTGAACAGTGAGCCGGCCGGGCGGGCGGGCGTGTCACTACGGCCAGTCGTCATCCCGCCCGGCCGGCCTTCCCCGGGCGCGGGGAAGCGGGGCGCCGGGGCGTGCTCGTCGAACAGCGCCCCGATCGCGGTGAGCCGGGCGGCGACCGGCATGTCCGGGTGGTTCAGCAGCAGCCGGCCACGGCGGATCAGGTCGCACATGGACGCGGCCAGGGCGTCACCGGGCAGCTGCCAAAGGGGAGCATATGACTCGAACACTCCCTAAGCGTAACCAGGCAACTACGGAACGTCTAGGCCCCGCTGGTCAGCACATGCCGCACCGCCCGCCCGGCGACGGGCTGGCGTAGAAGAACAGGCACGACTCCTCGTCCGCCGTCAGCGGGTTCCCCGCCCGGTACCGGGCGTTAGCGAAGTGCGAGACGCTGGCCGTGTCCAGCTCAGGATGGCGGCGCCCCGCGCACCAGGCCGCGTACTCACTGACCAGGGCCGCGTCTCCGGGCGTCACGACGTCGTCCACGGTTACCTCCTCAGGTGCCCGGCTCCCCCGCGCCCGGCGTGGCCGGGCGTACCATTCGCGGTACCACGCCGGGCGGTGGCCGAGGCACGACAGCAGGCACAACAGGTCGTCCACAGGGCAAGCGTGGCACGTCGGCGGGCGGGCAGCAAAAGAGCCGCGCCGTCCCCCCGGGGGCCAGGGGACGGCGCGGCTCCTCCCGCGCGCTGCCTCGCGCTAGCTAACCGTCCTGCTCTCAGCCGAACAGCCTTGCCAGGACGCCCCTGGTGGCCTCGCGCTCGTCGTCGCTCATGTCAGCGTCGCCGCGATCACGGCTGGACGCGCGCGCGCCCCTGGCCGTACCCAGCCGGGCTCTCGCCTGGGCGCCCCGCCCGGTAATAGCCGCCTGCCGCGTCCGGTCGTTGTTCTCGTTCGCGAGAGCATTCCGCTCCCGGTCGTCCAGGTCGGCATCCCGTGGATCGCTGCCGAAAATAAACGGCATTCCTACACCCTCTCTCTCGACCTTTTTCCAGGTGAAGTATCTTCTGCTGGCCGCCGGGGCGGCTACAGTCCCAGCCGCTTCTCCAGGGCGCTCGACTCAGCTTCACGGGCACGGTCGGCAACCACCTGCTGCGTAGTATCCGGGCCACGGTTGTTCTCGTCGAACAGCGCCTTGCGCTCACGCGGGGTTAGGTCGCTATCGCCGTCGGGGGCGACGGAGAAGGAGTCAAGAATCCCCATTGCGCGTTCCCCTCTCTTCTAGTGCCGCTTCAGGTACTCGTCCCTGGCGGGGGAGTGCGGGTCGCCGTGCACCCGGCTGTGGATGACGTTCTCTGCGCCCCAGCGGCGCCAGGTGCCGCTGCCGTCGTTCTCAGCGTCCAGCGCCACCTCCTCGCGCCGGTTCAGGCCGGCGTTGCGCTCGCTGATCGCCGGCAAGTCGTCGTCCTCGCCGGCCTTGTCGATGAATGGCATCAGTTGCCCTCTCTGTGCTGCGCTGGTCCCGGCTCCTGCCCCTGCGGGCAGCCCCCGGGGATTACTTGTGGCGCCCGGCCGGGCCCCGCGCGGACAGCCAGGACGCGTTGTCCGCGTCCCAGGCTCCCTCTGAGGCGGCCTTGCCGGGCAGGAAGATCTGCCAGATGCCCTTGCCGCCAGACTCCTCGGTCGCCTCGTCGTCGCCCTGGTCTTGTGCCATCAGGGACCCCCTACGGCCGGCCGGGCGGGTTGTCGAGGACGTGCCCGCCCTCGTCCTTGTCCTCGTCGGGGTCGCCGCACCGGGCCACGGCCTCGGCGTAACGGTCCGCGATGAAGCCGACGGGGTCTACGTGCTCCAGCGTCATCGCGACACGGGCACGGGTGCCCAGCAGCGGGCTGCGGTGCCCGAGGTACAGGTGCTCGCCGCGCGCGGCCAGCCGGCCGCGCGCCGTGATCACCGCGATACGGTGCTCCAGCGGGCCCTCGTTCTCGTCTTCCCTGGCGATCTCGCGCCAGGTCTCCAGGTCGCGCTCTGTCACAGCTGCAGTCATTTCACGCTCCTTCCCTCTCTCTGCGTAACACGCATCATACACGTGTGGAGTGCCGGAACGTAAACACCTGGTTCGTGTCAGGTGACGCACCGCCGGCCTGCCCGGAAACGCCAGAGCGGGCAGTCCCCCCGAGGTCGAGGAAGGGAAACTGCCCGCCCGGTTCCGGGGCGCTGCCGCGCGACTGCCGTCAGCCCGGCGCCGTCCGCTGTGGAGCCAGGCGAGGCTAGGCGCGCGGCCGGATCACAGGAACCGTCACGAAGCGTAGCGCAGCCTGCGCCACGTCACGGCGAAATCCTCGATACTCTCCCCGGCCAGGCCGCCCTGGGAGTGCCAGTCCCGCAGGAACCCCGTCACCTTCACCTCGTTCGGCCGGTCCTCCCCCGCAGCCGCCAGCGCCGACCAGGCGCGGGCCCGCATCGGCGGCGGGAACTCCCTGCCGCCGCCGCCCGGCGGGTACACGGCCGGGTTCCACGAGCTGGCCTCACGTAGCGCCCGGACCGCGTTGTCCGTGTCGCTGAGCGTCCCGCGCACCGTGTTGCCCTGCCCGACGCCGATGACGACCTCGATGACGTCGCCGTCGGCTTCCAGGGTGACGCCCTCTGACAGGTACCAGCGCTTGACGACCGTGTCCGGCTCCCTCATGGCGCTGCCGTCGCGCCGGGCAGGTACCAGTCGGTCATGACGTGCTTTACCCGGACGCAGTGCATGAGCGGTGATATCCGGAGGGCCTGCTTGTCGGCCGAGGCGAAGTCCGGGTACTTGACGTGCGGCCCGTCCGTCCAGGTTTTCCAGGCGGCACCGGCCGACGGCTGGTAGGTGACTTCCCAGTGCTCCTGGTTGTGGGCGCACGGCTGGTTCTTCAGGACGGCTGCGGCAACGTCCTCCGGTGCGATCACGGCGCCGCCGCCTCTCTGGCGGGCCGCAGCAGGGTCAGCGGCCCGTACTGGTCGCCGGCTGCCGCGCGGGAAACAAGCGGGTACGCCTCACCGATCCTGCGTGCCAGGGCCACGTCGAGGCAGACCAGCAGGTCCGGGCCAAGCTCCAGCCACAGGTAGCCGTGCCGGTCCCTGAGCACCCGCAGTTCCGTGGGCAGCGCGTACCTTTCGCCGGCGCCGTCCGGCAGCGCCTCCCACGGCCGGCGCAGGTCTACGTCGTCCACCGACCAGCCGGGGGCGTCCGTGGCAAGGCGGTGACTGAGGACCCGCTTGATCCGCTCGTCGTCGGAGTCGTTCGCCGCCGTCAGCGTGACGGTGACCGTCACCTGCCGGCTCATGACGGCCGCACCTGCCCCGCCTCGATGATGACGTGCGCCCAGAGGGTCTTTCCGGTTTTGAGCAGGTCCGGCCGGCCATTCGTATTAAGCTTCTCGATCTGGTAGCCGGACCTGATCCGTACCACCCGGCCCTCGCCGAAGACACGGCGGCCCTCCGCCAGGGCCCGCTCCTCAATCTCGGCGGCGTTGTCCCCTGTGACGTCCAACGGGTAGGTGACCGGGCCGTCCCCAGGTTCGTCCCGCGCGGCGACCTCGCGGATGGCGCGCAACTCGGCGGCGGCGGCGAGGACGGCAGTGGCGATGGCCACGGCGCAGCTGGCGTTGTCGTCCCAGCCGTGCGTCACCCGTGAGGTCGCCGCGCGGGCCTCCTCCACCGGGTCGGCCGGCTTCTCGTACTCCAGGTAGACGGCGGCGGTCTCCGGGGGGCCGGGTGTCACCTGGTTTACCCGCAAGCTCAGGATCTCCCCGGCTCGCAGGGTGGCCAGGTCCGGCATGCCCCTGATCACGTAACTGGTCATCGGGTGCTTCTCTCTCTCTCTGCTTCCCCGGCTGGCACCGGGTACCACTGGCGGCCCTTGACGTCCGGTTTGCTGTAAACCTCGCCGTTTACCTCAAGTTCCCTGAGCAGCGCAAGGACCAGGGTCATCGCGGTACCCCGGCGGAACAGCTCGCCGACCTGCGGCGGGTCCGGCGGCACGGACAGGCTCACCTGGTAGGCGGTCGACCCCGGCCGGGCGATGACCGCCCGGCGGGCCGCGTTCAGCTGCTCAGGCCACAGCTCCGTGCGGGGCATCAGGTTCCCTCCCCTGCGGGACTCGCGGGCTGAGCGGCGAACCTGTGGCCCGAGTCGGTCACGAACAGCTGGTAACGGCCGCCCCGCCGCTGCTCGCTCAGGTAGCCGCGCCTGATCGCCCGCTCAACCGACCCGGTGAACAGCGGGCCGCTGCTGCCGCCGCGCCCGGCCCGGGACTTGTTGCAGCCCGGGTTAGCGGCAACGTAGCTGACCACCGCGCGCATGCGGGGGCCGCCCGGCAGCGGGGTCACGGCTCACCGCCGGACAGTTTCCGCCGCAGCGCGTTCAGGTCGTCCAGCTTGGCGGTTCCTCCGACAGTCAGCAGGCTGCCGGCGCTGCAGCGGATGAAGACCGCCTCGGCGATTCTCCCCACGTGCGCGGACCCGAGGCTGCTAGACAGCGTGTCGTCGAGGCTGATCTTCGTTCCCTCGGCCAGCGAGGAGGCGATCGTAAGCATGGCATGGTCTGTTTGGCCGACGCGAAGCTTCTTGTCCCTGAGCAGCGCCGGGAAGCTCGGTACCAGGGCCACCCGCATCGACGTCTGGCAGGTGAACGAGTAACGGTCGTCTACGGTCACGTGCCGGGCGAAGCTGATCGTGCCGGGCAGCTCGGTGAACAGCAGCAGGTGCACCGCCGCCTGGTACGGGGTGCCGCCGTCGTACTTCGCGCCCTCGGCGAGCAGGGCAAGCATCTCCGTGCGGCCGTACTCCGCCGGGGGCCGGGGCAGGCTCACCGCTCCGACACCCTCGGGGCGCCGTTCCCGGCGACGGCCCGCTGCCAGTCTTCGATGTCCGTAAGCTGGTGGGTCCAGCCCTGGTACCCGGATTCAACCGCAGTCCGGGACGCCTGCAGTGCCGTGGCCGCCGTCTGGGCCAGGCCCCTGTGGACGGCAGCCTCGGCCAGCTGCATCTTCCGGTACTCGACCACTTCGGCCCGGTCCGTCAGCCCGTACCAGCCTGCGTCAGTCCACCGGCGTCCCGCGCCGTCCTGACCGTTCAGCAGCCGCTCGGCTGCCTGGTAGTGCTCCGGTCCTGTCATGATGTTTCCCTCTCTCTCGGTTCGGGGGTCCTGCGTCAGCTCTCGGGGGCGAGCGCCGGGATATTGGCGATCTCGTGCGCCACCCGGCCGGCCAGCTGGCTGAGCTGGTAGCCCGCTTTGGCCAGGGCGGCCGATGACATCTGGCGGCGGCGCTTATCGGTGGCGTCCATCAGGAACTCGGCTGCCGCCGTCTGGGTTGAGGCGACGGAGTACCAGGCGTGGCTGCGGCCGAACAGCTCGTTCCGGCCGGAGATGGTGGCCAGCGTCAGTGCCGCTGCCGCCAGCCGGTTCGTCGGCACGTCTGACCTGTAGATCTCCATGCACCGTTCTTCTGCGCTCACAGCGCGGGCTCCCCTCTCTCGTGGTACGCCCGCCAGGCGGCACGGGCTTCTCCCGTGCCCCAGGCCAGGCGTGCCTCTATCGGCTTACCGTGCGTGCAGTTGCAGGACACGGTGATCAGCGACTCCCGCGTGCACCGCAGGACGATCTGGTGGGGCAGCGACCTGTCCGCCAGGACAGGCGCTGGCAGCTGAGGGTGACACGAGGCGGCCCGGGGCGCCCTTGGCCCCGGCGACGGGCCCATGTCAGCCCTCTTCTCCTGCTGGCGGCGGGTTCCCGGCCGCCAGGGCCGCCCGCCAGCCGGCCCTGAATATCTCGTACCTGTTAGGGTCGTCCCTGCCCTGGGTCAGCTCCCAGCGGCGGTACGCGTCTGCCGGGTCGCCGACGACCGGGTGCCCTCCCTGCCCTCGTTCCAGCTCGGCAAAGTGCAGCCAGCTGTCTGCGAGCGCCAGCTGATGCCTGGAAATCTGATCCCGGGTGCCGGAGGTGTTGCGTTCCGCTGCCTGCAGCAGCCTGGCTGCGTTACCGAGGCAGTCACTCACCGGGCACCGCCTCTCCGGCCGGCTCCGGGTTGACGTGCTCACGGGCGGCCCGCTCAGCCTCGCGCCAGAACGCCTCACGGGCCTCCTCTTCCCACGCCCTCAGGCAGTCGTGCACGGGCGCGTCGTCGGTCCAGTCGTCCAGGCCAAGATCCCTGACTAGTCCAGCCTCGTCGATCTCAGGCAGGTGACGGTCGTATGTGTCCATCTCGGGACTGCAGGTGGTGATCAAGAGCAGTACGTGCCGGTACGTCGCCTCAAGGGTGTTGCCGTCGAACACCCAGCTGGCGGCTTCCCGGCCAGCGTCAGCGCCAAGCTCACCGGAGCGCTCGATCAGGCCCCGGTTGGCGACGTAGCCCGCGAGGGCGGCGATGTCCTCGGCGGATACCCAGAGCCCGGCGGCCGGCTTGCCTGCCCCGTCGCGCACCTGCACGATCCACGGCCCGTCACCGGGATGGTAGGCGAGCAGCGACTGGCTGAAGGTGCCCTCGGGCTGGTCGGCGAGCGGGGCCGCCTCGGCGACGATCAGCACGTCCGCGCCGTCGATCACGGTTTCCTCGCAGCTCATGACTGCGGCCCGCCTTCCAGCAGCGGGTGCGACAGGATAACCGGGTGCGGCGGCGCGGGGACCTCACCGAACTCCTCCCGGTGCGCTTCCGCGAGCGCGCTGGCGGCTTCCTGCGCCAGCCAGGCGCGGGTGAAGACCATCAGGTTCTTGATCTTGTCCTGCGCGTACCAGTCACTGAGGAGCTGCTTCTGCCGGGCGCCGCCTTCCTTCACGGGAAGCGCGGCAAACCCCGGGTCAAGTTCCAGCAGGGCGGTGAACGCCAGGGACGGGTCAAGGTCAGTCGGCTGCATCGGTTGTTCCCTCTCTCTCACTCACTTACCTTACACATGTGAACGGTACATGTCACGGGGATGTTCCGGGTACCTCCGCCTGCCGTAGCCGCCCCGCGACCCACTCCAGGCTGAAGCCGCCGTTCACCTCCGGGTTGGCGTAGCCGTCGAGGATCTCGTCCAGCGTCCGGTGCCAGGTGGCACTCGGGCGGATGTTCCGGCCTGACCGGGTGCCCGGCTCCTCGTCAGCCGGGACCACGCCCAGGACGCGCACCGGGCCGACCGTGCTCGCCGCGTACACCTCGCCGGTGGCCCGGATGTACGACAGCCGGTGCCACGGCGGGCCGAACCTGGACCGGGCCGTGTCCAGCCAAGCCGGGGCGCCGTAGTCCACCTGCTGGCTCGTCCACCGGCGTGCGTCGGCGGTCACGAACTCCCACATCGAGGTGAACCCGGCCTGATCCTGCTGCGGGGCGCTCACCGCTTCCCCCCCTTCCGGCCGGTGCGACGCTGAACCCGGACAGTCACCCGGGGGATGGCCTCCGTCGTCCGGCCGTTCTCGTCGTAGGCGAACCGGCGGACCCGGAGGATCCCCTTCGGCTGGTAGATGATCACCTGGCCGCCGTCCTTGGCGGGCGCCACGGCCGCGACGTAGGAGCTTGCGACCACGATCGCCGGCGGGCGCTTGGCGATTGTCCGGCCGACCTCGGCCAGCTCCTCCGCCGTCAGCCCGAGGATGGTCACGTCACCGTCCGGCACCCGCCGGGGCACCCGCTGCCGGGACAGGTAGGGGCACAGGCCCGCCACGGCGATCTCTGCGCACCGCTCGTGGACTGGCGGCTCGATGAAGAACCCGTCCGGTCGGGCCGACACCTGGTCGCCTATCAGGGCAACCTCGCCGCCCATCCGCTCGGCGCACATGGCGCACAGCCGCCCGGCCAGGCACTCCCGGGCCCGGTCCTCGTCGAGGATGGTGAAGTGGCCGGTGCCGTCCGGGGCCACCTCGGCGATGTACGGGATCGGCAGGTTCCGCTTCGGGCAGACGGGGAGCCCCGCCACCTCCGGCGGCCATTCAGTGGCGCTCACGTCTTCTCCTCCCTCTCGGCAGTTGGCCGCCCTGCGGTCCGCAGCTGGGCTGCCTTGTCCCGTCCCCGCACGGTGGAGACGTACTTGCCGACCTTGGTCAGCCGCTCCCGGGTGGCTCCCGGCTCCAGGTATGCGGCGACCTCGCGGACGGGAACCTGCTCCGGGAAAATCCCTCGTTCGATGGCAATGGCCTCCTGGGCGAACCGGACGTCGGCCGCGCCGGGCATCGGCGCGGACACGGCAGGGCTCGTGGTCGTGGGCGTGGTCGGCGTGGTCGCGTGGTCGTGGTCGGGACCACGCGTGGTCGCCTTAGGCTCGTGGTCGTGGTCGTCTGTGGTCGTGGTCGGAACTGTCGCGTGGTCGTCAGGACCCGTGGTCGTGGTCGCGTGGTCGGCCAGTGTGGTCGTGGTCGGAACTGCGTCGTGGTCGTGGTCGGCGGCCAGTGTGGTCGTGGTCGCGTGGTCGTGGTCGTCGGCTAGGTCCGGGTCCAGGACCACATCCGGCAGCGGGACGGTCGTGACCTGCTGTACCCGTTCCGTGGTGCGCTCGTGGTCGGGCGTAGTCGGGGTGTGGTCATCTGGAAGCCGGGCTGCTGACGGAGTCCCCTCGTTCAGCGTGGTCGCGTGGTCGCCGGGCCCCGTGGTCGTGGTCGTGGTCGCGTGGTCGGCCATTGCCTCAATCGTCGCGTGGTCGTGGTCGTGGTCGTCAGGCGGCACTGTCGCGTGGTCGTGGTCGGCTTCACGCGTGGTCGTGGTCGCGACCACAGTGTGGTCGTGGTCAGTCGTGGTCGCGTGGTCGGCACCCGGCGTGGTCGTGGTCAGCGGCAGCAGTTCCCGGGTGACCACGACCACGCCGGGTGGCTTCCCCGGGACGGGGGCTGCGGCGAGCGCCATCCTCCGCAGTCCCGTGGCGGTCGGCCACGGGGCCAGGATCAGGCGCAGGACATACAGGCCGAACCGGCCGACGCCCGACCACGCTGACCGCTCTGGCTTGTCGGTGTAGAACCTGTAGACCACGGCGATCAGGCGGTCGATGGTGACCGCCAGGGCGAGCGGCGCGACCACGTAGGCGGCGACGGAGCGCGGCGATCCCAGGTTGGCCTCCGAGAGGTTCATCCCGGATGACGCCAGCGCGCATGCCATGATCAGGGCCCGCTCAACCGGGGCGGGCTTCCCGGCGCGGCTCAGCCCGAACGCCAGCAGGCTGAACGTGATCATCATGAAGTCCAGGGAGCCGGCCAGGATCGCGGACGGAACCTTCTCGTTGTGACGGGCCGGCAGCAGGTACTGGTACTGGGCGGACACTGACACGACGAACAGGCCAGCGGCGACTACCACCAGCAGAACCGTGGCAATCCCGATAGCGGCCCTTCCGGGCCGGCGCGGCCGGCTCATGGTTACGCGCCCCCCTGCGCCTCGGGCTCGATCGTCATCTTCCCGCCGCCGGGTCCGCCCCGCAGGTACTTCCACCGGGCGACCACCGTAACGGCGCGGCCGTCGATGCGGGCGATGGCCCGGCCGTCCTGCGCCGGCTCCCAGGCGAGCAGCACGGGCCTGGCGGCGTCGGTCAGCCTGGCGGCGAGCAGGAGGCTCACGTCGTTGGGCAGGGGGGCCCTGGCGAGGTGCAGGTACCTGCCCAGGCGCTGCCCGGCGCCGGACTCGGCCAGGATGTGCTCAGCCTCGTCCTTGATCCGGGCGGTGACGCCGAGGTACAGCTGGCAGTGGCTGGTTTCCAGGCCCATGCCGGTCATCCACCAGGCCGGCACCATGACCAGCCGGGAGGTGAACAGCTTCAGGTTGCTGGTGGCGTACGTCATTCGGGGGTTCCCTCTCTCTCGTGCCGGGCTGCTACCACTCGTGGTCCCTGGCCTCGTTCAGCTTGACGAGGAACACGCGGGTGACGGTGCCGCCGATGCTGTCGCGGGCGGTTACCTTGATCGCGGTGACGTTCTGGTTGACGGCCTTTCCCTCTACTGACAGCACCGTGTCAGGCCAGGCGGCCTCCGGGGGGCGTTTCGGGGTGGTGACGAGCGCGCGCCGGATCATGCCGGCGATCATGTTCCGCACCGGGTCGGAGGCCACGGGGGAGCCGATGCGCCGGTCGTCCGGCCAGGGGCGCCGTTCGCTGCCGATCCTTTTTCCGGTCATGCGTTTCCCTCTCTCCCGGGGCAGCGTACCGCACACATGTGTAAATAGCGGGCTGGTTGTCACGCCTTGCGGTGCCGGCCCGGCTTCCTCGGCTGGTAGAAGCTGAACGGGCCGAAGCCCGTCGACCAGCCCCGCCCGCCGGCGCCGAACCACTCGCGGAGCCAGCGGGGGCCAATGCCGGCCCGGACGCCCCTCTTGCCGAGCCGCAGCTTCGCGAACGGGCCCAGCCGAATGTAAGTGCTCATGGCTGCCTCTCTCTCCCTCTCTCGTACCTATGCAGCCAGCCTACCATACATATGTGTAAGGTAAAATACCCTCTCATGATCACGCACTGTCCCCAGGATGACCACTCCTGGTAGGATTTCCGGCACTTACACACGTGGACGGACAGTGCCGCCCGTCCTCAGGACGCCCGCAATGAGAGAGGGGCAGCGCCCGTGCCCGGCAGGCAGTACATCGTGCCCGCAATCGCCGGAACCGTATCCGCCGGCATCATCACCGCCGGCCTCTGCATGACCGTCGCCGTTCCCGGCGCGTCCGCCAGCACGGCGGCGCACCAGGCGGCCCTGCAGTCAGCAGCCGGCAACGTCACCACCGCGTTCATAACCGCCATCGCATCCGCCGCCAAGGCCGGGCAGGAGCAGACGGGGGTACCCGCCGCCGTCACCATCGCCCAGGCCATCGACGAGTCCGGATCCGGCCAGTCCACCCTCGCCAGCCGGTACGACAACCTGTTCGGCATCAAGGGCACCGGCCCCGCAGGGTCCGTCACCATGCCGACCCAGGAGTTCGAGGGCGGCAGCTACGTCACCGTCAACGCCGCGTTCCGCGCCTACGACAGCTACGCCCAGTCCGTCGCCGACCACGACCAGCTCCTCGCAACCAGCAGCTACTACGCCCGCGCGATGACCAGGCGCGGGGATCCCGACGCGTTCGCGAACGCGCTCACCGGCGTGTACGCCACCGACCCCACCTACGGGACGCAGCTGATCAGCCTCATGCAGGACTACGACCTGTACCAGTACGACAACGCGCCGGTGCCAGGAGAAACCGCTGCCGTCAAGCAGGCCATCGCCTACGCCCTCGCGCAGCTCGGCAAGCCCTACGTGTACGGCACCACGGGGCCGTCCACGTTCGACTGCTCCGGCCTGGTCATGATGGCCTACCAGTCGGCCGGGGTGAGCATCCCGCGCACCTCGATGGACCAGTGGGCGCAGCTGCCCCGTATCCCGGCCGGACAGGAGCGGCCCGGTGACCTGGCGCTGTTCGCCGGGAGCGACGGGACCGCCGCCAGCCCCGGCCACGTCGGCATGGTGATCGGCGGCGGCCTCATCGTCGAGGCGTACGCCACCGGAACGCCGGTGCGGGTCACGATGTACGGGGAACCCGGTGCCCCGGGAGGCGACGGGACCGTTGTCGGCTACGTCCGGCCCGTCACGGCGGGAGCGGAGACCGTGCAGCCGTCCGCCGCGCCCAGCGCCCCGGCTCAGCCTGCCCCGTCCGCTTCCGCTTCCGCTTCCGCTTCCGCTTCCGCTTCCGCTTCCGCCCCGTCCCCGAGCCCGTCGCCGGTCGGCAGCGGCGGCGACGGGTACGCCGACGTGCCCGGCGTCGTCACGGCACCCGGTGCCGTCCCCGCGCAGCCGTCCGCCGCGCCGTCCACGTCCTCCCCGGCCAGCCGGCCGGGCGAGGCCGTCATCCCCGGGATCCCCGGGTAACCGAGAGAGAGGAAAACCTGATGAACCGTAAGAGGGCCGCCGTCGCGCTAGCGACGGTGCTCGCCACCGGGGCCATCCCTGCCGGGCTCGCCGTCACCAGCGCCGGGCCGGCGCAGGCCGTCACCGGCGGGTGCCTCAACATGCCCCGCCCCGAGTACGGGGCCGTCGGCTGCGGGGCGCTGTACCTTCCTGGTGTCAGCTACCCGCACGCCGGGACCGTGCTGACCCTGTCGTCGGAGTACGACTCGCCCTGGTCGCCGGTCGTCGTCAAGCCGATGAACGGCGGCGCGTCCCAGGACTGGACGTTCTACCGGGTGTGCACCGCGCTGTCAGGCGACCGCAGCCCAGCCAGCCCGTGCGGCAGCGCCGGCCAGCCCGAGCCGGGCAAGTACGTGCTGGAGTTCACCCCGTTCGGGAACCTACCCGGCGGCGGCGTCAACAGCCAGGCGTCCTGGTGCCTCGACGAGGACGGCAGCCGGGTCGTGCTCGCCAACTGCCAGGCCGGGTCAGCGTTCTACCTGGCCGGCTTCCCCGCCCCGCCCGCCACCAACGGCGCCGCGCCCGTCGTCGAGCATCCCGTCCCCGCCGAGACGTGGACGTTCACCGGCTCCGGCGAGATGGTCAACGGGTACTCCGGGCTGGCGCTCACCGACCCCGGCAACGGCGGGCCCGGAACCCGGCTGCGGGCCGGGGGCGGGTCGCAGTGGAAGGCGGTCGGCTGCACCGCCCCGTTCGACGGCATGCCGGCGGGCGACCTGGACTGGTGCCTCAATGGCTAAGTGGTGGCTGATCACGGCGGCGGCCTTCATCGGCGGGTTCACGATCGCGGCGGCGGTCCTCGGGCCGTGGGTGTGGACCGTGATGATCATGTGCGTACTGGCCGGGTTCGCGGCGCTCATGCTGCGGCTGCGGGGGCAGCAGCAAGAGCGGCCACGGTAAGCTGGCCCTGGAGGAGTTCAGAGAAGGGGCCCCCGGCGTTCACTCGCCGGGGGCCCCTCCGCATCCCCCGGGAACGGGGGCAGGGACAGATCCTGCGTTCCGCGCGGCGGCTCCGGCGGGCGGGCGTTCCTCCACGCCGCCGGGAGCGCCTTCCCCGCTGACAGCTGCCCGTCAAGCAGGTCAAAGGCTGTCGCCAGGCGGGCCGCCTGGCCTCCCGTCAGCCCCTGGGGCTGGTCAACGTAGGCCAGGACCAGGGCGCGGATGACCGCGAGCAGCAGGTCCGGTGACGACGGCGCCTCGGACTCCTCCCACGGTTCCCGGCCTGCGCTCACGGTCCCTCGATCACCTCGGATGCCACTACCGGGTGGTAGTCTTCGCCGTCGGCGTCACGCACCTGGCGGACGTGCACGGTGATGTCCCGCTGGGCCGCCTCCGCTGACTCCCGGTCGTTGAACGCCAGGGTGATCTCCCGGATGTTCGCGGAGAAGACCTTCGGCCCTGACGGGCCCTCCCGGAGCTGCACGTCAAGTTCACGGCCGAGCTGGATCACTACCTCATGCTGCGTCACGTGCCCTCCTCCTGGGTCCCGGTCACGAAGATGCCCTTGCCCTGTTCCGGTGAGCAGCGCAGGAACGCGGTGAACACGTCCATGTGGCCGGCGTCGTCCTCAGGGAACGGGACGCCCGCCATGCCCTCGGTAATCTGCGGCAGCAGCTGGCGGTCGATGTCGCCGACGCCCAGCCAGTCCTTGATCTCCGCTTCCGTCATTCCGGTCTCCTCCGATATGGCTCCAGGTTTCACAAGTCACGGCAGACCGCATCGTGTTCTTATGCTGAGAGTCAGGTCCATGAAAACGGCTCCGGGTCAACTTCCACGGCTCCGGAGTCCGAACATCGACCATCTCTGGTCTTGTGCTGGCCGAACCCGCCTGACCAGTAACTGAACCCCTCGTCCTCAGCCACCGGACCGCCTCCCCTGGAATTCGTAGCCGAGGGCCGCTGAGTGATCGCCAAGGAGTTCCTTGACGCCCCTCGTGAATTCCGGGTCGTCACTGACCTTGGCTGTCATCTCCGCGATGATCTCGTTCAGCGAGGCCAGGTTCGCGGCGATGTCCTCCGGCAGCGGCGGGCGGTGCGCTCCCCGGCCGGCCGCCAGGACGTCCTCCACTTGCTGGGCGGCGAACCGGAACGTCTCGGCGGTTTCCTCGCCGCCGTGCGGCAGCTTGCCCGCAGCCGCGAGGCCGGCGTCCTGGCGCAGGTAGTGCGCCAGGCGGCGGAACTGCCGTTCCATCCACCGCAGCCGGTTCATCTCGGCCTGCTCTGCCTCGTCCATGGTGCTTCCCTCTCTCAGCGTGCCAGTTTCATCAGGGTGCGGTCGGGAGCGTGTAGCGGAAGCCCCGCCGGCCCCTTAATGAACGGCCGAACCCAGGACAGCTCCTGGCCGCACACGGCACAGTGCTTGTCGGTGCCGCCGGCGATGGCATGATGCCCGTCGGCGGGGTGCTCCCGGTGCCGGTAGTGCCCTTGGACGGGCCAGCGGCACGACCAGAACACCTCCCGGGACTGGCCGGGCTCCGGCTCGGTGACGCCCCGGATCTTCCGCAGGGTCACCACGCGGACCTCAGCGTGGCGGATCGACTTACGGAGCCGCTTGCGGGCGAACGGCGGCATCACCGGCCTGGTCCTGGCCTGGCTGGTGATCTCCATCCCCAGGTATATCCACAGCAGGTGGACAAGCCCGAGCATGGCATGGGAGGAGGCATGCTCGGCGTCGCTTTCGGCGGGGATGAACGGCAGTCCGAGCGGCAGCAGGCCCGTGTGGGTGAGGACCAGCGGGCCGAGGGCCGGCGCGGTGGCCAGGTCCCCGTCGTCCGCGTCGTGCATCCACAGGCCGACGCGGACGCACGGCCACATCACCTGCCGCGCGGCGTCAGGGAACTTCGCCAGCTCCTCCCGGGCTACCACGTCCTCCACCGTCCATGCCTCGGTGAACTCCCAGGACATGGCGCGGACCCTGAACAGCTCGCCCTGGCCGTCTGGGATCACCCACGGCTCGTCCAGCCAGGCGAATCCCGCCGGCGAGGGAAGTTCTTTTTCGTGCAGCTGGTCAATCTCGGCCATCGTGTTCTCGAAGGTGCGCCGTATGTCCGCGACCATCCCCGCTGTCACCTGGTACGTGACGGCCTCGCGGAGGCCACGGCCGGGCAGCCGGGCCATCTCCCCGCCCTCGTTTGCCCCGGGCAGAACCTTCGACCCGACCTTGACGACCGGGTGGAACTGCCCCTGGGTCGACTGCCCGCATGCCCACTGGTTCTCAATGGTCTTCCGCAGGTTCAGGCCGATATACCGGGCCAGCGCCGGGGACGGGTTCTGCATCCGGGCGGCGACGTCGGCGTGCACGTCCAGCACCTGAACCGGGGTCAGGGTCCTCACGGCTCGCCCTCGGTCCCGTCGTCATCTTCGCCGCCGTCGTCCAGGTCGCGCAGGTAGCCGGTGACTTCATCCCACCGGGTGGACGCCTGGCCAAGGAGGCGCCGCTGGGTGCGCATCGAGGCGGTCGCGGTGTCCCACAGGCTGTCGTCGCGGTGCGCGAGGATCTCGTCCTCGATCAACGCGACGAGGACCGCCGGGTCGAGGGCGTCCAGCTCCCATGACTCGTCGCCGAACCGCTCGATGTAGTCACCCGACCGGCTGTCTCCCAGCTTGGCCGGGTTGGGCGGCGGCTGGTACTGCTCCACCTGGTCCATGTTCAGGGCGATCCGCCGGATGTCGGGATAGCAGCCAAACGTGTTCAGCCGGTCCTGGATGTCGCGGGTCATGTCGATGCCGGACGGGTCATGGTCGCCCAGGTGGATGATCGTCAGTTCCTGGTTCTTGGCGATCAGCTGCAGCCGCTGGGCGGCCTGCCACATCGCCGTCTGGGAGGTGTAGCCACGGCAGGAGAAGTAGGGAACGTCGTTGCGGGTGCACACCCCCTGGAGGACGCCCAGCAGGGCGTCCTTCTCCACCCAGACCTCGACGTGCTCCGGCTGGCCTGCCCACAGGTCGGTGCGGAACTGGGCGGCAACCGCGTCCATGATCTGCTGCGGGCTGTCCCAGTGGGCCTGGTCGCGCAGGCTCCGGGTCACGTCCGCAAGGTGGTCCCAGTCGATCAGGCCGGCCAGCCGGGCGTCGTTGACGATCTCGCCGAGCCACTTGTAGTTCGGGTCGGCGTTCTTGGTGCCGTTCTCGTCCCGCACCCAGCGGCCGGACTCCAGCTTCGTCCACTTGCGCTCGTCAGGGAACAGGTCCCTGGCAACGATCCGGTAGTAGAGACCGCGCAGGGTGAGCTGGATGCCCTGGCCGGCGAATTCCTGGCAGATGGACGCGGCGTGCGCGATCATCTGCTCGCTGACCGGGTTGAACCTTTTCGGCACGTACTCGATAAGTGGCATGGTTAAGCTTCCCCTCTCTCCAGGGTCACGCGTGAATGTGCAGCGCCCGGCAGGCGGCGACCGCCAGGACCGTGCGCACCCGCCTGCCCGCCGCCGTCAGCAGCGGGTGCCGCAGCTTCCATGCCTCGGCGCACCAGTAGCAGCTGCCGGCCCAGTTCAGTCGCCGGTCCCTCATGCCGCAGCGCGCGCAGGCCAGCGGCGTCACCATGCGGTCCTCACGTACTCGCAGGTCACGCTGATGCTTTCCGCCAGGAAGGCCGCGCCTTCCCGCTGCAGCTTGGCGCCCGCGAGGATCATGGCCGCTTCCCGGTTCCGGGCCGTGACCCGCACCGTCTTCTCCTCGCGGGCCAGCGAGTTGATGTTCACCCGCCCGCTGACGGTGACCTTGTAGTCACGCATCGTCGTCACCTCCGGCGGTGATGCCGAGGATTTCCCCGGTGATCCCCTGCCTCGCCTGGGCGGCGGCAACGATAGCCTCGACGTCCGCCCGGGACTTCTCCACGACCTCCTCCGCGTGCCTAGCCAGCTGCGTGGACGCGTAGTCGACGTTCGGGGTGGCGTTGCGGATCGCGGCGCTGAGCCTGGCCCAGGCCAGCTTCCGGAACGCCGCCGGCTCCTTGTTGTCCACGGCCTGCTCGTATGCTTCCTTGGCCTCCCGGATCTCCCTGAATGCCTTCTCAGCCGCCGCGTGCACCTCGGCACTGGTGCGGGCGAGCCGGGAGTCCATGGTGAGCCCGGGGCGGCCACCGTGGTCGTAACTGATCGTGACGGGGACGCCCTCGGTGCCGCCGCTGGAGATGAACGAGGCGAACTGCGACATCGACATGTCGAACTGCAGCAGCGTCCGCGTCGCGTGCACCCAGTCATGCCCGTCGCGGCGCTCGCGCTCCGCCTCGCTCACGGTGACCTTGATGTACTCGCCGTGGCGCAGGTCGGACTGGAACAGCACCGCCCCCGGATTCGAGTGGACCCGGTTGAAGCGGGCTATCCCGAACGCCGGGTGGTGCTCGTAGCCGTCCTCGCCGGTGACGGGGTCCTCGGTCTGCTTAGGCATCATGCGCCTCCCTGGTGACCTTCAGCAGGTACGCCTTGCGGGGGCCCGGCAGCCAGGCGGAGAAGTCGATGACGCGCCCGTCGTCCGGCCTGGTCTTGCCGTCCGGGTTGACGGGGAACGGGTACAGGATCTCGCGTGGCTCGCTTCCCTCCGGGTACAGCGGGGCCGGGTTGCCCGGGCTTCCTCCGCCGGCGTAGTACGGCCGGGCGGTGGTCCCGTCGTCGATGATGAAGATCACGCCCTCGGGGATGGCGCTGCGCCGGGTGGACCGCATGTAGCGGGGCTGGCCGCTGACCTCGGCCGGGTCGTCGTACTCAACGAGGTTCCCGTACTCGATCTTGCGGGGGGACGGCTCGTAGTTGTCCATGGCCGTCTCGTAGCGGACGAACCGGGGGCTGCGGGCGGCGGGGATGCCGAACATGCGCTCCTCGGTGGTCTCCGCGTAGGTCTGGGTGTTCACCTGCCGTCACCCGCCTCCGGGGCCTCGGACAGCCGGACCGTGCCGAACACCCAGTAACTCTCGCCGTCGCTCCTGCATGCCGTCTCGCTGTCGAACGTCACGACCCGGCCCCACAGTGCCGGAACAGGTTCACTAGTCACCGTGCTGTATAGCGCTTCCGGTACCAGGCCAAGCAGCCCGGAGTCACACAGGTACTCGGTGCCGTCACGGTCGGTGAACCGGCCGGGGACGTCGGGCGCGTAGAACCCCAGCACCTCGTGCCCGCCGGGGGTGGTGCCGACCGGCTGCGGGCCGAAGTAGCCCGCTGACTCGATCAGCGGCATCCACCTGTCCCTGGGCACGGCATACGAAATATCCCCCAGGAAGTAGGTCCCGGGCGGGACCGTCACGGTCCACGACTCGCCCTTGTACGTCATCTTCGGCCTTGCCTCAGTGTCCACGTCATCCCTCTCTCTCTGTCTTGCGCTCCCCATCATACTATACACAGGTGTACGGTGCGATATTCCGCCGTCACGACCCGGCCGTCAGGGCCGGCAGGGACTCCTCGTTCACCGCCTGGAAGACCGTCTTGCCCGGCTCGACCATCTGCCACGGCAGCATGACCTCTTCCAGGACCGACACGCCCGCCTCGATCAGCGCCAGCTGAGCTTCCAGCCACACCAGCAGCACCCGCCAGGCTGTACGCTCGGCCTGGTCACGCTCCGCGTTCCTCGGCGGGATCCGCCGCTCGTACAGCGCCTTCCTCAGTGCGGCGTGAGTGCCGTCCACGTTGACCGGGAGCGTGTACGTGCGGGTGCCCCACTGGGTGCCTATCTCGAACTTCAGCCCGTCCGGCACCCGGTCCTTACCGAACGTCATCATCACCGCCCCCGCCCCGTGGCGGGCTAGCAGGCCAAGGCACTCGCCCGCTGTCTTAGCCGGGTCAATAGTCGTCGTGTAGTTCAGCGGTCCCTTGCTGGTAGCCGTCACCTTCGGTTCCTCTCTGCGCGCCGGCCTGGCGCCGCTCTCTGGTTTTCCTGCTGCTCGCACCACGCTTCGATCAGGTCGACGGCCATCTCGCTCATGCTCTTGCCCTGGAGTGCCGTTGCCGCCTTGAACCGCCTGCGCAGTGCATCGGGGAAGCCGCTGATCTCCAGCTTCGGCGACCTTTCCAACCTGTCTGCCTTGTCCATCTGCCTTCTCTCCTCCCCTAAGCCGCCGAGACGGCCCGGCCGTCCGGGCCGATGATCTGGCAGTCCACGGTGAGGGTCACCCAGCCGAGCTGCCAGTGCAGCACCGGAACCTCAGACGGTGACTGCCTGCTGTGCCGGCTGATGATCCAGCCGTTAGCGCGGGCCTCCGTGCCGTTCTGGTGCACCCAGCCATGACAGAGGATGTCGCCGTCAGCGTCGCTCAGGTTGTTTCCGAAGCCGTGCAGCGTGATCCGGTTGTCCGGGGTGTCCGGGCCGAGCGCGGCCGACAGCCGGTGATGGCAGTTCGACGGCGCGTTCGCCACCGGCTTACCGCACCGGAAGCACCTGTAGGCGTCGCGGACCAGGCAGTCCAACTGGATGCTCACTGCGGCCTGCTCATGGTCACGAGCGCCCAGACGGCAGCGGACGGCACCGCCAGCGTCGTCACCAGGGTCACCGTGACCTTCACCCAGAACGGGGCCTGCGTGCCGAACAGCACCCAGAAGAACACGCCGATCGCCGCCAGCTCCACGGCCATCAGGTACAGGAACAGGCGGGCCGGCACCGCGCCGTTATCCAGCCTGCCGTGCCTGCCGCTCATGACGTGTACCCCACTGCCTTGGCGGCCAGCAGCAGCATCTTGTCCGGCAGGCCGTCCTTGAGCAGCCATTCCTCGCGGGCCAGGAACTTCCCGGTGCGCTCGCACAGCTCCGGGTCGATCAGGCCGAGGTGCAACGTCAGCACCCGGTCGGCCTCAGCCGCCCAGTGGGCCGCCCTCTTGTCGTGCTCCGCTTGGCGGGCGGAGGCGTCGGCCTCGCACCTCCGGTCGATGACCGCGCACCGGCCGGCGTTGGTGATTTTCCACGTCCACGGTTTCCCCGGCCTCTCACGGGCGCGCTCAACTAGGCCGTGTCCCTCGCAGTCCAGGAGCAGCCGGTACATCCGCCTGCCGTCACGGCCGGTGAGGCCGGAAACGGCCGCCGCGACCCAGTGGGCCGGGTAAAAGCCCAGCTGGGCCTGGTCGGCATCCAGGAACTCCAGTCCGCGCCAGGCGTAGTCACTGAGGCCAGATAGCTGCGCTAGGTCGGTCGGCTTCGACAGGTCCGTGGTCATGAAGGTTCCTTCCTGGTCAGGGCCGTGGGCAGGAGGATCCCCCCGCCGCCGCCGCCCGCCCCGGTGCCCGGCTCGCCGTGGATGCCGGTGATCCCGTTGGGGCACAGGCCGCCGTGGCCGGCGCCGGGCCCGTCGATGCCCGGGTCGGCGCCGCAGTAGCCGCACCCGGGCAGCCCCGGGTTCGGGCCGCGCCCGCCGCCGCCGATCAGCACCCCGCACAGTGCCAGCAGTTCCAGCTGCCTGGCAACGGGGATCCCGTCAGCGGTAGCCGTCGCGCACCAGGCCCGGACAACCGACTGCAGTGCCTGGTCACCCTGGCCGGAGGTGCGCCAGGCGGTTATCATCGAGGCCAGCTCCCCCGTGGTCACCGGGGCCCGTCTTCCTGGGTGTCGTTCGTGTACTCGTTGTCCAGGAACTCGCGCAGCACCACGGCGGTGACCGCCGCCCGGACCTCCGGGGCGGTGTCGGGGGGAAGGCCGGCTGACGCCGCCAGGTCCGCGTCCCGCACCGAACGGATGACCTCCCGCATGCTGACTGGCTTAGCCACGACTGTCTCCTGCCTCGTACATGGCGGTACCTGGGGGGAACTCGGCGTCGCAGCGCTCGAAGTTCGCGCAGATCCACCGCTGGACGTCGCCATCGCCGTCGATGACCGGGACGATCCGCTCGTGGCGGCACGGGCCGGGCGTGCCCTGCAGCGGGCGGGCGCCGGGCGGCGTCGGGATCACGGCGGCGGGCAGCGTCGTCGTTACCCCGGCCGTCTTCTCGGTCTCACCAGGCAGGGCGCGGCCGGACCGGGCGTAGGCCAGCTCGACAGCGCGGCGGTGCCTCAGCTCGGCGGCCTCCCGGCGGGCCCGGCGGATGCCGCGCGTGAGCCGGCGGGCTGACCAGAGCAGGAACAAGCCGAGCACCCAGCACCAGAACACCAGGCTCAGGATGCCCTCAGCGGTCGGCTGCGGGGCCGTCACGACAGGCCACCCTGGTCGATGAAGTCCCGGTTCAGCTGCCAGGCCATCCGCAGGACCACCAGGCGGCCCTCGTCGCCCGGCTCCCCGGGATCACCGGGGACGGGGTACAGGTCGCCGGTGGTGGTGTCCTCGATCCGCCAGAACAAGCCGTTGCTTACCGGACGGTAAGGCGGGCCTGTCTCGTAGGTCATGTCAAGCACGGCCAGGTGGGGCAGGCCCTGGCAGGTGGCCGTGGCCTTGTCCAGGTCAGCGAATACCAGGGCGTCCCACTTATCGGGCGTCCACATGACCTGGCCGACCGCGCCGCTGAAGTCGTAGCCCATGAGGTAGGTGCCGACCGGGGCCGGGGCACCAGGGTCCTCCGCCCTGATGCCCCCCATGCCCGTGCACCGTGCGATGACCGCCACCGCTACCCGTTCCCGTCCTGCGCGGGCTCGCCGTCGGGCTCCGGGGCGGCCTGGAGCACCTTTCCGTCGGGGGCGTCGTCGTCAGCCGAGCCGACCGCCTCCAGCCCGCTGCCCAGCGGCATCGGGTCGGACCGCGCCACGGACAGCGCCTTTGCCATCTCGTAGTGGTACTCCGTGGAGTGCGGCACGTTGTCGTACAGGCGGCGCAGTGCCGTCTTCCGCCACATCGGCGGGGTGTTCGGGCCCTCCTCCGGCCAGTTCGGTCCCCAGAACTCAAGGCTGCCCATGCGGACCGCCGCTGACCTGGCCCGGTAGGACAGCACCTCGTCCACGCCGAGGACCATCGGCTGCGAGTGCCCTCCGGCGACCATCGCGGCGTATGCCCACACGCCGGTCAGGAACTCGCGCTGGCTGGCCCGCCCGAGCCCTATCTGCTGGTAGTCGTTGGCGGGGATCTCGTGGAACGGCAGGTCGTCGCTGGGCCGGTAGATGAACTTGTCGCCCTTGCGGACGACGTGGCAGTTGACGGCCGTGACGGTGCCCGTCCGGTACACCATGTCGAGCTGGCCCTTGTAGCCGACGATGGAGCTGATCTTGTAGGTGCCCTTGTCGGGGTTGGGCTGCCTGCCCACCTTGTCCCGGTTGTCGCGGAACGGGATCATGTAGAACTGCTCGGTTCCCGGGACCAGGCCCAGGCGGGCGCACTCGGACAGCGCGTCGAAGAACGTGTCCGGGTGCTGCCACAGGGCCATCTTCAGCTGGTCGCTGCCCCGCCGGACAGCGCCCAGCGCCAGGGCGGTGAACTGCTCGGCGTCGATGTGCGACGGGGCGACTTTCTTGAACCACCCCATGTGGGTCGTGATGTTCTTCTCGGCCTGCTTGACGGCCTTCTCGATCGCCCCTTCCCGGCTGGTCATCCGGTTCTCGGCGACCTGGTCGCGGAGGCTGACGCTGTTGCTCGGAGGCATTCGCTTTCCCCTTTTCCTCTACTCGGGTGTCCCTGGCGCTCAGGCCAGGCCCATCCAGCGCTGGCCGGGCCACCAGGCGTCCACGTCCGACGTCTTGGTGTACTTCGCCGCCAGGTCCGGGCGCTCCTCGCGGAACCTCTTCTCCTCGAACACCGGGGTCGGATACTGGCGGCGGCCCATCACGGTGACGTCATCGCCGTCCCGCTCCGGGTCGGCGATGACGACCTTCTGGGCGCCGCCGGCCTTCTGGGCGAGCTTGTTCTGCAGCAGCCGGTACCGTTCCTTGGCCTTGTCCGCGCTGTGCTTGGCGGCGCGGAGCCGCTTGGCCTCGGTGACGGTGCAGTGGTAGACGGACCCCTTATCCATCGGCTGCAGGGTGCGCAGGGACCGCGCGCTTTCCGGGGTCCAGTCGATGTCCGGGGGGGCGTCCCGCTCGATGCTGTCGAGGAACGCGGCGGCCTCGGCGACCAGGAACCGCATGTCGGCCTCGGTGTCCTCGGTGCGCTCCACCACGTACAGGTCGGTGCGCCAGGTTCCCATGAACTTAGCGGGCACGTACACCCGGTCGCAGTCCCAGATGGTCATCTGCCACAGGGCCTGCGCCTTGATGTAGGCGGGAACCTCGTCGGTGCCCGGCTCCCCCCACACCTGCTGGCCGTCCTGGCCGGTCCGGGACAGTGCGGTCTTCAGCTCCGCCGGGACCAGGAGGGCCGCGAACTCCGGCTCGTGCATGTGGGCGAGCGGCTGCCGCCCGTCCAGCAGGTCACGGGCGATGGTGAACCTGTCGTAGGACGCGGTCATCCAGGGGCAGTTCTCGTCGGCGTACAGGCCGCCGGGGATGACCGCCAGGTCGGCGCGGGCCTTCGCGAGGTCGGCGGCGACGAACGACTCCAGGGCCTTGCCGCGCTCGGTTTCCTCGTTCTCGTACGGCAGGGACTCCCCGGTCTTCTTCTCGACCCACAGGGAGAACGGGGTGCCGTGGCTGTGCGGGGCGAGGCCCAGCAGCACCCCGATCTCCGACGAGCCGACGCTGCGCCGGCGCATCTCCAGCCACTTGGCCTGGTCGCGGTTGATCTCGTCGGCGGTCATGAGCAGCTTCGCTGTCATGGTCTTTCCCTCTCTCTCAGCCCCGCCCGCTACGGGCCGGGTCGTCTCTCGCCGTCCGGCCCGTCCGGGACCGGCACCAGGACGCCGCCGTCGGCGTCGAACCGGACCTGGCCGCCGCGCTCGGCGTGCATCGCCTTGGCCCTGGCGCCGTAGTCGAGGTGCAGGGCCAGGATCTCGCCGATCTCCTCGACCGCCAGCGCCAGCGCGCAGATCACCTGATCGTCGCTCAGCCCCGCCTGGCGGACCTGGTCGAGGCGCATCATGCGGGTCACCGGCTTCCCCCTCTCACGGGCATGGTTACCATGTAATCCGTACTCTACATGCGACCCATGACATTCGGGCCGCCGTCCCGGGCGGCGGGGTTTACCCGCAGCCGGCCAGGTTATGATTAACGCTGGGTATCGGTCGTCGCTCCGCTCCTGGGGTTAACCAGGGCGGTCCGGGTGTGCGGTCGCTTCCCCTCTCTCAAGCCGAAGCCCCCGGATGCTCGCGCGTCCGGGGGCTGAAGCGATTTTCAGGGGCGGTGGTAGTCGTCGGCGCCGCACCGGCCGCAGGCCCGCACCAGCACCTCCTCCAGCTCCCCCGAGTTCACGTGGCGAACGTCCGGGCCCAGCTGCTGCCAGTCGTGGCGCCGCTGCTTTTTCGGCAGGTCACGCCGGTTGCCGCACTTCACCGCGTCACCCGGCGGCAGCTCGCCCGCCGCTATGTCGAACGTCAACGGCCTCCCCCGCTTCCTCCGCCTGCGCGGGGGTCCGCGCCCCGGTGCGCAGGTAGGCGACCCGGGCACTGGTCAGCCCGTAAACGAGGGCCAGCGCCTCCCAGATGCTGGCCAGGTTCAGCGTGAACCCGTCGGTGACGGTGACGGTGTAAAGCGGGACCTCGCGCGTCCCGGACGCCCCGTGGGTGCGCGGGTCGCGCTTCCACGACTTGATCAGCCCGGCGGCCAGGTGGGTGTCCAGGGCCCGCTCGATGCTCTCGTGCGAGAACCCGGACCCGTCCGCCGTGCGGTACCTGCCGGCCATCAGCTCTCCCCCTCCCTCAGCAGCCGGTACCGGCTGCGCCCCGCCCTGGTGACGGTCAGCAGCTCGCCGCCCGGCACCCTCTCCCGCGCCCATCCCTGCACGGCGGCACGGTGGATCACGTCGTAAGCCTTGTCCGGGTCAATACCCGCCGTCACCAGGTCCGTCCACAGCACCGACGACGACAGGGGCCCGGCTGCCGGCTCCGAGATCATCTCCAGGTCTTCGGCGATCTCCACCGGGGGGCGCGTCGTTACCCCCTCCAGCGAATACTGCCGGACCAAACGGTCCCGCCGCTGGTCACCGTGCCTCGCCTGACCTCTCCTGCGCGAGGCGGGCGTCCCGCTGCCTGCCGTTCTCGGCCTGCCAGACCCAGGAGCTGCCGTCGTCGGCGGGCACCCGGTAGAGGCGCTTGCCGACGTCCCAGGACATGACGCGGCCGATGACCTCGGGCAGCCGGATCACGCCCTCGGTGGTCTCAATCAACGACTTGCCGACGTCCTCGACGGTGATCGTGTAGAACATCTGGCCCGGGTCGGCGGCAGGAGCTAGCTTGAACACTTCCCTCATGACTCGTCCAGCTTCCGGGCGACAACCCAGCCGACCGGGTCGTCACTGCCCTCCCGCTCGGCCTTTTCAGACGGCCACAGGCCGGACACCTCGACGGCCACGTACAGACCGGGCTGTTCGAGGATGTCCGCTGCGAGCTGACCGCCTATGTACTCCGACGGGTGCATGATGGGGCTGCGGCCGGCCATGTACTGGCGGGTGTAGCCGGTCATCAGCTCCCAGCCGGCCGCCTCGACGGCATCCGCCATGTTCTTCTCGGCGGCGCCAACGATCTGGCCGTCCTTGTCCAGCTCGACGTTTACCTCGGGCGCGTAGGCGGCGGGCGGCTCGGTGACGCTGCCGTCCGGGTGGACGCGGACCACGTGGCCCGTCTCCATCAGGCCGTTCAGCTTCCCCGGGTCAAGGGGCAGCATCTCCCTCGCGTAGATGTTGCCGGACGCCAGCCGGGGGATCACGTACTTTTCGAGCGTCCAGCCGGCGTAGTCCTCGCCCTCGATGAAGACCTCGCCGTCCTTCACGCCGGCGACCTTGTAGTTGCCGGACAGCGGCAGGTACGCCCTGACCGTCTCGGCGACTGCGGCGGGGTCCTTCGGGGACCAGACCCTGATGACTGCCTTGCGCATGACGCGCTCCTCTCTCTCGGCTTGCACCCTCATTGTACCTTACACATGTGTGCGGTACTAGCGGGATCCTGCCCGCGCCGCCCGCCGCGCCTCGTACGCGGCCAGGTCGGACTCCCGCCACGCCTGCTCGGCCTTGCGGCTGATGCTGGCGGCGCGCTTGCGGGCGTACTCACGGTGATCAGCAGCCAGGAGGCGGGGGCGGCTCTCCTCCGGGATGAAGCGCCCCGAGTTGCGGAAAGCCAGCTCCGTGCGAGCCAGGCACATGAAGTGCGCGCCCGGGTTATCACCCGCCATGTCGCGGGCCAGGGCGTAATCACTCATGCCGTGCACAAGCCGCCAGTAGCTGCGCCGGTCATACGCCGCCCGCCGTGCCCACTGCTGGCGCACCGCCGGGGTCGCGTCCGGCGGCTCGCAGAAGTAGCGGAAGTCCAGGGCGGACCGGGGCGTGTACCAGTGCTCGGTGTCGTCCGGCGAGCTGACCTGCACGTCAGCGCTCGGGACGGCGTACCCTGCACCCCAGTCCGCCCGGTGGACGATGACGCTGCGCCCCTCGGCCCGGTCCCAGGCCCGGACCTGCCTCTGGCTCAGCTCGTAGGTGCTCACTGCCATCTCCCCTCTCTCGTACCGTAGGCGGGCGTTGCGCCGGCCTGCCCTCATGCCGGCCGCAGCCCATCCCGCCGTCAACCCCGCCGCGATCAGCAGGATCCCCGCCGGCACCTCGTAGCCGGCGAACGACAGCCCCGCCGCGCACGCGAGGAACAGCCCGGCCAGCAGCAGCAGGTCCCTCGCCAGCCTGCTCACGTGCCGCTCCTCGCCAGCCGCACGTGCTTGGGGGGTATGTTGACGCTCTCCCCGTAGCGGACGAACCCGGTCCTGGCCCGGTTCTCCACCGAGATGACCCACTGCCCGCTCCTCGGCTGCCTGACCGGGATGCCGCTGATGACGCCCGGCTTCCAGTGGCTGGCGTCCAGCCACTCAACGGCCGTGCCCACCTTGAACGCCTCCCGCTCAGCGGGGGTGAACCTGAGCCTTATCGCTCCCATCGCCCTGCCTCCTGTCTCTGCCGTTACGACCAGGCGTAGGACGCCATGGCTGCCGCGATGCGCTCCGCGTGCGCCCTGCTGGGGATGACCTGGCCGTAGTGGGTCATCCAGGAGTAGTGCTCGCCGGTCACCGGGTCGACCCGGTCCTGCATCGCGCGGCGGCGCCACCGGGTCACCACCGGACCGAAGCTGTTCCGGTGCGCGGTTACAAGTGGCTGCCCAGCCGTGAAGTCAACGCCGGTGCCCAGGAAGTCCGCGCGGGCCTGGGCCGCGAACCGCTTCTGGTGCAGGTACCCGCCGAACAAGGGCAGGCCGCTGCCCTCGTGCTCGACGTACCAGTGCTTTCCCTCGCCGTGCGGGCTGACCACGGCCAGCCCGCCTTCCACGTCTTGCCTGCTCATGACTGCTCCCTCAGGGTGACGACCGCACCGGACTCGGCGATTCCTGACTGCTGCTGGGCCGCGTTGAGCAGGTATGCGCGCACGTCCTTGCGGACCGCCGCCGCGTCGGGTCCCGTCCCGTAGATCCGGTCCCACTCCTCGGGCTCCAGTTCCACCGTCAGTGAGACGGCGACCTTGATCCGGCTGATCACAGCTCCCCCCCGTTCTTCACGTAGTCCTCGACGGCAGCGCGTGCTTCCGCCGGGACGCCCTCCATCGGACGGCCCCGGAAGGTCTCGGCGCGCAGTGTGCCGTCCGGGCTGCGGTGCACGTAGACGATGCCCCACGGCAGGACCCCGGTTACCCGGAACAGGATCCCGTCATCGGTGTGCTGGTACTCGGCGACGGACACCGCTTCACGCTTGCGCGGCCCGTACTCGCCCCAGTACCAGTCGCCGATGGTGTCGAGGGTGCCGTACTGGTGGCCCTTGTGGACCTTCCCGTACGCCTTGATGCCGTAGACGTTGCCGGTTGCGTGCTCGATCATGAGCATCCCGGACATGTTGTGCTCCGGACCCCGGTCGATCTTGGTGTAGAGATTGCCGGGGATCACCTTGACCATTTCCGCGTCGGCCTGCCACTGGCTGTACTGGGCGGCGATCCGCGCCCTGCTCTGCTCCAGCACCTGGCCGGCCAGCGCCTGGATCTTCTCTTCCTGCGTCATCGGCTCCCTCTCTCAGTTGAACCTTACACTAGTGTAACGTGAGTCAGGACCCGGTTATTCCGACTCCCCGTTGTCGGACAGGTACTGGCGGGCCTCGTCGCTGCCCATGTAGAGCGCCAGCGCCCGCTTCATGCCTGAGATGTAGGAGTAGTTCTCCCGGGTGTCGGGAAGCGTCTCCCGCAGGCTGGTGATGTCCCGCATCACCCGGTCGGGGTACGTCATGTCGGTCATCAGCTGTCCTCCCACGGCCGGGTCTTGCCCTGCAGTGCCAGTGCCGCCGCCCGCATCAGCGGGCTCATGACACGCCAGGACGGCAGCCTGCGGCCCTCGGTCACTGTCTCGATGACCTGCTCCACCAGGGCCCGTTCCTGCGGGCTGGCGACGCTCCCGGCCATGCCGCGTGCCCATTCCAGCGCCTTCGGGCTGACCTGCGCGGTGCCGTTCATGAAGTCCCCTCTCCTGCCGCGTAGGCGGCGTTGATCTCGTTGACCGGGCAGCTCAGGCCCAGGTCACCTGGACGTCTTCTCGGTCAGGTGCGCCGTGCAGCAGCACTTCCCGGGCCATCTTGGCGGGGTCCATGTGCGAAGGTGCCCTGATGGTCATCAGGGCGGTGCCGTTCAGCCTGATGCGCCAGGTGCTCATTTCCGTCACGTTCCTCACGGTTACTTGCCCTCCCCTGCCGCCGCGCGGGCGGCGTTGATCTCGTCGGCCTGCTTCTTGTACCGCTTGAGGGCGGTCAGCCCGGTGATGCCGAGGCTGAACCCGATGTCGTCCCAGCGGTAGCCGTTGCGACGGTGGGCGGCGATGACGCGCACGGTGGCTTCCTCCAGCTGGCCGGCCAGGCCGAGCATGTCGGCGGCCATCCAGGGGTCCTCGCTCACGGCGCGCTTCTCCACCGCCTTGATCTGGCGGCGGAGGCCGTCGATCATCTCCTCGGAGGTCTTTTCCCTTCGGGGCTTGACGGGTGTTCATGCCCGGCGTCCCCTCTCTCTGGGTACACCGCAATACTACCTCCTACCGTACACACGTGTAAAGAGGTTTTGACCTGCGAGGATACCGGGACGGCAGCCGGAAACGACCGCTGCGGGAAATTGAGCGAAAAGACTACCACCCGTGTAGTCCCGGCGTTCGATAACCGTCCTGGGGCCATTTCGGCGGGCCGGGAAAAGGGGGCGAGACACCCGCCGGATGTACTCCGCGCCGGCGCCCAGGCGCGGTATGGTTAGCCACACAAAGCACTGGGGCCGGCCCCGCAGATGCGGACCCGGCCCCAAACCTTTAAATCACAGTCCCCGCTTGGACGAGCGGGCGACACACCAAGCGGGACGTCTTCGTGACGGTCCCTCTGAGGAGCTGTCGTGATTACAGTACCATCCTGCGCCGACGTTTACACGAACGACACGGTTACGCCGCGCCGGCTGCGCCAGGAAATTTCCGCCGTGCCCCTTCCGGCGGTGACCCGGTGAGCATCGAGGCGATCAACTGGGCACTGAACCTCGCCCCCGTCCCCGTCGAGTCCACCGGCAGTCCCAGCAGCCCGTGCGCGTTTGTTCTCCTGGCCCTGGCCAACCACGCCGGCCCCGACGGCACCGCCGCGTTCCCGTCCGTCCACACGCTGGTGCGGTACACGCGCCTAGGTGAGCGGACCGTCCAGAAGTGCCTGCGCAGGCTGGAAGAGGCAAAGCTGATCACCCCGTGCCGCCCGGAGATCATCGCGGCCCACATCGCCAGGGCTGACCGGCGGCCGAACGGCTGGAACCTGGACCTGTCGCTGCTGCGCGACGACCTCACCGAGGATGACGTGAAGGTGCTCGGCCGTCAGTTCCCCGGCCTGCGGGAACGCTACGGGGTGCACCAGGTGCACCCCGTAGAATCGGGGCAAAACGGGCACGGGGTGCACCTGGTGCAGGAACGGGGTGCACCTGGTGCACCCGAACCACCCATAGAACCACCCATAGAACCACCCCCTATATCCCCCACGGGGGATGTCAGTGATGACGGCGGCCTGTTCCCTGAGCCGCCTGGCGCCAGGGTGGCACCCCGGCCGCCGGACCTGGCTCACTTCAGCGAGTTCTACGCGGCGTTCCCCCGGCGGGAAGGGCGGGCCGCTGCCGAGCGGGCGTTCCTCAAGGCGCTGCGAGATGCCAGCGCGGAGAAGATCATCCAGGGCGCCCGCCGGTACGCGGAGCATTGCGAGTACCAGAGAACGGAACGCAAGTACATATCGCACCCTGCCACCTGGCTGAACAAGGGCCGGTGGGACGACGAATACGACGACGAGGACCAGGGCGGCATCCCGCCCTGGGAGCGGTACGGCGCCAGTGGTTACCCGACCCCGGCGAATCCCCTGTGAGAGAGGGAGAAGCACCCGATGAAAATGATCAAGGCACGCCCGACGACGTACAAGGGCATCCGGATGCGGTCCCGGCTGGAGGCGTACTTCGCGGCCATGCTCGATGACGTCTTCGAGGCCGCCTGGGAGTACGAGCCCGTGTGCTTCGCCGGGCCGTCCGGCCAGTGGCTACCTGACTTCAAGATCGACCTGATGGGCGGGCATCCGGAGTACTTGCAATACGCCGAGGTCAAGCCGTGGGTCATGGCCCCGCTTCCGTACGGGCCATTTGACCGGGACTGGCAGGAATCCTGGGAGCGGCAGAACGCGGTCGACGCCATCCTCCTGAAGATGGAGACAGCATGGCTAAGCAGCAGCACGCCGCTCGCCCTGTACTTCGCCGATGTCCAGGGCGGAAAGATCGCCCGGTACCTGGAGATCAACTGCGAGGCCCCCGGAGATCCGTGGTGCTTCGGGTCCGGGGACTGCGCCCCGGAGATCGAGCGGTGCGGGGAGCTTTACCCGGGCCTCGGGCAGGAGACCGCGAGGATGGAGGCCGAGGAGGCCGCGCTGCGGCAGCACAGCCTCAACCGCATGAGGGCCATGGGCGTCAAGACAGGCGGGGTGCCTCGGTGAACAGCGAAGAGGACTTCAGTGAGCCGGTTCACAACATCGAGGCGGAGCGGTACATCCTCGCGGCGATGATGATGCACCCGTCAGCGATTGCGGCGGCGGCGGAGATCCTGGGCGAGGACAGCTTCTACCGTCCCGCGCACAAGGTGATCTTCCACGCCATGGTGATGATGATGGTCGCCGGGGAGCACGTCGACCCGATGACGCTGGGCGAGTGGCTGCGCTCCGACGGCGACGCCAAGGCCCTCGGCGAGGACGGCCTGTACGTGGCGGGCCTGTACGGCATCCCGGCGGTACCGGCGGCCGTGGACAGCTACGCGCGGACGGTCCTCAAGTGCGCCGCCCGGCGGGCCGTCATCGAACTCGGCACCCGGATGATCAGCACCGCCCGCATCGGCGACGTCAACGAGGCGGAGCTGGTCGGGCGCGGCCACGCCATCCTCGACCAGGTACTCACCGGCGGCGGCAGCAGCGACCTGGACATGCCGGGCATGACCGCCGACGAGTTCTGCGACGCCGACGACATCAACGCCGAGCCGCTGATCCCCGGCCTGCTCTACAAGATGGAACGGGTCATGGTGGTCGGCCCCGAGGGGGCCGGCAAGAGCATCCTCAGCCTCCAGATGGGGTTCACCGCCGCGTCCGGCGTGCACCCGTTCCAGCACCAGGTCAGCACCGACCCGCTGAAGGTACTGGTCGTTGACCTGGAGAACCCGCCGCACATCGTGCAGCGGCGGTTCCGGACGTTCCGGTCGATCGCCGCGAACTACCCCGGGTGGGACGGCAAGAACCTGACCCTGCTGCACAAGCCGGGCGGCCTCGACCTCACCTCGCCCCGGCACGCCTACGGCCTCGCCCAGATGATCAAGCGGAGCGGCGCCCAGCTGGTCGTCGCCGGCCCGGTCTACAAGATGATGTGGGGCGTCAAGGTCGACCTGGAGGTCATCGCGCAGCTGGCCGCGTTCTGGGACCGGATGCGGGAAGACTACGGGGTCACCCTGTGGCTGGAGAACCACGCCCCGTACGGCGCCGGGGGCGGCAAGCGCGAGATGCGCCCTGAGGGATCTAACCTGTGGGCGAAGTGGGTTGAGTTCGGGGTGTCGCTGAACTGGGCGGTCAAGGCGCACGGCGGCAAGGAGAGCGGCCTCGACTGGACTTACTTCAAGGGCCAGCGCGAAGAGGGCCGGGCCTGGCCGTCCTGGATCACCCGCGACCCCGCCCCGGGCCGCACCTGGCCGTGGAAAGCCAACTACGGCCGGCCGCCCCTGGCGGTCGCGCCGCGAGACCCCGACGCTGAACGGGAGTACGAAGACCGCCGGTACGGCGACTGAGAGAGGGAAGCAGCATGACCACTACCGAGAACAGCCAGGGCCAGCTGCCCGACGGCTGGCAGGAAGTCGAGTCCGCGACGATCCGCGCGGCCGATGTGTCCGCTGTCCGCTGGACAGGTGACCCGCTGCCGGACTGGCGGCCGGTCATCCAGATCGAGCGGGCAGCAGGAGCCGACCACGTGTGGATGCACATGCTCTCCGCGAGCAGGCACGACCTCGACTCCGAGCAGAGGATGGCCAGGCTCCTGGGCGGCTTCTCCGAGTCAGCCCAGCTGACTGTCCCTGACCTGCTGGGCCTCCGCCAGGTGATCGACAGGCAGATAGCGGCCATCAGGCACGACCAGGAAGAGGAAGCACGCGAGAACACCGTGCGGCGCGCGGCGGAAACGGGGCTGGAGTGACCGCCCGCGACCCGCAGGGCGAGCGGGAGTTCGCTGAGTTCACCGGGTGGATGGAAGCCCAGGGGCATGACCCGGGGGACGACTCTGTCGTGTACGGCTCAGGTGACATGATCGACGCGTTCACCAGCGGAATGCAGGCCCAGCGTGACCTGGATGCCGCATCGCGGAACTGGACTGAGGTCATGGCCGAGCTTGACCGGGAACGCGCCTGGCGGCTGCGGCTCGCCGGGGAGTGCGACGAGGCCCGCAGCGACTGCAGCCGCCTCCGCGCGGTGATCCTCGACGGCGGCCAGCCTGACGCGGTCGTGCGGAGGCGCTGCCTGGCGATCCTCGGGGCTGCCGGCACGCTACCCACGGGCACCCCGCTTGACGTTCAGCGGGCGGCCCGGCCCTGGCCCGGCCACTGGCACATCGAGGGGCCGGCGCACGACTCGATGCTGCACACTCACGAGCACGAGGGCCGCCCGTCGTCCACGGAGCCGCACAGCCACCCGCACGGCGGCCCGGGTCAGGGCTGGACGCACGTGCACCCGCACCGGCACGTCTACGACCTGCCCGCCCTGGAGGCTGACGGTGAGTGACCTGTGGGAGGTGGAGTTCACGGTGCATGCCCCGCCGGTCCCGCAGGGGTCCAAGCACGCGAGGGTATCCAGGAACGGCAAGCCGTTCCTGACCGAGTCAAGTGCAGCGGGCCTGGCAACATGGCGGGGCCGGGTAACCGAGGAGGCGGAGAAGGCGCTCCTGGCGGCGGGGCTGCCGATGCTTGCCGGCCACGCGTTCCTCGACGTCGTGTTCACGTTCCCTCGCCCCGCGTCCCATCACGGGACGGGCCGGAACGCGTCGGTGCTGAAGCCGTCGGCCCCCCTGCTTCCATCGGGAGGACGGGTCGGTGACCTGTCGAAGCTGGTGCGCGCGACCGAGGACGCGCTGACCGACGCGGGGCTGTGGAAAGACGACAGCCTGGTCGTGTGCCTGACCGCGTGGAAGGTGTATCCCGGCGGGCACTCCCGGGCGCAGGGGGTACCCGGCGCCTGGGTGCGAGTCACGGAGATTGCAACGAGAGAGAGTGAGAGTGATCATGGCCAACCCCGTGAAGGTACTGGGCGGTAGCCTGCCCGATGACAGGCACAACGGGCTGTTCGACCCGAAGGTGATCAACGACCTGCTGGGCGCCCCGCGCAGCGCGGTGCTGGTCGTCGCGATCGTCGCCAACTTCAGGACCGAGACGAACAACGAGACCGGCAGCGTCATCCCGGTCCTGAAGTTCCACCACATCGAGGTGGCCGGCGACGGGCCGCTCCGCTCCCAGGCGGCCCACATCCTCCACCAGCTGCACGAGCAGCGCACCGGCGAGATGATGCTCCCGTTCGAACCAGGCGAGGACATCCCCGCGCCCAGCGAGGAGCAGACCGGGGACGGCCAGGAAGAGGGAACAGCCTGATCCCCCCGGCCAGCGGGGACTCCCTCACGTGAGGGGAACGCCCACGGGCGCAGCGGTACGGCGCCCGTGGGCGTTCTGCTGCCCGGCGGACAGGCAGGGTGGGATGATACCCCCAGTCCGCGCCCCGAGAACATCAGGAGTTGCCCCATGTCAACGCCGCCTTTCCGTGTCCCCGGCCTGTACGGGCGCCGCCCCCCGAAGCGGGCCCCCGCGATCCGGTTCGCTGACATCCGCCGCCCCGGAGCCGCACCTGTAGTCCCGGCCGCCGTGGACTACTTCACGCAGGTGAACGGCGGCTGGCTGATGCTCGGCAACGGCCCCGACGACAGCGTCTTCCCGGGATTCCAGGGGGCCGGCGACTGCGTGGCCGTGTGGTGGGCCAACACCCGCCGGATGGTCACGAAGGTGATCGGCGGCACCGAGAAGTACCCAGCCTGGCCGCAGGTGCTGGCGGTCTACCGCACGCAGAACCCGCAGTTCGACCCGGCAGGCGACCCGTCCACCACCGGGCCCGGCTCCCCCGCCGACGGCGGGATGGACATCCAGACGCTCCTGGAGGGACTGGCGAAGGCCCCCGGACCGGACGGCGGGCAGCTCGCCGGGTTCGCCTCGGTGGACTACACGAACCCGGACGAGGTCGAGGCGGCTGTCGCGGCGGGCGGCGTGGTCTGCTACGGCGTGAACGTGCAGGACGCGCAGATGACCGAGTTCAACAACAGCCAGCCGTGGAACCCGGTTCCCGGCTCGCAGGTCGACGGCGGCCACTGCGTCGCCGGCGGCGGCTACGGCACCTCGGCGCCCGGCTCGCCAGCGCAGATGGCAGGCGAGTACAAGTTCATCACCTGGGCGGAGGAAACCAGTTTCACCCCGGCGTTCCTGTCACAGCTGGTCGAGGAGATGTGGTTCCCGGTCTGGACCGAGCAGCTGGGCACGCGCGAGTTCCAGGCGGGCGTGGACGCGCAGGCGTTCGCGGCCGAGTACACGCTGATCACCGGCAGGCCGTTCCCCGTCCCGGTCCCGCCTGCCCCGTCGCCCGCGCCTGCCCCGGCGGGCGCGGCCGACACGGCACTGTGGGCCGCGACGCGATCCTGGGCACTGGAGCTGCACAGCGGGTCAACCGCCAGGGCGGCCCGGTCACTGCGGGTCTGGGGGGACGCCAAGGGCTTCTCCTGACGCCCTCCCCCCAGGGGTTGTACCTTACACTGGTGTATGATACTGTGTGCGTGTTGGGGACAGAGCGCCCCCGGCCCCTGAGAGAGGGAGAAGACGCGAATGAGTGAGATCATCACCCGGGTCCGCAACGCCGGCGTCGAGGAGATCATGGACATCCTCACCAAGCAGCAGGCACGGCAGGCGGACGTCGTCGTCCCCGCCAGCCTGATGCGGTTCGACCGGGGCAACCTGGTCATCGCCGAGGACGAGCGGACCCAGGTACTCACCGACGACGGGGTCCTGTCCGTCGCCGGCTCCTACAACCCCACCACGGTCGGCGACGAGACCCTGGCCACCCGCATCGGCGGTCAGGCCGGCTTCATCCGGCAGATGCGCGACAAGGGCCGCTACGACGTCATCGACCACGTGTTCAACGACCTGCTCCACGGCGGCGGCCACGACGCCGTGGCCGAGGCCGAGTGGGCGCTGCAGCACATGGACGAGACCGGCGGGCTGACTGAGCTGGCCCCGGAGTTCCCCGAGTTCGGCCCGTACGACGGCAAGCTCATGCTGCGGCTGCTGAAGGGCGACGAGGGCGAGGAAGGCGTGCTCCGCGCGGCCCTGTCGAACAGGTTCAAGATCATGGACAACCTGACGGTGCTGCTGGCCGTCATGGAGGGCATCCAGCGGGCCGGCGTCAACGCCGTCCCGTCCGACTTCGACCTGTCCGACAAGCGGCTCTACGGCCGCTTCGAGGTCCCGGACCTGGCCGTGATGGCGCCGAACCTGCTGGCCGGCTACCGCAGCCCGTTCGACGGGATCGGCGGGGCGAAGCGCGCCGGGGAAGACCGCCCCGGGTTCAGGCTCCGCAGCGAGCACGGCCACTGGACCCCCGAGCGGGCGCTGGCCGCCGCGCGGCGCGAGGGGCAGTCGTACGAGCCGGGCCAGGAGCCGGTCGTCTGGGCCGGGTTCGTGGTCAGTAACAGCGACGTCGGCTTCGGCTCCCGTACCCTGTCCCCGCAGCTCCGGGTCCGGGTCTGCCGGAACGGCCTCACCCTGCTGGCCGAGTCGGACCGGAAGATCCACATCGGCGCCCAGCAGGGCGAGGGCGTCATCGACTGGTCCGCCGAGACCCAGGAGCAGGAGCTGAAGCTGATCACCGCCCAGGCCCGCGACATGGTCGCCACCTGGATGACTCCCGAGTGGTTCGGGGCGCAGGTCGCCGAGATCGAGAAGCTGGCCGGGGTTCCCGTGCCGGAGCCGGAGCCGGTCATCACGGCGGTCGCCGCGTCGGTGAAGTTCACCAAGGCGGAGGCAGCGGGGATCCTGGCCCACTTCCAGCGGGGCGGGGCGTACACCAGCGGCGGCGTCGCCAACGCGGTCACGTCCTACTCGCAGACCGTCGAGAGCGCCGACCGGGCGGCCGAGCTGGACACCCTGGCCATCCCGGCGATGAAGGCAGCGGCCAAGGCCGCCGCCTGACGCGGGGCGTGCCCCCTGGCCGAGCCCACGCCCCCGATTCGCAACGGGGGCGGTATGCAGGCCAGGGGGTACATGAAGACCAGCGGGGCGGCGGCGACATCGTCAGCCGCCCCGCTGTACGTCCGGAGGAGGGAGGACACGATGATCCTGGAAGTGCGGGAAGGCGAGAAGCTGCGCGACAGTGACGGCACCAGGCTGCTGTTCAAGAGAGACATCGCGCAGCTGGCCGGGGTGAAGGTCGCCACCATCACCCACCACGACACGGCCGCCAAGAGTGCCCGCCGGGGCGGGCGGACAGCTCACTTCCCGGCGCACGTGACGCGGGTGCGCTACGTGATGACCAAGCGGAACGGGCAGAAGCTGACGGTGATCACCCCGGTATGGCGGGAAGACGTGATCGCCCGCTGGCTGGCGAACCGGCTCGGGCCCGGCGGGCGGGCGCTGGGCAGGCCCCCGGCGGGCAGTCACCAGGCCAGTGACCGGAAGGCATCCTGATGGGCGGCGAGAAGCCTCCTGGCATCCTGACCGAGGAGACGGCCGGCGCGGCGGTCACCGACTACCTGGTCTCGTGCGAGGCGCATCACCTGAGTCCCCGGTACCACCCGAAGGTCGAAAGCGCCTTGAAGGTGATCTTTCACAGGGACAAGACCACTGACGAGCAGCTAATCAGGGACGCGTTCGCGAAACAGCGGGCCCTGGTCACTGAGGTACGGCAGCGGGCACGGCGGCACGAGCAGCGGGACACCCTGCTGTGACCGGGGAACCGCCGGTGACGGACTACAGCAGCCTGAACTGGGTCCGGTCCAGCCTCTGCGAGACCGGCCCCTGCGCGGAGGTCGCGGCACTGCCCGGCGGCGGCGTCGCCATCCGGAACTCCCGTGACCCGGGCACCGTCCAGGAGTACACCCGCGACGAGTGGGCGGCCTTCACGGGCGGGGCCCGGCTCGGCGAGTTCGACGACTTCGGGCAGCCGGCCGGGGATGCCTCAGGCGGGCGTACGCACGAGCAGGAGTTCGGTGAGCCCGTACCCGCCGGCCGCGCAAGAGACGACGGGCCTAACTTCACGCAGGCTGTCGTCTGAAGCGAGCGGCAGGCCGGCCGCCACCCCTGACCAGCCTGCCGCTCCCCCCGCTTGAGAGAGAGGGATAACCCCATGGAACTCTGTGACCTGACAGCGGAGAGCATCCTGAACGTCACGGCCATCGACGAGCGCCTGATCGAACTCGAAGCTGACCTGGCACCCGGCGGCCTTGAAGGCGAGGAGCGGCAGGACGCCGCTGAGGAGCAGCGGCAGCTCACCGAATTTAAAGGGAAGTTCGGGAACGAGTGGGACGGCCTGCAGTTCATCAACGAGTCCTACTGGGACACCTACGCGGCCGAGGAGGCCAGCGGCATCTACGGCGCAGCCACCAGCACCCCGTACTGGGATGACGGAAAGTGGGCGGACGCCATGACCGCTGACTACGGTGAGTCCGAACTCGACGGCACGATGTTCCGCTACCACCTGTGAGAGGAGGGAACCCGAGATGAGCATGACCAAGGCCGAGTTCGTGGAGAACGTGGCCAAGCTGGTGGCGGGCCTGCAAGTGCCCGTTTCACTGATGCCGAGGCAGGCGCTCGGCGCCGCCTACGAGCCATGGAGCAAGCTGCTCGACGAGGTTAACGGCGGGTTCGGCTGGACGAGCGCGGACGCGTGCAGGGAGACGTTCGGCGAGATCGCCGACGTTTCCCTCGGCAGTGAGGCGGGGCTCCCGATGCCTAGCGCGGAGCAGGACACGCGGATAGAGCTGCGTGAGCTGCGCAGGCGGGAGAGAGAGGAGGCCAGTGATGCCACTGAACCAGGCAGGGCTTGACGAGATTCGCAACCCGGCACAAGCCGCATACCTGCCGGAACGGCCACGTTGCTCCCGGGATATGCGTCGGCTGTAAGGTCAGGTGGCCGTGCGACGCGGTGCAGCTGCTGGCGGCAGCTACCGCCGCCTGGGCCTTCCAGGACGCCTGGGGCCCGGTATTTGCCGCAGCGCACGCCGACGTGGGCCTCACCATCACCTGCCTGGAGGCCGACACCGCCGCCGACCTGTTCCGGGTGTTCGGTGACGACGATACTGCGGACGGCCTGCTTGACGGCCATGCGGTGCACGACACTGAGGTGGACAGGCATTACCAGCGGGGCGACCAGGCCCGGCGTGCGGTCAGGCACGTGGCGGAGTTAGCCCCCGGCCAGGAGGCAGCGCGCAATGGCAGGAGTTCCGGCCTTCGTTAAGCAGCGGTACGAGGAGGCGGTCCCCCTGGGCCGCCTCACCCCGCACCCGGCGAATCCTAATCAGGGTGACCAGGGCCTGCTGTGTGAGCTGCTCGATGCCAACGGGTTCGCCGGGGCGGTCCTCGCCCAGGAGAGCACGGGGATCCTGATCGACGGCGAGACCCGCTGGCGGGTCGCCCAGCTGACGGACATGAGGACGCTGCCGGTGATCTGGTGCGACGTGGACGATGACACCCGTGACCGGCTGCTGGCCGAGTACAACGAGTCCGGCCGGCGCGGCGCCAACAACGAGTCCAAGCTGGTCGCCCTGCTCCAGGGCCTCGCCGTCACCCCGCGCGGCCTGGCCGGCGCGGCGTTCGACGGTGACGACCTCGACGACCTGGTGGCCCGCCTCACTCCCCCGGAGCGGGACGGCGACGGCAGCCCGCCGGGCGGGGGCCGGCCGGCCGGCGGCGAGCTGACCGAGATAACCCTGGTGTTCACCGTGGAGGACCGGGCCGAGCTTGGCCGCCTGCTGGAGGACGCCCGGGGTGCCCTCGGCGACCCGGAGGCCCGCGCCGCCGACCTGCTGCTGCAGTCGATGCGCGCCTGGAAGCCCGCTGCCTGGCCGGCCGCCGGGGTGTTACGTTCAGGGGAAAAAGAACGGCCCGGCGGGCTGGGCCCCCGGGCTGCCCCGAGTGCGCCCGCCTGTCTCTTGCGGCAGGGCAGGCGGGCCCCGCGAAACGCGGGCTGTCAAAGCTAGCGCGTTTCCCCAGGCCCAGGGAGTATCCTCATGTGTAAGGAGAACGAGGATGGTCATGGTCAGTTACGGGCCCGTCACCGGGTCATGGGGCATCGCCCTGCCGCTGCCGGTACCTGACGTGCCCCGGTGCGCGCCCGTCATGCAGCACTGGCTTGTCAACGCGCCCGGCTACCATCCCGACCGGGACCAGTATGCCGCCGCCCTGATATCCCTGGCCGACTACCCGGGGCTGGCCCCGCTTCACCGTGCCTTCCCGGGCGCGACCCACGAGTTCGCCGTCCTGCCGCTTGACCCCGGGTACGGGTACCAGAGCGCCGCGACGATCGTGAGCCAGGTAGCCACGGGCACCCTCCACTGGGCTGAGGGGTGCGATCTGCGCTGCCAGGGTCGTTCCGGTGACGCGGACGCAGCGGAAGTAGCCGCGTCCCTGGTCGCCGCGATTGTCTGCCAGGGATGGTCGCCGGACATCACCCCGGACCCCGCCGGCATGCGGTCCCAGTGGCAGTCAGCGTTCAGCCGCAACCTGGCCGAGGCGCGGCAGGCCGACCTGGCCCAGGCAGGCGCCCCGCCGCCGTAAAGCCCCCCTGGGGGGACCGAGAGAGAGGGAGCACGCGCATGGAAATTCAGGCATGGTCATTCGGCAAGACCGTCATCGAGGCGGACCCGGAGTTCACCGAGCCAGCCGTTCGCAGTGCGATCGAGCAGGCAACCGAGGACACCGTCGGCTTCTGCATCGCCGACTACGCCGACACGGGCCTGTCTAACATCTCCCACGACAGGTACGCCCGGGTGCTCGAAGGCAACGGGGCCGTTCTGTGGGAAGGGTGGCTGGAAGGTTACCAGGAGACACCCGCCCAGCAGGAGGCCAGCCGGATCGCCGCCGCGCTGAATGCCGTCAACCCGGCCCAGCTGGAGCAGGTGGCCCGCTGGTTCGGCCAGCACGAGCAGGTGCAGGGCGGCGGGAAGGTGCGGGCGGACCTGCTCAGCTGGGCGTCCCTGATCCGCGAGGCCCAGGCTGTGCTGGCCGGGAACCCGCTCACGCTGCAGGCCGGCCTGTGAGCGGGCTGCTGCGGGTCATCCCGCTCCTGGCTACCGTCGTGTTCCTGGTCGTGCTGTGGCGCAGGGGCTACCGGGGCGAGGTGACCCGCATCGTGCTCGCCGCGTTCACCCTTTACACCGCCTCCCGCGCCATGGGCGCCACCAGCGGCGGCATCGCGTTCCTGCTCGCCCTGGTCTCCTCGGCGTCCTGCGTGGCGATCATCTTCCGCAAGTCCCCTGAGCACAGCTATCAGGGTGCCGGCCAGGACGGCTACCTGGACCAGCCGGAGCCGGCCGGCGACCCCGAGCCGGTGATCGACAGCCGCTACGACAGCGGCGGCCTAGCCGACCGGGTGCGCCGTGACCGGGAGCGGGCCAGCCGTGGCTAGCGGCGACTGGTTCGTCATCGCCAGCGGCCCCGACCAGGGCAAGTGGCACATGGCCGGCTGGCTCCACAGTGCCATCAAGACAGACGACCTGTCGATCGCCGGCGGCGCCGTTGACCGTTCCGGCGGGTGGCTGGCGCTAGGGATCTGCCCGCGCTGCTACGCGCTGGTGCAGACCGATGACCGGCGCGTGTTCGGCGACCAGCAGTGGGCGCATGAGGACTGGCACGCGGCCACCGACCACCCGCACCCGGCGGGTGATCAGGCTGGCCGCGTACCTGGGGAAGCGAGAGGCGGCGGGTGGCAGTGAAGGTTAACCGGGAACTCGCGGTTGCGCTTGTCGTCGGCGCCCTGATCGGCGAGGCGGTGTCCCTGTGGGTGCCGAATCCCTGGCGTCAGGTTCTGCTTGCCGTGTTCGCGGTGACCGCCGTGACCGTGACCGGGTACGTTGCACTGCGCCGGGCAAGGGAAAGGCAGGTCCGTGGCTAGCGCGGAATGCGGCTCGTGCCATGCCGAGGTTGACTGGGCGGTGAAGTGGCCCGAGGAGTTCAATGACCAGGGCAAGCCGAAGACGGTGCCCGTTGACCACGGCTCGCTCGGCGACCCGCAGGGCAGGCTGGAAGTGTGGCCTGTCCCGGTGATCCCGACGTCCACGGGTACTCCCGCTACCGTGCTCAGGTTCCGCTACCTTCGCCAGGGTGAGCGCCCAGCCGGGGGACGCCAGGGCGGTACCAGTCACTTTGCGACGTGCCCGGAGGCAGGCCAGTGGCGCCGGCCAAGGGGAGGGAGAAGCACATGAGTTTCCTGCGCGGCACCCGGTGCTTCGCTGTCATCGTCGGCTGCGGCTACTGGGGCGGTGTCGGCTTCGCGCACCTCACGGGCGCCGCGCCCTCGGCGGCCGGGTCCACGGGGATCGCCGTGGGGCTGCTCTGCGCGATTGCGGCTTCCGCGACGGCGCTCAGCCGCCTCCTGGACCCGCCGAAACCGCCGGCGCTTCCTGCCTGCCGTATGACCCCGGAAGACTGGGAGCAGCTGCGGGCAATGGAGGCCGAGCTTGGCTGGGAGCTGAGCGAGCCGCCGCCCGGCATGACCACGGTCGCCGGTATCCCGGCTTTCCCGCCCGCCCGGCCGGTAGCCGAGGTGACGGCGGTCACCTGGCATTCCCTGTCCGAGCTGCCCGAAGACCGGGAAGCCGGGCACTTCAAGGCACTGGAAAGGGTCGGCCTGGACCAGTGCCCGGTTCCCGATGACTGCCCGTACTGCACGAAGCGGATCGCGGGCGAGATCGCGGAACGGATGATGCGCTCTTTCGGCGTGCCGGGCCCGCAGCTGTCCGGCTCGGGTTTCCTGGCGAGCGGACGGGTGAGCCGGGGGAACGTGACCGCCTGGCACTACAACGACGGCCCGTACCCTGGCAGCGAAGGGGAGGGCCGCCGGTGAACACGGGAATGCGGACCAGGGACGCCGTGATCGGCGGGAAAATGACCGTCGGGGAGATCACCAACGGCCGCCACTACACCGTGACCGCCGCCGACGGGCAGGTCATCGGCGAGGACGTGGTCGCCTGGGTTGCCCGCGTCATCGTCGCCTGCGAGGACGACCCCCCGTACGTGACGGTAGCGGACCGTTTCCCGCCGCTGGAGCCCCCGGCTCCCCCGGCCTGGCGTGGTCCCGCGCCGGGCCGGGGGCTGGCCGGGTAAAAGGGCCGCCGGCGAGTACGCAGGGGAAGCCACCCCCCCCTTCCTGCGCCCGCTTGCCGGCGGCCCGCCCTGTCTTCTGACTTATCACTGAGGAACGCGAGATGAGCACCAGTACCTCCGCAAGCCCCGCTGTTGAACGGCCGGACCCGCTGGCCGGCCTGGTGAGCCCTGCCCAGGCCCGGCCGGACGGCCCGTGCTGCCCCGTGCACGGGCCGATGCGGTTGAAGCCGCGCGGCTGCGGCTTCCTGTGCAGCTGCTACCCGCCGCAGTTCAGGTGCGCCGGGTACGACGGCGAGGGCTGCCCGGTCACATGGAAGCTGTCCGTCGAGGCCCTGGAGGTACTGCGCGCGGAGGCACGGAAGATGACCCGGGAGCTGGCGGCCCTCCGGAAAGCGGGCAGGGAGGCGTACCGTGGCAACGCGGACCTGTGACGGCACCGACCCGAACCTGACCCGCCAGGTTCACGAGGTGGACTACATGCCCCGCCAGATGACGGCATCCCCGGAATGGCAGGCGACGGCCCGGCCGGACTGCGTGGTGATCCGGTGCCAGTGCGGCCTGGTGTTCGACGACACGGAGCGGCTGACGACCTACCCGCACGAGTTCCTGGGCCAGGGCGCCCTGTTCGACGCCGGCGGCGACGCATGCTAGACCTGCTGGTTCACCTGTGGTTCCTCTGGTTCTTCATCACCTGCTCGTTCGGCTCGGTAGCCGGCGCAGTCTGGTTCCTGGTCCGGGGCAGGCAGTGGCGGTGGAGCACCGCTGAGCCGCCCGTTCAGCGGCAGGCGGAGAAAATCCCCCCCGTTTACTGCCGTGGCTGCGGCGAGGTGCACGGGCCACGTCACCGCACCCGGCTGCTGCCGTTACGATTCACCCCGTGCAGACCTTCCTCACGTTCCTCGGCCCGGTCGCGCTGGCCGTCGGCCTGACACTGATCGGCTGGTCGTTCCGCCTGAGCCGGGCAGGCCGCCCCCGCCGGCGCGTCATGGTCCTGGCCGCCGCCCACGGCGCGGCCATCACCCGGGAGACGCGCCCCGACCTGCTGCCCGTGGACTCAGCCAGGGACACGCGGCCCATCAGCCGGCCCGGCACCGGCACCAGGCCGCTCGACACAGGCACGTAGGCGCGCTGGTCACAAGCCGGCGAGCCTGCCCGCCGTGTACCGCACACACGTGTATGATAAGACTCTCTGAGAGGGGGGAGCGGGGCTCCCCCCGTGCCGCGAAGCCCAGCGAACAGGAGCCCCATGAAGCTGATCGAGCGAACCGAGGCCGTCACCGGCGACCCCGCCAAGCGCACCCCGCGCCACGAGATCGTCGAGGTCTTCGGGGAAGACGTCCTCAAGGAACTCAAGATGGCCGCCGACTGCTCCGAATCCGAGAAGTGGGGACCACCGGACCGCTCCTTCCCGGTATGGCCGGTGCAGCTGCAGGCAATGGAAGTCCTCGTGGCCGCCGTTGAGCACGTCGACTCCCAGATGGAGGCCGAGCAGGCCGCCCACGCCGGGCAGGACGACAACGACGACCCCGATGCCGACGAGGGCGGGGTCATGTCCGCGTTCTTCAACGACACCTACGTTCCCGTGGGCGACCTCAACAGCAAGAACCTCCACCGGAAGATCGCCGCGCTCCGCGACCCGCGCAACAACAAGCCGGTGCCCTGCGGCGGCACGGTGGTCGGCGGCGCCGTCCGCTACCTGGACGAACGGCACCTCAAGGAGTTCTGGAAGAACAAGGAGACCGGCCTCGTCGTACCCGTCGCGAGCCGGCCCTGGGGCGCGAACGTCCTGTTCACCGACGGGGCCATGACGGACTACAAGGAATTCGTCTACCGGCTGGAAATGGACAAGAAGCGCTGCCAGTACCTGGCCGAGTTCGAGCAGCAGTACCAGGGCCTCTGGCCAGGCGAGCACTGGTTCGCGGCGATCCTCGGCGAGGGCGACGACCACGACAACACCGTCACCCTTTACAAGAGCATCGCCCGGGACTTCCCCAACCTGCACCTCATGGCGTTCACCGGCGTCCGCAGCGGCCCTGAGGTCGGCGAAGACGTCGCCTACGCGATCCTTAACACCAAGTAAGAGCCCCCGGAGGGGGAGATGCCCGGCGGGCCGGGGTAAGGGGCCCCGGCCCGCCGGCTGCCTTGCCAGGGACAGCACGTGAGAGAGCAGGGAGATGACCAGTTACAGGCAGGCCGCCGCCGTGGCGGTACTGATCACGGCCACGGCAGCCGGGTGCCACAGCAGCAGCGGCGCCGCCAAGGCGTCAGCCGCCGCGACGTCGACCGTGGTCCAGCAGGGCAAGGCAGACGCCGAGCAGTACTTCGGGAAGTGCATACCGGCGTCGGCCGCCGCCCAGGTCAAGCTTGTCGCCAGCCTCGGCTCCAAGTCGGGCCGCGCGGCCCTGATGCAGTGCGCCGGCGTCCCGAAAGACGACCGGCAGGCCGCCGAGGCATGCTGGCTCGGCAACATCGAGCACGGCGGCACGCTGCCCGAGGGCGCCAGCGCCAAGATGTCGGCGCTGCTGAACGACGGCTACCCGTGCGCAGTGAAGTACCGGGCCGGCGGCACCGCGTCCCCGTCAGCGAGCGCGTCGTGAACGCCGCTGCACGCCGCTGGATGTACGGCCTCACCGCAGACGAGTGGTTGCACCTGGCCGCCGAAGGGCACGGCAGCGAGGTGGCCCCGTGCTGCGGCACCATCGGAACGCTGCGGGAGTGGCTGTCGATTCTGGCCGTAAGCCAGGGCGAGGGCGAAGCCGCGCTTTACCAGCCGGAGGTTCTCAACGCTTACGCCGCCGCGCTGGCGGACCATGACGCCCTCGCGGATGCAGCCGCGTTCCCCCTGCTGCACCGCGTGGTGGCCGCCATCCGCGCAGAACTGGAGAACGAGGGCGAGGCGAGTACGCCATGAACGGGCACGCGAAGGAAACCGCCAGGTTCCCCGACGTCAGGGTGCCCCTGAGCACCTACCGGGGCGGGAGCATGCTCGTGGCCGCCAAGATGGTGATCCAGTCCCTGCGCTCCCAGTCTGTCCCCGCCGCCGAGGTCGCCGAGTTCCGGCACGCGGCGCTCGGCTGCATCAGCAGGCGCGAGTTCCTGGAGCTGTGCGAGAAGTGGGTGAACGTCACATGACCGCTCTCCGGACCCCCGGACGGCAGCCCCGAGCCCGCCAGTGGCGCGGCCAGCCCGGAGCCTGGCTTACGGGCCTGCCCGCCCGCCTCCGTGACCGGGTCGGCGACGTCCGCGACGCGCTCGCAAAGCCGCGCGCCACCCTGCTGAACGACGAGGACATCCGGTTCCGCGCCGTCCAGTCCCTGTACTGGTCGGTCCTCCTCGGCCTGGTGTTCGCCCAGATCGCGTTCGGCGTCTACGACGCGGTCCTCCAGGTCGCCTGGGTGCCCGGCCACTCCCTCAAGGCCGCATGGGACGCCAACGGGTTCGGCCTGGTCCACAGCGGCAACTGGGCGCTGTACCGGCACCTGGCGTTCCGTGACATCGCCGGGCCGGCCTGGGGCACCATGGGCGTCGTCACCGTACTGGCCAAGCCGAAATGGTGGGACAAGGGCAAGGACGTCAAGACGTTCAGGCTGGCGACCGCCCCGCTGGTCATCATCGTCGCCACCTACGCCCTCGGCGTACTCGGCGTGTACCTGGGGTTCTTCGGCCTGCCCGACCTCTGGCATCACGCCCTCGGCAGCTGGACGGTACCCGGCACGAAGTGGCTCGGCTACCTGAGCGCCACCAACTTCGTCATCGGCTTCGCCATCGCCCACATCCTGCGCCGCTACTGGGCGCCCGTCGGCGCGGCGCTGCAAGGCGACGCCATGGACCGCAGCGTGAACTCCTGGCAGGCCAGGGCAACCAGGAACGGGCTCACCCTCGACCAGGCCGTTCAGCGCGGCATGCTGCCCGCCTGGGAGAGGCTCCCGCTCGCCCCGCCGGTGCTGCGGGAGCGGTTCGCGAAGACATGGCGGGCGATCACGCGGCTGCACGTCCGCCCGTCCCGCAAGTGGGTCACCCGCGCCGTCCTGGCGGTCATGGCCCTGCTGGTGATCCTCGGCGCCCTCGGCCACTACGTCGCCGGCCACGGCACCCCGGTCCCCTACCTGTTCCCGGGAGCTTAGATGGGGCAGCAGGCGAAACTGAGGCGAAACCGCCGGGAGCTGCTGCGCGAGCAGCACGCCCGGAGCCGGGCACTCAACGAGCAGGCGTCCGCCCCTGAGACGCAGGCCCGCCTCGCCGCCCTCCACGACGAGGAGTGCGGCCGGCTGAAGGACGGGGCCAAGTACGACCAGTACCGGGCGCTGTCCGCTGCCGGGTGGAAGCAGCGTGAGCAGAACAACGACGGTATCGGCACCTGGGACCACCGGGCCAGGAAAATGCGGATCATCCACTCGGTTGCCCGCGAGCTGGACGGCCAGGTGTGGGGGCACGTGTCCCTGTCGAACAAGGCCAACACGATGCCGACCTGGTACGAGGTACGGAACGCCGGCTGGCTGCTGTACCCCGGCAAGTTCGGCATCGTTGTCGTTGCCCCCGAGTCACGGCACGTCAACATTGCGAACGTCGCCCACGTGTGGTTCTGCCTGACGGCGCCGTCCTGCCCCGACTTCAGTCACAGCTCAGACGGGTTCAACTCGATATGAGCCGGGTCACTCCCCCGCTGGAGCCGGGCGACAGCGACGACGTGGACGGTAAGTTCCGCGTCCCGCCGCTGTTCGCCCTGCTGGCGGTCGCCCTGGTTGTCCTGGTGGCCTTCGCCTGGCTGCTCGTCACCCTGATCCAGCACCTCCGGTAACCGAGAGGGGAACCGCATGGAACCGCAGGACTTCGCCCGCGTGCTACGGGAAACCGAGGTGACGATCGGGGCGAGCGGCAGCAACCTCCTGGCCAGGCACCTGCTGCTCGCCATGGCCCGCGCCTTTGACGACCTCGGCCGGGAAGGCGGCCGGCCGCCGGTCGTAGAGGGCCGCACCCTGCCGGAGTACATTACCCCGGCCCGCCCGGTCTACCGGACCCGCTGGATACCGTTCACCCGCGACGCTGACGGCATAGTCCTGGACCCGCCGCCCGGCTGCCGCCCCCTGTCCCTGGTACCCGCCGGATCGCGCGGCTCCAGGTACCTGTGCCTGGTCGAGGAGAGGACCCTGTTATGTGCGTGTCAGTTGGCGTGGCCCACTTCGGCTGCACCACCCTGGCCGGCTGGCGTTACCAGCCCCGGCAGACCCACTGCCTGATGTACGGCAACGAGCCGGCGAACCGGGCCGGCGCGCCCAACGCGATGATCCTTCACATTCCGGTCGCCCCGAACACAATGCTGACCCAGGCAAACTTCATCCCGACCGACGGCCTGCGCCGGGTCACCAGCGACATGTGGGCGGCCGTGCCTGAGCGGGAGGAACTGGACCGCGAGGTCCGCCAGTACGGTAGCCCCAGGTCCAAGGCCCTGGTCACGATGTTCGATATGGGTGCGTACACGTGGGTGGCGGCGAACCAGGCCAGCAGCCGGGCGATCAGCGACGCCCTCGAATTCGTGCGGCCGGAACGGCGCCCGCACGTCGCCTGGCCGCTGATCGACTTCTACCTGCGGACCTGGCCGGACGACGCCCTCGCGATCGGCTGCTTCAATCAGGCTGGCGGGGAGGCCACCGAGCCGACGTGCATCGAGTACGTGCCCGCCGACTGGAACATCCTGCGCATGCCGGCGGTCGACGCCCACGGCGAGGTTCCCCGGTTCGATCAGCCGGTCCTCGTCAACCACCGGCTCATCGTCGGCACCGACGAGTTCTACCTTGGCGGGCACGTCCGCTACAGCGAGACCATCCGGATGGATCACCGGCTGGCCGAGGTGCTGCCACGGCGGGTCGTCGGCGCGGAACTGGGGCACATCCCGATGCCGAACGGCGACTTCTACGTCGACTTCAACGGGTTCAGGCGCCCCGCCGGCCGGGACGAGGTGGACGTGCTACGCGCCCACGGGCCTGAGCTGACGCCCGCCGCCGCCGAGATCCCGATGGCAATCAGGTGAACAGGGAGAGTCAAGTGGACCTGCGAGAGTTCGAGGACGACGACGTCGAGCTAGTTGACACTGTCACCTGCAGGAACGGGTGCCCGGAAGGATGGCTCGGCCGGCACAAGTTCTCCTGCAGCCTGGCTGGCCAGTGGCTCTACTACGGCCGGCCCGCCCTGGTGCTCGGAGAGAGTGCCGACGGGCAGTTCCTGTGCCTGTACGTGGCAGGCGGCCTGCCGGAGGAGCAGTCGCACCTCCACGTCAGCTGCCAGTCCGAGGCCGGAAAGATGCCGTCCCGGGTTGCCTGAATCACCTGCCCCGGCGGTCACGGCGGTGCCAGTATTGGCCAAGCGCGTCCCCGCTCCCTGCGGGCGCAAGGCGGGGGCGCGCGTTCACGTCCCGCCGCAGGAAGGGCCCGCAGGCTGCTCATGGGAGACGACCGGATCGACATCGTCTCGACGCGCGACCCGGACAGGGACCCGGTCTGCGAGTTGACATGGGGTCCGCTGCAGTGGTACGCCACCGTCCCTGACGTGCGGGAAACAGCCCTGGACCTGATGACGTGCGCCGCCTACGCCGAGATGATGATGACGCTGATCACCGACGCGGGGCTGCCGCCAGAGGTGGTCGCCCGGTTCACCACGGTCCTGCTGGAAGGCCGTGAGAAACGGTACTTCGGGGCGGCCACCACGCTCCGGATGATGCCGGCCGGGGCGTCAAAGCAGAAGCAGCCCCTGGTGCTGCTGAAGCGGGGCTCGATGGACGGGATGCTGAAGCCGGACGAGGCTCGGGAGATGGCCCTGTACTGGCTGGAGACTGCCGAGGCGACCGAGTCTGACCAGCTGGTCGGGGAGGCGCTGCGGGCGGTGGGCATCTCCCCGGAGTCGGTGGCGTCAGCGTTCGGGTACCTGCGCCAGCTGCGGGACCAGCCGGATTAATCAGCACATGTAACCCCCTGGTACCGTATGATCGCACATGGTAACCTGAGGTCTCCCCCGTTACCCGGCGAGAGCCGAGCGGCGCGCGGCCTGAGGGAGGCTGCAAGACAACCAGTTCGTCTAGCCGCGAGGTCGACAGGTACAAATCCCCCTGTGCAGGGGAGCGGACTAAGCGGCCCTGTCCGCGAGCTTGCAGGCAGTCGGGGGGACCACCCCCTACCGGGCCTTTGGTGCCGGGGAAAACCCGGGGCGGGGCGCGCGCCTGGTGTAGCCGTGCGCGCGCCCCGCCCGTCAGCCCCGTGCGGAGGGGCCTGGTGGCGGAGATCAGATTTGAACTGATGACCTTCAGATTATGAATCTGACGAGCTGCCTAGCTGCTCCACTCCGCTGTCTGGCATGATAACCCGGGCCTGGCCGTAACGGAACGGCAGGGTTACGATACGGGGTGCGGCCCGGCCTGAAGTCCTTCGGAGTATCACGGGCCGGGCCGCGCCACCCACGGCCCTGACCTGCCGGAGCCCGCCAAGCAGGTTAGGGCCGTTGCACGGGCGCAACAGCCGGCCGGCACCCGGTGACCGGGTCACGGTCCCCGGTCAGCTCCGGGTCGTCCCGCGCGGCTTTCCGGCGCTCCGGGTCATGCGACCACAGCCCGCGCGGGTCCAGCAGGTTCAGCACGTGGGCGACAGACACGTGCACGTCCTGACCCGGCGCGGTCGCCGCGTAGCCCTGCAACGCGCCGCGCACCCGCGCCACCGTCTCCAGAGCCTCCGCCGCCGCGTCTCTTCGTGCCCTGAACAGCATGACATCTCCCTTACACTAGGGGGCCGAGATGCACCGGCGGGCGGCTCCCGTTCGGCGGGGGCCGCCCGCGCCTTTCTACCCGTCCTGGAGGATCAGCCGGCCGGCGAGCGCGGTCCCGTCACGGGACAGCGCGTCGGTGACGTAGATCCGGTACCAGCGGTTCCCCCCCACGTCGCTGCGGGGAATGTCCCAGGTGAGCAGCCCGCCCGCGCTGTTCGTAACGGTCAGCCCGTTCCCGATCGTATAGGTGACGCCGGCGTTGTCGGCGGCAACTGCCGTCTGCTTGAGGACAGCGGTCACGGCGGTAACCGCGCCGATGTCGACCGGCTCCGGCACCTCCCCCGGGGCGGGCGGCTGTGTCAGGGCAACGGCGAACTGCAAGTCGTCACCCGCGATCAGCACCTCCCCCTGGGCGGGCAGGTTAACGATGGTGGTCACTGAATACTCCCTCCGTAAATCCCGCTGGCCGCCGCGCTGCCCCCGTACAGGGGGAAAGCGAGCATGATTGACCCGCCGAGCAGCGCCTCGTCGACGACCAGCCCGGCTGAGACCGCGCTCAGCGTCCCGGACCCGGACATGCTAGTCGTCCCGGTGAAACCGGAAGCGACAGACGCGCCCAGCGTTCCCAGCCCGGTGACGCCCAGCCCCGGGTAGACGGTGTCCGTTCCCGTCGCGCCCAGCAGCCCCGAGCCCGACAGCTGGGCCGCTCCCGGCACCGTGACCCCCGGGGACACGGCGAGGGCGCCCAGCCCTGCCAGTCCCGCCGCTCCCGGCACCGCCTTGACGGCAGCGGCAGCCAGCAATCCCGTGCCATTGAGTCCCGCCGCGCCGGCGTAGACCCCGGATGCCGGGGCCACCAGGGTGCCCGACCCTGACAGGCCGGCGCTGCTGCTGAACTGCCCCGACACTGTCCCGCTGGCTGTCAGCGTGCCGGAGCCGGCCAGCGGCGCGGCACCAGGGACAGTCTTGAACCCGGCGGCAGCGAGGCTCCCGGTGCCGCTGATCCCGGCGGCACCCGGTGCCGTTTTCTGTGCGGCGGCGGCGAGTGAGCCCGTGCCGCTGAGCGCTGCGGTTCCCGCGTACGTGACGACGACGGCAGAACTTAGCGTACCCGTGCCGGACATTCCCGCAGCCCCGGCGTACGTTCCGGATTCTGTGGCGGTCAGCGACCCGGAGCCGGACAGTCCGGCGGCACCCGGGACGGTCTTCTGGGCCTGGGCCGTCAGTGTTCCCGAGCCCGACAGCCCGCCCGCACCGGGCGCCGTCTTCTGCCCGGCGGCGGCGAGGGCCCCCGAGCCCGACAGGGCAGCGGCGCCCGGTACTGCCTTCTGTCCCGCTGCCGTCAGCGAGCCCGTGCCGCTGAGGCCGGCCGCGCCCGCGTACGTGACGGCGGGGGCAGCTGCCAGCGTGCCCGTGCCGGACAGCCCGGCCGTGCCGTAGTAGGTGCCTGCCTCTGTGGCCCCGAGCGTCCCCGAGCCGGTGAGCGTCACAGACCCGGGTACGACCTTGTACCCGGCGGCCCCGAGCGTCCCCGACCCGGTCAGGGCCGCCGCCCCGGGCACCGTAACCGGCGGCGGCGCCAGGGCGGGCACCTGCGGCGCGCAGAACTGGAACGCCATCGGCGACTGGCGACCCGGCGGGCCCGGCGCGGGCAGCGCAGGCGGGGCTACCGTGGGGAGGGGGGTGACCTCCAGGTCAACCCAGTAGTTCTGCGACTGGTTGGTGCCAGCGCCGACGGCCGCGTACAGCTGCGGGAAGTCGACCCCGCCGCCCGGGAGCTGCCCGAACGGCGGCTGCGCGTTGATCGCCACGCCGGAGGAGTACGGCGGCGTGGCACCCGGCGCCGAGGCGTTGTACGTCCACCCGGACGTGGCTGACGGCTGCGGCGGCGCGTACAGCGGCCCCTGCGTGATGCCGTTGGCGCCGACGCCGCCGGAGCCGCCCTGGCCCCAGTAGTTCGTGGTCGCGTCTTTCGGCGCCCACGACCCGACTGTGCCGTTCGAGTTGTATACCGACACGATGTAGCTGCCGGCGGGCAGGGTCGTGCCGCCGGCGAACGACGCGGAGATCCACCCGCTGCCGGCCGCGCCCGACCACGACGGCGACGCGATGACCGCTACCTCAAGGCCCGAGGAGGCAGACCACACCGACGCCCGCGTTGCCAGGTTGGCGGCGCCTGACTGGGAGTAGTACCAGACCTTGTTCAGCGTGCAGGGCTGGCTGAGGTGAACCTCGGTGCCGACCGTGTAGTCGACGGCGGAGTCGCCGGCGATCGTCGGGTTGGCGTCGGCCTTGTTCGGCCACAGGCGGTAGCTCCCGCTGTAGCCTGCCGGGGCGGTGTCGCTGATAGAAACGTCAATCCAGAAGTTGCTGCCGCCGTCACCACCGGAGTCCGTCTGGTTCGGCATGTTCACCGACGGGTCCGCGCCCGCAGTCGAGAACAGGCCCTGTCCCAGCGAGTACGGGGCCGGGAGGGTGCCGGTCTTCCCCGAGTAGGCGACCAGCGGCCCGTTCGTGATCCCGGCAGCGTACGTGTCGCCGGAGTTGTACATGCTGTTGGTGTCGGAGAAGTTGCCGGTGAACCCGGCTGCCGCGACGTACACCGAGCCGTTGGTGCTCGTCACCGGGTCGAACCCTGGCGCGAGCAGAAGCGGGGTCGCCAGCGGCACGAAGTTCCACGCGCTCGCCGTCAGCGTTCCCGCCGTGACGGTGCTGCCGGACACCACCGACCCGCCTGAGCTGGAGGTCAGCGACCACAGCGCGAACTTGACGCCGGTTGTCGGTGCGTTGGACGCCACCCACCACCAGTAGCCGCTGAACCAGGCGCCGCCTGTCGTAACGGTGACGGCCACGCCCGCCAGGAAGCTGCCGCCGTAGCTGATGGCCGTAGCCGGGCCGCTAGTAGACGGGAACAGCCGGTAGGTGGTCACGCTGCACGCCCTCCCTCGCGGGCCGGGCGGTAGCTAGTCGAGCGCTTCCACGATCCACTGGGTGAGCTGGACGGTGCCCGACGCGGCCGACCCCACGCACCGCAGGCTGATCCCCTGAAGCTGCGTGGTGTCCACGGCCGCCGCCGTCTCGCCCGAGGCTGAGGGCAGGTACACGTTCACCCCGGCTGAGGCCGTGTTGATCGTCTGCGCCGTGGCCGGCACCGGGGAGATCATCATCTCGGCCTGCGAACTGACCGTGTTACCGGACGAGGCCACGGCCGTGCACCGGATCAGCCCGTGCAGCGACCAGGGAATGCCGGTTGTCGCCGTAGCGTAGCTGTTCAGCGTCGCGTGCGCCCCGGTCAGCGCCACGTAGGTGCTGCCCGAGTTACCCACCCGCGCGTTGAGGGAGAACGCGAGCGTCCCGGCCGTGGTGGTGGTGGTGATGTAACCGCGCGCAGTGACCCGGACGTTCAGGTACGGGTACCAGCCGTACGGCAGTCCCGCCGGCTGCACCTGGGCGACGTCAGCGGAGCCGCCGGCGACCGGGGACAGCGTCGCGGCTGTCGCGCTGACCGTGTACGCGGCGCCCGCCTGCGGGCTTGCCGGGTTGAGCAGGCTCACCCAGCTCTGGCTGGCCACGGCCTTACCAGGCTGTCGCGTTCACTGTGATAGCGCCCGCCGCGAACTGCACGGTATCGCCGTTGACCACGCCGGTGATGTTGGCCGTCAGGGTGCCGATCAGCCAGCGCAGCGCCGTGCCGGCGGTGTCCCAGATCTCCACGCCGACCACGGTGGTCCAGGTGCCGGTGGCGTTCCAGGTGACCGCGTTCGCGGAGGTGCCGGACGGGGAGCTGGACGAGAACGACCCGAACGGCGCCGACGCGCCCAGCGTCGACCCGAGCGCCGTGTAACCGGGGCAGTTCGACCCGGTTGCCTCAGTCCCGTTGGATCCGTTGACGTTCGCGTTGCCCGAGCCCATCGCTGTCATCAGCCGCAGGTGGTACGGCTGGGTGATGGTGATCGCCGAGGCACCGTCGAACGCCCAGTTCAGGATCGACGCGGCCCGGCCGGTGTCAGTCATGTACGGCATGTCAGACCACCAGCTGCAGCGGGCCGACGGTCGGCAGGTGCAGGATCGGACGGCAGATAGTGCAGCCCTCGGGCCGTTCCGGCTGCGTCGGCGGGTGCCAGCACGGCTGGCCGGGATGGTTAGCTGCCTCGCACTCGGGTGCGCTCAGCACCGACGCGCCGTGGTGGTGGTCGACCTGGCAGCAGTCGCACCAGGTGTGGGCGTGCGGGTCCTCACCGGGCGGCAGGCTGATCAAGGCCAGGCACTGCTTGCACTGGTACTGCAAGGGGTCCTTCCCCGGCCAGCAGCCCACTGCCCTAGCAGGATCATAGCCTGCGGGAAGAGGCTGTGATCAGGTTGCGGGGTTACCCGCCGCACTTGTAAGCAGCGGCAGTGCGGTGCCGCACTCAAAGCAGAACTTAGCCCTGGCAGGATTACGGTTCCCGCATGTGCATCGCGGCCAGGGCCGCTGACGCCTGTTCCGGTTCTGCGTAAGCACCGTTGACCACTGCACGTTGCCCGGCTCGTAGTTCCCGTTGTTGTTGATCCGGTCAAGCGTGTAAAGCGGCCGTCCGTTCGGGTACGCGCCAGCAGGACGGAGGCCAATGCTTGACTCAATATCCGCAACGAATGCTCGCACGTCATGCCAGCGGTCACAAACCCTGATCCCCCGGCCGCCGTAACGGGGCCAGTCCTTGTCGGCCGACTTCTCGCATCGTGCCAGCATGGCTGACCAGGTATAAAACAGCTGGTGTCCTGTCATGCCGTGCGTTATGGCAGGATTAGCTTCCCTGTTCCTGCGGCTTACCATCTCCGAGCGAATGCAGCCACACGATTTTGAGTTACCCGAGAAAAGATCTCCGAGAGACACCGTTCGCTCGGTACCGCCGATGCAGGAGCATCTGACGAGGGCTCCCCGGCGGTTGTGTCCGACGCGGACATCCGGATCTATTACTAGCCATCGCCCGAAGCGCTGGCCAGTCGCAACCGTACGGTTGGACCCGCGCCTCCTTGGGGAAGACGCAGTCGTGCGATCAGGGTCAACGGTACTATTATTCATGTCAGCCTACCAGCACTAGGTTGTCACTCAGGGTGCCTGTTCACGCAGGCACCCTGCTTCTATCTTAGGGGGCCGGCGTCACGTACTCGCCGTAGTTATCGGGGTTAGTATCGTGTTTTCCATTTGGAGTAGCCCGGTAAGTGACTGGTCAAGGTTCTGATATGGCGTAACTGTGGCAACTTGCGCGAAATCATCCCACGAGTAGGCACCCGTGATGAAAGTGACAGGAAATTCGGGCGTCACCTCGCCGCCGTAGCCGAAGTCGGTGAGGACCAGCTGGCACATGGTGCCGGCCTGGTCGGTACCGGGGTCAATGGGCTGACCGCCCATGGTGAGCAGCTGCCCGTAGGAGGCGGTGAACGGCCCCGCGAAGCTGGCCGCCTGGTAGATCGCGAGGACGTAGTTGCCGACTGCCTGCGCCGCCGCCGATGACAGCACCCCGACGTCGGACAGGTCGATGTACGTTTCGAGGGAGCCGTGCGCCGCGACCGACGCCGTGTCCTGCGCCAGGACCACGTCGTAGGACGCGGCGGTGCCCGTCGTCGAGTTGTCCGCGACCGACATGTACCGGATGAAGATCGAGTTGATGTAACCGCCGAGCGTCCGGGACACCGGCGTGGTGCACACCAGCAGCCGGCTCGGCACCGTGGGCAGCGGCGCGACGCCCAGGCTGTTGCCGCCGTAGCTTCCGCCCGGCTGGCTGTTCACGTACCAGGCCAGACCGCCCCGGGTGCAGATCAGGGCGAGGAACGCGTTCACCGTCTGGGCGCCCGGGTCGGTGGCCTGGCCGAACCAGAACTGGGAGAAGTACGGGGAGGAGTTCAGCCCGGGGTTGGACCACGGCAGTCCCCGGGTGATTGCCCGGTTGATGATCTCGTCCGGCTCGTCCTGCGGCCAGGTGTCGTCAACTGAGTAGTAGGCGACGAAGTTCGCGGCCAGGCTGCCCGCGCCGACAGCGGTCAGCGTCCACCCGGACGCGGTGGCCTGCGGCTCGTCCAGCTTCCCGTACCACACCTGGTGCCCGCCCCGGGTGACCTTCACCTGCCAGCCCGGATTGAACAGCTGGGTGCGGTAGGCGGCCGGGACCATGAGCTTGCAGGTCATCTGGTCGCAGCCGCCCGGGTAGTTGTAACTGTAGGTCAGCGCGGTGACCTGGCCTAGGGTGCCGAGCCACTGCCAGTTACCCGACCCCTGGGGGGCGACGGCCACCTGGCTGGAGCCGGGGAGCGCCTGCGGGGTGGAGGCCCCGCCGACGCCGTTGACCAGTCCGCCTGCCACCTGCGGGATGGACAGCAGGCCGACGCCGGTCATGCCGGCGGTAAGGCCCAGCTTCAGGGTGAGGCCGAGCGTCCCGGACCCGGCAAGCCCGGCGGTCTGCTCCTGGGTGCCTGTTTCCAGCAGGCTGAGGCTGCCTGACCCGGCAAGCCCGGCAGTCTCCGCCCAGGTCTCGGTCGGGGTGCTGGCCAGGGTGCCGCTGCCCGCCAGCTGGGCGTCGTCGCCGAGGACCCCCGCCACGGCGGACAGGCTGCCCGACCCGGTCAGGGCCGCGAACCCGCCCTGCGCCCATGTGCCGGACAGGGTGCCGGACCCCGTCAGGCCGGCCGACCCGGCCATCACCCAGGACGCGCCCAGGCTCCCCGATCCCGTGAGGGCTGCGGCCCCCGACACGGTCGTGGCAGCCTCGTACAGCAGCACCGCGATACCGCTCGTGCCGTCGCCGGTGTCCCCGAGGGCCGGGTGCTGGGAGGAGCTGGTGCACGCGGCGTTGTAGACGAGCGGGTTGCCGTTGCCGTCGAACTGGTACGTGTAACCGCTGGTGCTGCCTGAGGTCCCGGTTCCGTTGTCGAACAGGAAGCAGTGGTACAGCTCCCCCGCGCCCTTAGACGGGTTGCACGTCGGGCAGGTCGCCCCGCTGGACACGTCGATGGTTGCCGAGGTGTCCAGCGTGACGCTCGCGTACCCGGCGGTAGTGGAGTACTCCTGCCAGCCGATCCGCACCGTCGGGCTGCCGGCCGTGGTGACGGTGACGGTCGCGGCCGACGCGGCGGTGACCTTCCCGATGAACACCGTCTCCGCGCCGGAGTTCGCCGTGAACGCCGTGTGCGGTGCCAGGACGGTCCAGCCGCCGCCGCTGTTGATGTTGCTGCTGCTCGCGGCCGTCGCGTAGTCAGCGGCCGTCTCCGACCAGACCGACAAGATGATGAAGTGGTTGACGGCGCCCGGGGTCAGGGTGAACGTCTTGGCCGTGGCCGACCCGATCGTCCCTACGCCCGCGAACGTCACGCTGCCCTCTCAGCTAGTTGGTGACGTGCGCGTTGACGAGGACATTGGCGATGTTGTTGATCACGTCAATTACCTGGTCCTCCCAGGGGGTGCCGTGCGAGATCGGGTACCCGCCCGGCCGCGACTGGCCGCCCGCGTAGCTGCCAGAGTGAGAGCCGGAGAACGTGCCGGAGAAGTTCGCGGCGGACAGGGTGCCGTCGGCGGACAGGCCGCCGTGGCTCGTGAAGCCGTAGCTGGACATGGCCCCTGAGGAGGCGACAGCGCCCGCGTTGACCTGTCCCCCGACCGTGTGGTTACCGCCGACGGTCATGTTGCTGTCCACGGCCAGGTTCCCGTGCGTGGTGTGCCCGTAGTCGGTGGTGGCGCCGCTGGCCGCCAGCGTCTGCGTGTTGACCTGCCCGTTCACCGTGTGACTTCCGTTGACGGTGACGGGGCCGCTGATCGTGCCGCCGGTTTTCGGGAACGCGTTCGCCGCCTGCGGGCCGATCGTGGTGATGATGGAGTTGACCCGGTCCTCCACGCTGCGGGTCTTCGGCGTGTTCGCCAGGCTCGTCGAGGCGGTCAGCGCGGTCAGCGCCCACAGCAGGGTGACGACCTCGTTCTCCCGGCGCAGCGCCCGCTTCGCCATGTACGCGGCCAGCAGCGCCAGCCCGAGCAGCAGCAGCTTCCTCATCACTGGGTCCGATCGAAGTAGTAGCACGCGTAGTAGCTCAGCGACACGTTGGGGGCGGAGCCGTCGGCGCAGTACACGAACAGCTGGTTGTCGCCGTCAGCCGGCTCAACGTACAGGGGGCCGCCGGAGATCGCCTGGCAGTTGTCCATCACGCTGATCGCGTCGGGACGGCCGCCGGAGGAGCCCATGATGCGGCCCAGCGACACGTTCGGGTCGGGCGCGTCGATGTAGTACGACGTGTACGCCTGGGACGGCTCGCTGAGGACGACGCACTGGCCCATGGTGTCGAGGAACAGGCAGTCCCAGAACCTGTCGCCCGTGTTCGAGTCGGTGGGGCTGACCGTGTAGTATCCGCCGATGTTGTCCGGTGCGACCGCTTTCGGCGGCAAGGTGAGGACTCCGGCGCACAAGATGCCGTTGGTTACCTGGGACGGTGACACGGTGACCGGCAGGGTGGCCACGCTGTAGCCCGGCCCGCCCGCGTACTCGTACTGGGTGACGGTCACGTAGATCACGCGGGGGGTCGTGCTGCCGCTGCCGCCGGACCATGACGAGTTGACCAGGTAGACGGTGTAGGTGCCGCTGAAGTCCGAGTTAACGCCGGTCACTGGCTGCGGCATCGTGTACTGGTGGGTTCCGTCGGGTGCGTCGCTGCCCCCGCCGACGCTCACCATCGGCTGGAACGTCTTCGCCGCGCCGAGCGGCGGGCGGTGCACGATCAGGGACTTGAATGCGGCCGGGGAGTACGGGGTGATCTTGATCTGCCCGTTTCCGCCGCCGCCGCCCGCCACGGTGGTTCCCGAGGAGTCCGCGCCGCCGCCGCCGCCGCCAGGAGCGCTGCCCGCTGACCCTGCTGACCCGGCCGTGGCGCCGCCAGCTCCTCCCGCGCCCCCTCCGGCAACCGCCGTGCCGCCCGCGCTGGTGGGGGCTCCGGTGGTGGCCGGGTAGGTGAGCCGCACCTGCCCGGCCGCGCCCGCGCCGCCGCCGTACGAGCTGTAGTAGCTGCCGCCGCCGCCGCCGCCAGGCGCGGTCCCGGCTGTGCCGGCCCCGTTGTTGGCCCCGGACCCGTTGCCGCCCGCACCGCCCTGCGCCGGGGCGACGGCCCCGCCGGGACTGCCTCCCGTGTTGCCCTGCGAGTAGGGCCCGGCCGAGGACCCGCCGCCTCCCGTGTAGGGGTAGGCGTTGCCGCCGGCGCCGCCGTTGTACCCGGTGGTCCCGGTTCCGCCGTGACCGCCGGTGCCGCCGCCGCCGTACCCGGTGTCCTGCCCGCCTGAGCCGCCCTTGGCGATGACCGTGTAGCTGTCGCCGGCGAAGCTGGCCTGGCCGCCCGCCGACCCGTTCCCGGCGCCGGTTCCTCCCGCGCCGCCGGGCGGGACCACGATCGTGTAGTAGGTGCCGGGCGTCACGCTGACCAGGGCGTTGCGGTACTCGCCGCCGCCGCCGCCCGCCCCGTTCTCCCCGGTGCCGCCGGATGCCGCGCCGCCGCCGCCGCCCCAGCACTCGGCGAGCACCTGGAAGACGCCTGCCGGGCACAGCCACCCGGACCCGGACCCGGTGTACGTGCCCGCCGTGGTGAACAGCACCGACCCGGACCCCATCGGCGTGTTTCCTGCTGAGCTGGGCCCGGCCGACGACCCGCCGCCGCCGCCGTACGTCCCCGCAGGGTTCGCGCGGCCCGCCCCGCCGGGGTACTCCACCGAGTTCACCGACCCGGAGCCGCCCGCTCCCGCTGACGTCCCGTTGGTCGCCACTGACCCGCCGCCGTTCGCGATGACCTGCAGCGTGCCGCCGGGAGCCGGCCCGAACACCGTCTGCTGGCCGCCTGGGGGTGACGCCCCGGGGCTGTCTCCGACCCCGTTCACGTACGGGATTACCTGGCCCGCGCTCGCCGGGAACACCAGCTCCGCCGCGTACTCGGCACCGCCGGCCCCGGCTCCCTGCCCGGCCGAGGTGCGCCCGGCACCGGCGCCGCCGCCGCCGGTGCACTCAACCTTCAGGTACGCGGTGCTGCTGGGAACGGTGTACGTCCCGGGACCCGTCGCGGTGATCGTCGTGGGGGTGCCGGCGGTCGGGGGCTGCTGGAACGCCATGCTCACCGGCGCCCGCGCTGTCCCCGCTACCTGGTAGATCGTGTAGACCGCGCCCCGGGTGACCGGGCTGACGTACTGGGAGCCGGGGTAGGCGGTGAGCGCGTCCAGGTACGCGGTGACCTCCGACAGCCGCAGGACCCGGTCGCTCCGGTTGGTGACCGTGAGAGCGTAGGCGGCAACGGACGCGTAGTTGAACGTGACGCTGTTCTGCGGCACCGGGATGGTTACCCGGGTGAACGCGGGGGCCTGCGCCGAGTTCGACACCGGCAGCCGCAGCCCCGTCCGGGCGAACGACAGCGTGCCGCCGCTGGAGTCGGTCAGCTTCACCGCGACGGACACGCCGTGCGTCTTGCCGGGGAAGTCCAGGTTCGCGTAGTACCTGCTGCCGAGCCCGAACCACATCTGCAGCGACGTCATGTCCGTCAGGTTCAGCGGGGCGGGGAACGCCGACCCGTAGGTGAGCGGCGTGTTCTGCCCGCCCGGGTCGCCGAACGCGTCGGGGTCCCAGCAGCAGGTGTACGGCCCGATGACGCACTGGCTGGACCGGGAGCACTGCGCGGAGGAGATCGTCGCGAAGTTGTCGAGGGTGACCGGGGCGGGCGGCGGCGGGATGTTCGGCGACGTCGGGGCGGGCGAGGAGAAGCTGATCTGCGTCTGGGTCGCTGACCGGCCGTAGGGCAGCGCTGGGATGGTGACCTGCACCTGGACCCCGCACAGCTCCTTCTCGAACAGCGTGTTGAACACCGGGACGGTGGGCTGGGCGCGGAAGCAGTCGAGCAGCATCGGCAGCGGCAGGTTGCCGGGGTTGCCCGCGTACGGGTCGCGGGTCCAGGTGATCGTGAAGTAGTCCTGGTCGATGGTCTGCTGCAGCAGCTCCCGGGCGGCGGCGAGAACCGCCCGGTTCGGGGCGGTGACCCAGATCGGCAGCTTGACGGTCCGGTTGGACGCGCGCCGGCCGAACGGGCGCTCGCCGTCGAGCAGCAGCGACGCGACGAAGTCGGTTGTCGGCTGCGGTGCCCCCGGGTCAGCGCCCGGCTGCAGCCGGAACATGGCACCCGGGCAGGCGGGGTTCGCCGAGATGACGCCGCCGTCGAGCAGCTCGATCGTGTTCGCCAGGACCAGCGAGTCGTACATGGGCTACGCCCCGCCCCGGGGGAACCTGGACCGGAACGAGGCGTCCTGTGCGGCCCCGCCGATCGCGGACCCGACGTGCCTGCCGACCCCGGCGGGAACCTGCGCGGTGACGTCGATCAGCCGGTCCAGCCGGCCGAGCAGGGCCGCGTCAGAGCCGGCCTGCTGGTACGGGATGACCTGCTCCGGCTGGCCTGAGCCGTTGTAGGCGAGGGTGTAGCCGGGCCGCAGGTAGCCGCCGCCGTCGTAGTAGCCGTAGTTGAGTTCGTGCTGCCAGGCCGCGATCGGGTCGCCGTAGGTGTCGCGGATGTAGTTGAGCATCGCGGTGATCTGGCCGGACGCCGTCGTGCTGTTGCCCCCGTACTGCGCGTACTCCGAGGGGCCCAGGATGAACTGGGCAAGCCCGTACGCGTCAGACGTCGGGTTCTGCGCGGTGAGGTTGTAGCCGGCCTCCCGCATCTCCACGTTGTTGAGCGCGGTCCACTCGGCCCCGGTCCAGCCGACAGCGGCGGCCATGGACTGCATCAGCGCCTGGACGGACGCCCCGGCGCCGGTGGGGTGCAGCAGCGACTGCGCGTTGGCCGCTGCCGCGACGGCGGCGAGCGCCGACTGGAACGCCGACGCGGACTGGCTCATGAACGCCTTGCTGACCGCCGTTGCCCAGGCGTCCTCGCTGCTCACCGCCCAGGTCTCGGGGGCAGCCGGGTTGATGGGCCCGCCGCTGGCGTACCTCTTCGCGTTAACGGCGTCCATGAAGCCGAGCCCGTACTTGTCGACCGCGTCGGCCTGCATGACGAACTCACCGGAGCTGACCAGGACCAGCTTGTCGTCAGCCCTCGGGTTGCCGTGGCCGGGTACGAGCCCGCCGAACGCGGCGCCGCCGGTGAAGACGAGGCTGGACGACGTCGGGCTCTGCCCGGCCAGGTGCGCGATCGCGTTCAGGGTGCCCTGCGCGGTCGCGTTGACGTCCACTGTCGAGCTGACCGACTTCGGGACCTTGGACAGAGAGGTGATCCACCCGTTCACGTCACTCGTCGCGGTCTTGGCGTTGACCCCCGCCGACTCAAGATCCTTGATCAGCTGCGCCCGGTCGGCGGCCGTCGCCGACGACTTGGACCCGGTCTGGGCGATGGCGTTGGCCAGGTTGTTGACGTCGGTGTTGACCAGCGGCGTGTCCGCGTGCATCTTGACCAGGTCAGGGATGATGTTTCCCTCAGCCTGGTGTATCCACGTGAGCTGGTTGTCGGTGAGGCCCTTCGTGGAATTCGCGAGCGTGGTCTGTACCGAGATGAGGCCGTTGAGGTCAGCCTGCTGCTGCTTGTTCAGCGGCCCGAGGGACTTCAGGTGGTCGATCTGGGTTTGCAGGTAGCCGTTGACGCTGCCGATCGACGAGCCGTTCTTCAGCAGCGTCGACACGCTGCTGCCGATCTGCTGGATGTACGCCTGGAACGACTGGGCGGTCGCGGTGGAGTTCGCCCCGTTCTGCTTGATGGTGGCGGCCAGGTTCTGGAACTGGGCGTCGGACTGGGTGACCGCCATCTGCTTGTTGAGCAGGTTGCCGACCAGCGTGTTCCAGATGCCGTTGAAGGCATCCAGCTGGGTGGTGGTGTTGAACACGTCATTGCCGAAGATGGCGACGTTCGTGGACAGCGACGAGGTGGCGGTGATCGCCGAGGCGTTCTTGTTGACGAACCCGACGATCTGCTGGGTGAGCATCCCGACGTTCTCGCCGGCGCCGGAGAACTTCGAGGCGCTGATTCCGGCGGCGGACGCCCACTGCTCGATCGTCGTCGTCGACACGCCGAGCTTCCCGGACAGGTCGTCAAGGCGGGAGGCCATGTTCAGGGCAGCCTGGTACACCGCCGCCGACTGCTGGGACAGCTGCTGGGACAGCTGCTGCGCCCCGGCCGCCCCGCCGCGTACCGCGTCCGTGCTGGACTGGGCGAACTTCGCGTACCCGCCGGCCGCGTTCTCGATCACCTGGGACAGCTGCAGGTAGCCGCCGATGTTGTAGCCAAGCTGCTGCTGCTGCGCCTGGAACTGCCCCACGATCGTCGTGGACGCCACGACGATGTGCCCGAGCGCCAGGGCCAGGGCACCGACGGCCGCAGCGGCGGCGACCGCCCAGACAACGGGACTGACCGCCTCCAGGGCCACCAGCCCGGCCGCCATCGCCGTCTCCCCGACGCCTGCCTCGGCGGCGACCTCCGCGAACGCGGCAATGTAGTCGATGACGGAGCTGCCTGCCAGGGCCGCCTGGGCGAGGGCCCACAGCTTCATCCCGCCCGCGATGCCGGCGACCGCGATGACGATAGCGTCCAGGACCCCTGGCGGCAGCGCGCCGATCAGCGCGTCCAGCGCCGCAGCGAGCCCGGTGACCACGCCGACGAGCGCGGCGGTGAACAGGCCGGTCATCTGGGTGAGGAGCGGCAGGATGACGGGCAGGACGGCGGCGAGCACGGACAGGGCCGCTGTCGCGAGCTGGGTCAGCGGCGGCAGCAGCGCCTGGATGGCCGAGGCGAGCCCGTTAGCGATGATGCCGGACAGCTGCCCGATGAAGGTGATGATGGGCGGCAGCAGCGGGGTCAGCCCGGTCAGGAGAGCGGAGATCACCTTGCCGAGCGGGGTGACGATGGCTTCCAGGGCGTCACCGAGGATGGCGAAGGTGCCGGTGTTCTCCAGTACGTTGAACACCTGTTCAAGGGCGGTTGCGAACCCGGTCAGCGCCGGCCCGATGGCCGTGAGCAGCCCCGCCACGGCGGTGAACGCGGAGACCAGGTCACCGATGACCGCCTGCGCGAACGAGGCGATGACCTGCCCGATGATGGTGAAGAACGGCAGCAGTGACTTCAGGGCCGCCCCGAACTCGGTGATCACCGGGGCCAGCAGCTCAGCGAACTCGCCGCCGAGCTTGACCAGGATCGGCAGCAGCGCACCGACCAGGTCGAGGAGGGCGCCGAGGACGGTCATGGACGCGCCGATGGCGGGCGCGGCGTCGGAGAAGAACTGGCCTAGGTGAGTACCCAGGGTAGTCAGGATCCCCGCGAATTGTGACAGGAAGGGCGTCATGGCCCGGATCACGACCTGGATGCCGGGCAGGATCGAGGACACGAGCGACAGCAGCCCGTCGATCACCGGGGCGAACGCGGGGACCGCTGCCTGCGCTACCCCGAGGACCCCCTTGATCAGTCCCTCAAGGGACGTGAAGATCGGCGCGATCTGCGGCGCGATCCCGGCGAAGATCCCTGCCATTTCCGGGGCGAGTGACTTCAGGAACGCGGGCACCGTGGACAGGGCGCTGTGCAGCGAGTCAACTAGCGGGCCGCTCGTCGAGGTAAGCAGCCCCTTGGCCTCCTCGCCCAGCGAGGTGAACTGCGCCTTCAGCTTCGGGCTGGTGGCGATCACCCCGGCGACCATGCCGCCGACCACGGCCACGCCCGCGCCGGTACCGATGATCCCGGCCAGCGCCGGCAGGGTGCCCAGGACGGCGCCGATCGCGCCGACGATGCCGGTTACCTTGGTGCTGACGCCGAGGATGTCCGGGAGGATCCCGCCGGCCAGGCCGGAGTCAAGCGCGCCGCCGCTGCCCCCGCCGCCGCCGAACCCGAGCAGGCCCAGCAGCTTGGACCCGCCGCCGCTGCCCCCGCCCCCTCCCCCGCCGCCGAACAGGTCCGTCAGGCGGGAGCTGAACGCGGACCCCCAGCTTTTACCGGCCCGGTCCCCGCTGGCCTTCGCGTCCGCCTCCGTCTTCACGGCGGCGGCCGGGTCCAGTTCCTCCTTGACCGTGTCCCGGGTGGTGGTGTCCTTCGGCCCCGCTCCCTCGACGTCCTGCCTGATGTAGTCCGTCGTCGTGGTGTCTTTCGGGCCCTGGCCCTCCAGCTGCTGGCGGATCTCGTCGGTGGTGGTGGTGTTCTCCGCGCCCTGCCCGGTCAGCTCCTGCCGGATCTGGTCCGTCGTCGTGGTGTCCTGCGGGTTCTGCCCCGTGAGAACCTGCCGGACCGCCGTCCCGGGGCTGGGGCCGGCCTCGTTGGGGGTATTGCCGATGCCGCCGCCCTGCCCGGAGATCATCTGCCCGAGCAGGCCCTGCTGCCCGGCCTGAGAGGCCGTAGGGGCCCCCGTGACCGGGTGCGGGGAGAACAGGGCGTTCAGGGCGCCCAGGACAGACCCTTGCGGGGAGGACCGCAGCCGGTCCATCGCGTCCCGGGACAGTGAGTTGTCCAGCTGCCCGAACAGCTGCCGGGCCTTGCCGATGTCCGAGGAGTCGAACACGGCCGAGATCTTGACCTCGTGCCGCTCCTCCTCGAACGCCTTGACCTTCGCCTTCGCCTTGTCGAGGTCAGCGTCGAACGAGCCCGGGTTAACGGTAAGCTGCGCCTCGATCGCGCCGGCGTCAAAGGTCATCGCTCACCGCCCCCTCACTGCTGCTTACGGGCTTCCGGGTTGCCTTCGAGTTCGCCGATCATCTGCCGCAGGTCGATGACCTGCGCCCCGCTGTTCACCTCCCGGTACGTGAAGTCGGGGCTGCCCTGCGCCTGGGCGCCGGCCCGGGGGCCGGGTGCCGACTGGATGACGCTGAACGGGACCTCCGGGTCCTCGGCCAGGCCGTCCAGGTAGGTCTCCCGGATGTCCCACGACAGGGCGTGCCACTCGTCCGGGCTGATGTGCAGGTACTTCCGGACGGTGTAGAGGATTACCCGGCGGCTGCGGACCGCAGGGTCGTCACCGGCGCGTTCCCAGCGCCGGGGGCGACTTCCGGGGACATCACCTCTTGCCGGAGCCACCCGTAGAAGATGCTGCGGACCCGCATCGGCAGCAGCAGCAGCATCTCCGGTGACGGGTTGCCGGAGCACAGCGCGGAGAAGATCACCGCCATGTCCTTGTGCGCGTCAACGACAGCGGACGCGTCCAGGTCGTCGAACGCCTCTGCGACCTCGGCCATGCTGGTGGTGTCGACGTCCTGGGGGAACTTGTCCTTGATCGACTCGAACAGCGCCTTGAGGTCGTTGAGGAACTTGGCGATCTGGTCGTCCGTCGGCTCCGCGATCGTGCCGGTCGCCTTGACGTAAGGCCGGAAGTCCCATTCCAGCGCCTCGACAACGGTGCCGGCGTTGAATCCTGGCAATCGCGTTCCTCCTTTCCGGGTGAGGATCCAGCTGGTGATGACCAGCCGGACGGCGAGCAGCAGCAGGGTCGCCGCTGCCAGGGACAGGGGGACGGCCTCAGCTGGTGGCAACGGCTGTCAGGTCCGTCCACGTGATCTGGTTGAACGGGCAGATCGCCGACAGGGTCAGCGGGTAAAGCCGCTGCTGCGCCGCCCTGCGGTACGCGGTCTGCACCTGCCCGGCGGAGACGATCTCGGGGATGTAGAGGACCCGGGCGAAGCCCTCCTGGTTCTGGCCGATCAGCGCCGCGCTGACCGTCTGGAACGTCGTCGACAAGGTGAGGACGCTCTTGCCCGGCTGCCCGGCCCCGGCCGCCGTCGTGGCGATCGACCCGGAGTTGCCCCAGGCGAGGTTGACGTTGGCCAGCGTCTCCTCGGACAGGTTCGTCGTGACCTGGAGCGTCGCCGTGGAGACGGCCACGCCGACCGGCGTCGGCTGCTCCTCAATCGAGATGTTCTGCACCGTCGGGTTGTAGGTGACGGTGACGCCGGCCTCGGTGGAGCCGATGTAACTCCACCCGGCGGACACCCACGCGGTGCCGACACCCAGGTTCGCGTCCGACGGCACGGTGGCGCCGACACCAGGGGACGGCAGGTTCTGCACGAACAGGATGCCGACGCCGTACAGGACGTTCGTGACCGTGTACGCGGGCGGGGAGTAGGTAAGGACAGGCACGGTCATCCCTCCGTCTTCAGGGCCACGCCGGCTTCCATGGCGGCCCTAGTGAGCGCGGTCATCCTGCTGTTCGGCACCGCACGCGGGAAGGTGTCGACCACGATCCCGCCGTAGCTGAACGTGGTGATCGGCGGCTCGACGCTGACCAGCGTGGTGTCCGGGTCACGGGGCAGTTCCGCCTCCGCCTCCGCTAGCTGGCTGCGGAGCTGGTCGACGCGTTCCTGCGGCGTCGGCGGCGGCTTCTGCTTCCGCCCGCCCGCCGGCTGCTGCGGTGCCTCTGCTGCTGGCTCGGTCATCGGCTCAGGTCCCCCTTACGGCTGGATGCCCGCGAACGTGTAGGCGCGTACGTAGAGGCTCGTAACCGTGGTAAATGCCACCGCGAAACAGCCAAGTGCGGCGTTCGGCCAGGATGCGATTGTGGGAGCACCCGCAATGTTCGACTGAACCAGTGCCGTGTTCTTGATGTTGTAGGTGGCGGGGGAATACGCGCCGAACCACCCTGAGGAGTTCGCGGCAATGGTCTGCGCAGTGCCAGCGGGCAGAACCTGCCCGGCCCAGTTCTCGCCGACAAGCACCTGCGCGATGCCCGCCGGCGTGGCCCCGCAGTAGTACCAGAGGATCGTGTTACCGGAGGCGTTGGGCACCAGGACCACGTTGTACGTCGTGCTCCACGCCTGGGCAAAGGCGCTTCCGCCCGTGCCTGCCAGGTCAATGCCGCTCGACGACGGGGCGCTGCCGCCGGTACCCCAGAACGTGCCGGTGAGCGCCGACTGGTTGAAGTTCACCGGCGTCAGCGGCGTGGTGAGTAGTCCTCCGGACATGCGTCTCTCTCCCCCTAAGAAATCGAGCGCCACAAATTAATGACGCCAGCCCAGCCTGGATAGGCGCGGAAATAGAGGTGCATCAGCCGATCGCCGTTTTCCTGTGCAGGTTCTACGTATGACCCGGAGAACGGGAATGACTGCCAGCCGAAATTTGGCCAGAATGACGGGAAGGTAGTTGACCAGGAACCGTAATCCTCGATGTCAGCGGCAGTGCCGACGGTGAGGTACCCGCTCATGTGATACAGCGCTGAGCCGCCGAGATCGGCGCCTGGGCCCTCAATCAGGTCGTCATAGTCGACAATCCCGTCCGAGTTGGCTCCGGCAGTTGAACTCTTGTACTGGTACGTAGTCATCAGCCGGCTCCAGTCGTGATCACGTAAGTGCAGGTGAACTCGGTACGCCGGTCGGACGGGTCAAGCGGCAGCACCGTCGGCGGAGCCCCCAGCCGGGTGATAACCGCGATCGTCACCCCGTCGACCTGCTGCGGTGTCGGCGCGGTGAGGAGCATCCAGTCGAGCTGCTGCGCCGCCAGCTCAGCGGTCACCGGGCTGTCCTGGGGGCCGCGAAGCCGCGCCTGGAAAGCCCAGGCGTCCAGCGCTGCTTCCTCGGTCACGTAGCCGGGGCCGCCCGCCGGGGTGAGCGTGACTTCCTGGTCCGGTGAGGTGATGATTTCCGGGCCGGGCAGCAGCGGGTACCCCGATTCCTGCGTAACGTCCCAGCCGAGGCCGATAATGAAGTCGATCAGCAGCTGCGTCTTGGCGACCGAGGGTGCGCCAGGAGAGTAGACAACAGGCATCAGAGCCGCCCCCTCAGCGCGTGCGGCTCGTTCTTGCCGGGGATGACCATGACCTTGCCGTGCCGCATGAAGTACACCGTCAGGCCCTCAGCCAGCCGGATCCGCATCGTCGCCTGGCTCTTGGCCTTCAGTTCCTGCGCGGTGAGCCGGGCGGCCTTCGGCGGCCGGTCGTAGGTGACGTGCCCGCCGACAGACACCTGCGGGTGCCCCGACTTCATCAGGTCACCCCACTCACGCGGCGCCGTCAGCTCCAGCTCGTCAGACAGGTGCTCAGCGGCCCGCTGCATCGCCGGCCGGCCCCCATCAGACAAGACGGTCCGGGCGAAGTCAGTGAGGTAGTCCCGGTACCGGGCCATCAGCGGCTTCTCCAGGTACTTGGCGCTGCCGCCGCGCGGGTGCCTCAGCTCCAGCCGTTCGTGCTGGTAGTGCGCGTACACCTGGTCGACGGTGACGGAGGCGGTCAGCCGCTCGCTGCCTACCAGCTTCTGCAGCTCGTCGATGCGGGCCGCGAAAGTCCCGGTCATCCCTGGTACACCGGCCCGCCGGACAGCATCGACCCGTCGCCCATGGGGGCCCACTGGTCGAAGGGCACGTCCGCTTCGAGCGTCCCGGTGACCGGGTCAATGCGCGTGTTGGAGTCGCGGCCGGTGAACACCGGCGGCATCCGGTTGATGATCACGCCGGTTTCCTGGCCGATGCCGGGGGCCGGGGCGGGGTCGAGGAGGATCTTCCCGGACCGCACGTCCTGGAGGATGCTCATCGCGTCCTTGTACGCGAGGTACACGGGGCTGGTCGGCTCGATCGCCTTGTGCTTCAGGTAGGTGACGTCCGCCCAGAAGCGGGCCAGGTCAATGGTCAGGTCATGGAGGATCGCCGGGGGGCTCGCCGCGCTCGTCGACCCGTCGTAGACGTTGCCGGCGTACACCGACACCCGGTTCGACCCGGCGTACAGGGCAAGCTGAAGCTGCTGGTCGGTCAGCTGCGCGGCCGTGCCGGTTCCGGTGTCGGTGCCGTACATGGCCTGGCGCAGGTCATCGACGCTGGCGTACAGGGTGCCGGACGCTACGGGCATGGTCACGGGACCGCCCCCGACAGGATCCAGGCGGCGAACGCGCCGAACGCCCAGCACCACTCGCCGATGTTGCCGAGCGGGTCTCCCCCGGCTGCGAACGCCGCGATTACGAACAGGACGGTCCCGATTACAAGCAGGATGCGGCGCAGGGACACCCCGGCGACGATGACCGGCTGCTGCGCCGGCGCAGGGGCGGTCACTGGGCCCACGCCATCGGCTCGTTGCCGCCGCCGGTCGTGTTCTCCATGAACGGGCCGACGGACACCCCCATGTCGCACGACTGGCGCGCGGCTGGCAGCGCGGTCAGGTTCTCGGAGCCGAGCGCGGTCTGCAGCGCCGACCCGGCCGGGACGTCGATCAGCGTGCCCCGGGCAACGCGCTGTGACGCGCCGTCCCATGTCATGGTGATGTCGGTGTTGACGACCTGCGGGTTAGCTGCCATCAGGTTCTCCCTCGCTGCGCGGCTTCCTCGCCGCCGGCCGCCGGCGAGGAGCGGCCTTCGCCGGGTGCGCCGGCGGCTGCTTCACGTGAGGCTCGGCAGCCTTCGGCTTCTCCTCTTCCGGAGGGCGCGCAGGCGGTTCCGCTGAGGGCACCCTGGCGCTGGGTGCCTCGCCGGCGTCCACCTGCGGCCCGTTCGAGGTCCCCGACTTGCCGCCGCCCCTGGCCGGGGCTTCCTGCATGGCGAGCGGGGTGTGGGCACCGAGCGGGGCCAGCCGGTCGGCGCCGATCGCCGCTTCCAGGGCCGAGCCGGGCGGAACGTCGATCACCAGCCCGCGCGGCAGCCGCTGGGGAACGTGATCCCAGAAGATCACCGTGTCCCTGGCGATGACGCGCGGGTTGACGCCCATGTCAGTTCGTCACCGCCGCCTTCGACAGGCACGTCTCGTTGCCCCGCCGGCTGGCCGGGATGACGCCGGACAGGTTGGCGGGACCGCCGTAGGCGGCAGCGAGGCTGCTGCCAGGCAGTATGTCTACGACGGTCCCGTGCTTGACGAACGTGGTCGCCGGCGCCCCGTTGGCGTGGGCATCCCACGTCACCGTGACGTCGCTGAGGACCCGCTGCGGGTACTGGCTCACGGCTAGTTCGCAACCCCCACGCCGAAACCGGGTGCGCCGGTTGCCGCGTGGACCGCGTAGGGAAGCGTGTTGAGCGGCGAGTAGCCGTTCACGCCGGCTGGCGCGACGGTGTTCGGCTGCATGTACGTGGTGCCGTCCGAGTGCGCCAGCGTCAGGTCGAGCGGGTCCAGCCACGCCCACACGACGGTGCCGGTGTAAGTGACGACGATGGTCGCACCTGGCGGCAGCGGGATGCCCTGGCTGTTCATCGTCGGCGCCTGGGTGATATTCGTCGTCACCCCGTTGATCGTGATCGCCGACACGGAGCCGCCGCCGAGGAACACCACGTCAATGTCCCGGCCGGTGGTGTTGACAACCGGGCTGCCGCTGGCGGGCAGCACCGGGGTGCACGGCGACCAGAACCACACGGGGGTGGCAACGGTGTACTGCAGCGCGCAGGCGCCGCCGGGCGGGACCGTCATCATGAACGCGGTCGCCGAGGTCGCCACCGAGACGGCGTTCACCCAGTAGTTGGCCATGGTGGCGCCGTTGGCGCCGGCGGACACGTAGGCGGTGTTGCCGGTGGAGTTGACGGCCGTGTTGGTGACCCCGGCGGAGCTGGTCGCGGGTACTGCCGGCTGGGTGATCATCAGTGGGCCTCTCGGTAGAGCCGTTCGCGGAGGAGGTAGCCTTCCAGCGCCCAGATCTTGTCCCGGGCGTCGGCCCGCGCGACCTTCTGGCCGATCTCCGGGTCGAAGTTCACAGGGCTAGCCGCCGCCGACTGGCCGACGACGCTGTAGCCGTTCCGCAGCGTCAGGCAGCAGACCGTCACGGTCGTGCCGGGAAACACGTGGTGCTGCTCGCCGGTGATCTTGGAGTCAAGGTCACTGGCGGTGACGCGCGGCGCGTTCAGGCCCCTGGCCTGCACGTCTGCCTCTATCTCCTGCTCGCCGTACCCGGGCATTCCCGTCCTCCGCTCAGTTCGACAGGGCCGCGCGGCCCACGTTGTCGGTGCCGTCGATCCACGCCCGCAGGTTCGCCCCGGCGGCGTTCAGCGCCGCGTACAGCGCCCCGTTGCTGTCCAGCCACAGCGCCTGCCCGGCGTACCAGGTGAACTGCGGGATGGTGCCGAGCTGGCCGCCGGGCGGGGCCGGGTTCGACACGGCGCACACCTGGGAGCTGGCCCCCGACTGGGGCAGCTCCGATGTCGCCCATGTCCAGGTGGGGGTTCCGCCGGTGTAGGTGACGGAGACCGCCCAGTCGTTCGGCAGGAACACCGTGCCGGACGTCAGCCCGGTCGGAGACAGGTTCGCGGAGTTGGAGCCCGTGCTGATCGCGGTGATCGTCGACCCGGCGGCGGCGATCGTGATGGCGACGCTGACCCCGTACGGGTTGGAGATCGCGACGCCCGTGGCGGGCACCGCCGGGGTCGCGATGGGGCTGTTGACGGCCCCCTGGATGACCTCCGACCAGGTCGCGGGCCAGGGCATGGTGACGCCGGCGGTCAGCACGTAGCGGCCGAACGTCATGAGGTCACCTCCCGGGCGGGCTAGTAGGCGGTTTGCGGGACGTTTTCCACGCTGGACAGGTACGTGGACGCCTGGGCGACGGTCACCAGCACGCCGGTCAGGTGCGAGGAGTTCAGTGCGCTTACCGGAACCGACGTGCCCGTCGGGGTGCCGGAGACGGTGACCACGTCGGAAGTTCCGGCAGGGTCGACGATCAGCACCTGGCCGAGGGCGAAGCAGGTGCCCCACGCGGTGAACGGCAGCGCGAGCCCGGCGGCGGGCACCCCGGCGGAGATAGCAGGCAGCGCCCACGTCATCGTCGGCTGGGTCGTCGCCCAGGTGATGCTGATCGTCCCGTTGCGCGGGATGAACACGGTCCCGGACGTCTGCCCGGTTGACACGCCGTTGACGGTGATCGCCGTCACGCCGGAGGCGGTGGTGATGGTGGCCGCGACAACGGTGCCGCTGCTGTTGGTGTAAACCGTGTTGCTGACCGGGCTGGCCGTCGGCACGGTGACCGTCGCGGCGCCGAGTGTGAACGGCCACTCGCACCGGGTGCACCGCCAGACCAGGGGCGCGTTCGGGATGAACGCCCCGTCAAACCGGCAGCGCGGGCAGCGCAGCCGGGGAATCTCGGTCGGCTGGACGGTGATCGGCACGGGTTACCTCCTGCGGGTTCTCGCCCCGGGCGGCAGGTCGAGGGCGTCCTGCGCCACGGCGTCGGACAGGTGGCTGGCCATCTCCGCCGGGTCGACGGCGACCGCCCCGCCGGACTCCGGCGCCTCCCCGGCCGGCTCGACGTACTTGATGTGGCTGGACTCCACCGGGTCCGGGCGCGGCAGGTCCGTGTTCGGCGGCGGGACCGCCGGGCGGAACATGCGGCCGGACAGGTGACGCGGCAGCAGCCGGGGCAGCTCCGCGTGCGACCCCTCGGGGCCGGACAGCTTGCGGATCACCGGCACCTGGCGGCCGTCGCGGTTGCCGTGCCGTTCGAACAGCCGGGCCTCGTCAGGGGTCAGGTAGACGGTCTCCCCCGCCATCACCAGGTCGGAGCCGTGGTCGAAGTCGCCGCGCCGGGGCACGGACAGGTTCACCAGTGCCTCGTACGGGTCGCCGATGCGGGTCGCGGGCCCCTTGTCGAGGGAGTCGCGGGCGAGCAGGCTGGTCAGCAGCAGCCGCTCGTCGCCGTTCAGCGGTACCAGCGGGGCCTGCGGGGCCTTGGCAGTGGTGGCCGGGGGCATGGTCACACTCCGCTCAGCAGGCAGATGGAGAGCGGCTGGTCGAGGCCGATGGCGCTGGACCGCTGGGTGTCGGAGCGCCACACCTTGCGGTTCTCCTCGCGGTACAACGGTCCGGCCAGGAACGGGAGTTCATCGGCGTAGAAGCCGCAGCGGTGCCGCTGCATGATGATCGCGTTCCCGGCGGGGACCTGGCGCGAGATCAGGACGTCCAGGTTGAAGATCTTGTTCGGCAGCACGCCCGTGTACTGGAGGTTCTCGCTCGCGATGTCGCCGATGTAGGGGGCGGCGAAGGTGCTGGACTGAAGCAGGGTGTTCTTGGTGCCGTGGTTCACGATGAGCGTGTCAGCCTCGAAGCCCAGCCACTGGGTGACCCCGGAGGGCGAGACGACGTTGGCGTTCTCCACCAGGTAGACACCCTGGGCGATGTCCGCGCGGGTGGTCGCGGCGGCCGACGCCCACGGGTTCGACACCGCGAGTGTCTGGATGGACGCGTTGGCAACGACGGCACTGTAGAAAGCGGTGTTCCAGGAGTACACCATGGTGTTTTTCACCTGGAGTAGCTGCCTGGTTACCGGGTCGATGGCCTGGCGGCGGCGCATCTCGTCAGACACGAGGATCGCCATCGCCCGCTCGTGGCTGAACACCACGCGGGGCACGCCGATCGACGTCGGCACCACGGGCACCTCGCCGAACTCCGGCCTGATCTCAGGGAAGTCGTCGGCGTACAGCGGCGTCGACTCGCTGTACCGGACCGCGCCGGAGGGAGCCGAGCCGCCCATGCGCAGGACGCTGTCCATGATGAACTCGTTCTGCGTGATATCCAGGATCAAGGCTGGGATGGTGAGCGGGTCCTTCAGCAGCTCATTGACGGTAAGCCGTGGGGCGTCGCTGTAACCTCTTGCTCCAGTAGGCATCTAGCTCGTCCCTCCTTTCAGAGCCCGACTCGGATACGGCCGAGGAAGTAGGCGGCGGTGCCCTGGCCGCCGATCTGCTGGGTGAGCATCGCCGAGGACACCCCTCCGGGGTGCGTGCAGCGGCCCACCACGACACTCGGGCCGGTGGCCGTGACGGCGGTCGACGAGCCGGGGAAGTACACGGTGCCGACCTGGAAGCTGGCCACGCAGCCGGGGGCGGCCCCGCCGCTGGTGCTCGTGCCGACGATCAGCTCGTCACCCTCCCGGGCCGGGCCCGCGTACCAGGCCCAGATGTCCCATCCGCCGTAGTACACCGGCACGTAGTCGGTCAGGACGCTGATGTCGATCAGCGGCTGCCCGTAGGAGTTGGCCCCGCCGGTCTGGGTGGAAACCACGTTGGCGTCCGCGCCGGCCAGGCCGACCACGTTGGTGACGCCTCCTGCGGCAGCGGCGATGCCGCCCGGGGCAACCGCGACCGTCAGGTCCGTCGTGCCGGCCGTAAGGGTGTTCGGCACCAGGAACTGGCCGCCGTAGACCAGCCCTGCGACCTGCTTGTTGGCGGGGCCTCTCGAAAAGTGCGGAAGAACAGCCGACATGGCGGTCTCCTAGTTCCCGTTGCTCATGCCGGCTGGCTCGCCGGGCTGGTCGTGCTTCGCGGCGGTCATCAGCGGAAGCCCATCGCGCTCTTGGCCCGGCCGATCACGTCGTCACGGTCAGCGGCCTGCTGCTGCAGCCGCTCGTCGCCGGCGTCGTCCGGCACGTCCATCGGGGAGCCGAGTTCCACGCCCAGGTCCAGGAGCTTGACCTGGCGGGCGTACTCGGCGAGCACCTGGCGCATGATCTGCCCGGCGTCCACGGTGTTGCCGTTGGCCAGCTCCACCGCGTGCCCGGCGCCTTCCAGCAGCGGCCGGGCCAGCTCCGTCAGGTACGGGGGAACGCCCAGGTCGGCGAGGCGCCGCTTCTCCGCCTGGAAGTCCTCCTCGCGGAGCCGGGCGGTAACCACGGCCAGTTCCCGCTTCGTCTCGTCCGAGCGGGCGTTGGCCAGGTCAATCGCGAACTGGGCCTCCGCCGACAGTCCAGCTGCCACCGGCTCTCCTTCCAGGTCAGGCTCCTCGTCGAGCAGCCCCGCCGCGTCCAGCTCGGCGGCCTCCGCGACGAGCGCGTCCAGTTCCTCGTCGCTCAGTTCCTCGTCGCCCTCGTCGGGGGCCGTCAGTGCCTCCAGCTCCTCGGAGGTGACGACCAGGCCGCCGGAGGCAAGCGCCTCGATCTGGTCGTCCGGCAGGGCCAGCAGCTTCGCCAGCCTCGCCTTCTGGTCGTCGGTCAGCGCGTCAAGGTCAGCCATGTCTGTCCTCACAGGGGCATCGGAACTGGCAGGCGAGGGCTCCCCCGCCGGGAATGCTTCGTCGGACAGGTCCCACACGCTGTCCGGCTCCGGGTTGGCGGCCTCGATCGCCTGCCAGGCGCCCAGTCCCGGGATGCGCGGGTCAAGGGTGCCGAGGACATGCTGGATAGCGGCGGTGAACCGCTTGCCGTCGGAGCGGTCGTAGCCCTCCACGATCCGGGCGGACACGCCCAGCTTCGGGTTTTCCTTCAGCACCTTGTCGCCGGCCTCGGTCGGCTGCAGCGTCAGCCACAGGCCGTCCGGCTCCGCGTCCATGGACACGATCTCGCCCCGGTACCGCTCCGGGTCGTTGGTGTGCGTGTTGCCGGCGTCGGCAAGCTGGAACGCGACCTGGTCGTACGCCCGCTCAGCGAACGACTTGGCCAGCCCCATCAGGTACTGCGGGGTGAAGTGCAGCGTCCGGCCCTTGTACTCGATGTCCCCGACCGGCAGCAGCTTCTTCCGCCACATCCGGTTGCCAAGCTCAACGGCCGGCGCGTTGCTGATCGGCGTAAGGACGGCAGTTGTCATGGGTCAGCTTCCCGACGTGCCGAACTTGCCGGCCTTGGCCTTCTGCGCGTTCTTCGCGAACGCCAGGGCCCGTGCCTGCGGGAACCCCTTGGCTATGAGCTTCTTGTAGATCGCCTGGCCGCGCGGGGTGAGCCCGTTGTCGTCAGTGTTGTCGCCGTCCCCGCCGTCCGCTGACGACATCGTGGCCCGGGGGCCGTCAGAGGCGCTGGTCACAGGGGTCGCGAACCCGGCGCTGCGCATCGCGGGGATGCCGAACTGCTCCATCAGGGGTGTTTGCCTCGGCTCCGGCTGCAGCGGCGGGACCTGCGGCCGGGCGCCGGCGATGGAGCCGTTCCACGCGCCGACCGCTTCGAGCAGCGCGGTGCGCTGGTGGTCGCGGGGCTGCATGTCCCGGCCGGCGACGCTGGCGACCCACTTGCCCTCGGGGGTCTTGCGGAGGCTGGCGATCTGCGCGCCGCCGTGCCGGTGGTGCAGGACGGCGGTGCCGTCGGTGCCGCGCTTGACCAGGACGTCCATCGGGCCGTGAATGGGCCGCCGGCCGGTTACGGCGGCCAGCTCCAGTGCCTGCCTGGTGCTGGCCAGGGCATGGGAGGCGGCCTTGCCGCTGATGTTCACCACGGCGCCGTTCCGGACCCCGGACACGTCCGGCGCCGGGGTGCGCAGCTCGCCCGGCTGGGAGTCGGTGCTGGCGCCGCTCGCGCCGAAGCTGCCGGCGGACCCGGTATGCCCGCACTCAGGGCAGGTCAGCGTCATGCCCTGGTTGTCCTTGGCGGTCTCAGCCAGGTAGATGCCCAGGTCACTGTTGGCAAGGTGCTTGCCGTGGGACAGGTGCCCCATCCCGCCGGCACCGTACTTCCGGCGGCCGATGTAGGCCGCAAGGGCGTCGGGGTTGCGGGCGCCGCGTGCGGCGAGCCGGGCCGAGAGGCGCCTGAAGCGGTCGCCGCTGCCGAGCTTGGGGGTGGCAAAGTCCAGTGTCATGGCGGGGCCCTCGTTCGCATCTGAAGTGGCGGGTGCCGCGAGCCCTACTCCGGACGCCCGGAACGACGACTGGTTCGACGTCCTGCCGTTCTTGATCGGGGCGAAGCCGGGCGCCTTGGAGACGCGGGCGATGACCTTGGCGTGAGACGGCAGCGACTGCCTGTGCGTCTCGCCGGTCTTGGTGTCACGCATGACCAGGTGGGTGCGCCGGTTCTTGCCGCTGCCGCTGTGGCTGACCGACATGACCTGGTGGGTGGACAGCTTGCGGTTCGGGCTGCCAAACGCCCCGGCGGCGCCCTTGTGGGTGAAGAGGGCGGCGACCCTGTCGCCTGCCTTGAGGTTCCCGGCCTTGGGCCGGTCCAGGTTGTGCTTCGCTACCGAGGGAAGGCCGGCTCCGCCGACATAATGCCAGCCGTGCACGTAGCCCTTGGGACCGACCAGCTCGACGCTGGACGGCAGCAGGGTCGCCGGCACGGGTTCCTTCCCCGGTCAGCAGCCCACTGTCCTAGCGGCATCGTACACGCAGGTAAAGCTCCATCGCACGTGCATACGCCGCTTGCATCCGTTTCACGCATATGCCAGTGCGCTGGGATTTAGGATGCCGGTGGGACCGGGGCGCGGTCAGCAGCCCTGTTTACCCGTGCCCCGGGCCCCTGCCATGCTAGCGGCGGGTTTCCCCGGTGCGGGGGCCGCAGACTACCTGCACCGTAGTGAGAAACCGCCGCTAGCAGGCGGGCGAACCGTACACTAGTGGATCAGTCACCCCGGGTCGGACTGTTCCCCTGTCACTTCCCTGGCGTCTCCCTGACCCGACGCCAGGCGGATCAGGTCCGGTGCCGCCTTCTCCGCGTCCTCCGGGGAAACGCCGGCCTCAGCCATCGCCTGGGCAAGGATCCGGATACTGTCCTGCCGCTGCCCGTCGTCCATCACATTCCCCGTACGTAGTCGTGGATGGTGGTGGCCAGGGGAACCACGGCGGCGGCCAGCATCGACTGGACCGGGCTGAGCCCCGCAGCCAGGCCGCCCATGGCCACGGCGAGGCCCGCACTGCTGAACAGGTTATACATGACCAGGTGGGTGCGGTCCTGGTGGTCGGCCTCGCTGATGTTCTCCTTGGCCTGCCTGCGTACCATGGCGATCAGCTTCTGCTGTCCCGCGTGCACGCCGGCCATCTTCTTCTGCAGCTCGCTGTGCTGCTGCTCGGTGATCTGGCCCATCTGCCTCGCCACCTCGGCGGCAACCCGGGCGTCAATGTAGGACTTGAGGGCAGCCATGTCCGCACCCGGCTGGGCCAGCGAGGCGAGCCCCGGGTCGGTTTGCTTCAGCGCCTCGCCGGTGGTCCTCGCCCCGGCCTCCTGTGCCGCCTGCATCCGCTGCTTCGCTTCGCCCTCCGCCGCCTGGACCGGCGTCTCGTAGTGTGCGGCGCCGCTGTCCTTCCGGGCCTCCTCGGCCGTACCGAGGCGCCCCGGCGACGCGGGAGCTGACGCCTTCGCGGCAGCCCGATCAGCCCTGGCCATCTGCTCCTTGTGCGCCTTGACCATCGCCTGGTGCTCCGGGGACAGCTTGCGCTTAGCGGCGTCCGGCGGGGCCGGTGCGTACTTGTCGGCTGGCGGGGCCGCCTCCGGCAGCGCCGCGATGTCCCTGGCCGCCCGGTCTTTCGCCGCCTTCGCGGCGGCCCGGTCAGCGTCCTGCCTGACCTTCCACTCCGGGTACTTGTCGTTAAGCTTCGACCCGATCAGCGGGATCCAGCCGTGCCGGAACGTGTACTGGGTGCCGGGAATGTGGTGTCCGTGGATGGACGCCAGCTCCAGCTGGGCGGCCAGGGAGTCCGGTGAGCCGGCTGACATCTGGTTCGTGAGCGTATCTGGTTCCGGCAGGGCGCCGACCAGGCGGGACAGCATGACGGCGGTGTCGCCCACCTCGTTCAGCTCCGGCCCCGCCTGTGCCCCGGCGGCCAGGTCCCGCACCTGGCGCAGCCCCTCGGCCGCCCGGGTCGGCGGGTCTTCCCATGCCCACCGGGCGATCAGCTCAGCCCGCGTGCCCGCGTCCGTCGTCGCCATAACACCGCCGCCTTCTCCTGCTCGGCCCGGATCTGCTGGACCTTCTGACGTGCCGCCGCCCTGGCTGCCAGGTGCGCAGCGCCCCCCGACTGGCCGGCGGCCCAGTTCTGCAGGATCGCGCCAGCCGCCGCCGAGAGCACCTGGTTGTCCGTACCGGGGTTGCTGGTGAGCATGTCTCCCACTGACTCCCTCGCCATGACGCCTGGCTTGGCGGCGGTACCGACGGCGTTGACCGCGTCGGCGATGCGCCTGGTCTCCGCCTGCGTTTGCGCAGCCGTTTCCGGCTTGCCCGTGTGCGCCTGGGCGATCAGCGACGCCCACTCGTACGCCTGCCTGGTCTGCTCTGCGTAGTGACCCCAGGCGTCGCCGGCCTTGATCCGTTGCGGGGTGTTCAGCAGGTCGGCGTACTCGCCCATCGTGTAGTGCTCCAGCCCGCTGTCCGTGGCTTCATCGTCGGCGTCAGCCGTGTCGTTCAGAAGTGGTGTCTCCCGGCCCGACACCCCTGTGGCGTCGAAGAACTCGTGCGCGTGCTGAACGGTGCCCAGCTCGGTGAACCCTTCCTCAACCTGCGCGTGACCGTAGTCCTGGTACGCCTTCATGTCGCCGTTGGTACGCCGGGACTGCCCGGCGGGGACAACCGCGTGGATCATCTCGTGCAGCGGTATTGAGTAGGCGAACGGGTCAGACACCTGACTGGTGCCTGCCTGATCCTCAGCCAGGTGGCTGGCGGTTGACTGGTTGATGCGGACGTGCCCGTTCCAGTCGATTTCCGCGATCGTCCCCCGGTTGCTGGCATCCGGGAACACGGTCGGCGGCTTGCCGTCCCAGTCCAGGTGGCTGTTCCTGCTGAACATGCCGGGGACTGATGCGGCGGACTGGGACATCAGGCGCTGCGCGGCGGCGCTGGACGCGGCTTCCGGGAAAGCCTGCTTCGGGGCTGGGCCGACGGGCCGGGACGTGGGGTCCTCAAAGCTGCCGGGGCTCATTGGGTGCGCCTCAAACGCGGCGGGCATGTCTTCGGACGTGCCGTCGCCGTGTACCACGTGCACCGTACCCGGCTTCGTGCCGCGCGTCACTTCGGCTACGTCGTCACCGTCAATGACGTAGAACCTGTCGCCCTTGCCAGGTTCCTGGCCCCGGTAGACCCGCCCGCTGGCCGCCTTCGCTGCCTCGCCTTCGGCGAACCGGCCCTTCTCGTCACGCAGGTAGTCGCGACGGGCCGTGGCTGACGCGGTGGCGTGCGCCTTAGCACGTGCTTCCGCTTTTTCTGCAGCGGACCAGGCAAGCTCGAGCTGATCGCCGAGCGTAGCGGCGAGCTGCTTGCCGGTGCCGCTGTACCGGGCGTGCTGTTCCTCCCCCGCCTGCTCAGCGATGTCGCCCAGCTCACCGAGCCACTCCGCTACCGCCGGGTAGTTGTCGGTGAAGTGCTCTGTCAGCTTCCCGGCGTGCTCCACGGCGCCGTCGAGGTGCCGGCCGCAGTGGTCGGAGTCGAACTTCCACTCCTTGCCGTCCGGGTCGTCTTTCATCATCGCGAGGGCGTGCCGCTGCCCGTGGGTCAGCTCGTGGAGCACCGTTTCGGTCAGGTGCGCGGTGGTGGCCGCCTTCGCCGCCGGGCTGACCGACTTCGCCAGGCCGACGGCCTGCCTGACCTGTTCCAGCTCGGCGGCCTCGGCCGGGTAGTGCTCCCGCAGGTTGCTGACGAAGTTGTGCATGGTGTCGAGCGAGTTCTGCAGGTGCCTGGCGATGTTCGAGGTGTGGTAGGCGCGCAGCTTCCCGCCAGCCGACTGGGCCGCCTGGTGACGCTCGGTCGCATGGGCCAGCTCGTGCATGGTGCGGTCAAGGCGGTGGGCGGTGAACATGGCAACCGCCGCCGGGTCGTCCGGGACGGGCAGGCCCGGCTCTTTCAGTGCCTGCGGGTCAACATGGACGTTCGCGCTGAGGCCGACCGCCGGCTTGCCGTCTTCGGTGTCTTCCGGCTCGTCGTGCGGCTGCTGAACGGCGACCGCGTGGGAGTGCCACTGACCCGGTCCGGCCCAGTGCCCGTCGTCAGCGCTCATCGCTGCCCCGCTCGGGACGTGCGGCGGCCAGTACCCGTTGCCGTCGCTGAACCTGTACGCGCCGCCGATCGCGTGCGTGTACGCGCCGATTGTCTCCACGTCATGCAGGTTGTCGAGCACCGTCACCGGGTCGATGTCGATCCGGTTCAGGTCGTCGTCATGGAAGATGCCCAGGTAGGAGCCGCCCTTGGCGAGTTGCTTGCCGTACTTGGACCGGGCGATGTCCATTGCCTGGCTGAACTCGGCCTCGCTGGCGTGCTCGCTGACCGACGTGGTGTCCAGCCCGGTCGGCTTGACCGACATGGCGAACTTGTCGACCCCGTCGGGCAGCGGGTCGCCGGTACGCGGGTCAACGGTCGCGCCGCCCCACGACTTCTGCACCTCGGCGTACGTGCGCGCCTTGATGCCGGCCCAGTCGGAGTCGAGGCCCTTGGTGCTCCAGTCCGACGCCTGGATGGCGTGCAGCCGGTCACGGCCCTCAGCGGCGTACCTGTGGAACTCTTCCTCGCTGACAGGCCGCGAGTTGCCCCGGGCGCCCTCGTCGCGGATCGGGTCAACGACTCTTTCCAGGACGGCCGCCGCGCCGCGTGTCCACCGGCCGTGCCGGTCACGCGGCTCATCGCGCCACCCCTCCCAGTGGGCTAGCTCCAGCTGAGCTGTAATTGTGCCAGCTAGAGACGCGGTATGCGGCGCCCCTGGCAGTGACGGCGAGGACACAGAGGGCCCGTACTCGATCACCCGGTTAGGGTCGTTCTTAATCGTCCTGTTGGTCAGCTTGCGAACCACCCGAAGCGGCTGCTCCGACTCGTATGCCATCCCGGTCGGAGTCTCGCCTTCCTTGTACGCCGGGTACATCCCAGGCACCCCCGGAGCTGCCGGGAAGTGCTTGTCTGTCGCTATCGGGCCAGTCGGTTCCACCTCGTAGACGTTGGTGTTCCTGCTGAATTTCTTCGCCCCATCAAGGCTGTCGGTGAAGTACACCTTGTCCGGGTCGGTATCGGGGACGCCAGCACGGCCGACCACCCCGCTGACCTTGACGTGCCCCGGCGTGATCAGGTCGCCGACTTCAAACGCATGCGGGCTTGCGTGGTAAAACTTCTGCCACTGGCCTTCCTTGCCCCGTGGTTCTTCTCGCCACCCCAGCTCGCTAACCTGGCGGGAGGTCAGGTTCACCTGACCGGGCGGCTTGCGGTTACTGGAGCTACCTGCGATCTCGATGTCACCGGGACTCCAGGTCAGGCGAGCAGCGTGCGTGGCAGCGGCCGGCGGCTCCCACGCCAGCCGGTTACCCGGCACCAGATTTCACCTTCTGGAGAGCAGAGTCGATGCTTCCCTTGGCCTTGCTGAGCTGCGCTATCACCGTGTTAGCCGCGTCTTTCGGTGACATGCCCAGCGCTGTCAGCTTCTGGACGCTGGCCACAGCGTTGCTAGGCGACACCTGCGACAAGACACCCTGGGCATCAGCGCCGGAGGCAATATCACTGTCGTGCGCGGTGCCCGTCATCGTCAGGTTGTACGTCGAGCCGTCCGGGCTGATCGAGTCCACCCGGTACTGGCCGCCACGGGGCAGGATGTACTCCCCGATACCCGGCTCACCCTGAACCGCGTGCTGTCCAGCGGGAACGGTGATATGCATGACCACCGGCCTGCCTCCGCTGACTGGCTTAACGGATGCCATGTCATCCTCAGCCGCGCCCGAGCGCAGCCCGGCGAATTTCTGCGCCCAGTCCATGCTGTCGCTGGTTGACGTGAACCCTTTGTCGGTGAATACCGTCCCCGGCTTGAGCTGATCGGCCAGGGCGGGAGTCATCGCCAGGCCCCTGAACACGTGAGCATCTGAGGTCAGCGTGTTCTCGCTGATCAACTGGTCTAGCTGCTTGATCTCCTGGTTCCTGTCCGGTACCGGGCCCGGCTTCGGGCCTCCACCGAAAAGGCCGGCAAGCGGGTTGGTCGCCTGTCCCGTCTTCATGTCCCTGATCTTGCCGTTGCCTTTCGGCAGCGGAATACCGCTCCGCAGCGCTCCGTTGATCGCCTCGGATCCCTCCGGCGATATGTAGTCGAACAGTGAGTTTTCCTCGTCGTCAGTGATACCCGGGCCGGTCACCTGCACGTCGTTGACGTGCTTAAACCCGCGCGGGCTGTCATCGAAGTTGACTTCGGGGTTGTCCGGGTTCTCGGTGGCGAAGCTGGCTCTCTGGCCGTTCCCGAAATCGACGCTGGCCGTGCCGTTTGATACGCCAGTCACCTTGCCCGTGCCCATCGTGGGATGGGAGACAGCCTGGCCTGCACGCGGGTTGAGCAGGATCCAGCCGTGCCGGAACGTGTACGGCGTGCCGGCGATGTGGCGTCCTTCATAGCTGGCCAGATGGAGGAGCTGCCCGGTGATCGTTTCCGTGACCATGGCCATCGCGGTCGTGCCAGCCTGCACCGGAACGTGGTGGGCCCGCGCGTACGCCGCCCACGCCGCCCACCGCTTCTGCATGGACGACGCGCGGCCCTTAGCTGTCGCAGCGCCGGGCACGGAGCCGAACTTCCCGCCGGACCGGGCGGCCTCGGCGCCGAGTTCCACCAGGTGCGAGTCGTCGGCGTCGTTGGAGTTCAGCTGGTGCATCCAGGTGATCGCCTGCATCTGGTGCGGGGAGACCTGGATCCCGTCGCGGTCGCTGACGGTCTTGGCGGCCTGCCGGTACATGTCGGCGATGTGCTGGTAGGTGCTCACCGCGCCGGTCGGGTCGGCGGGGAACGTCGCCTTGTACGCCTTCGCCTGCTCGTCACTCCAGTCAGGATGGGCTTCCTTGATGTCCGCGTACGACGGGGCCTCCGTCTCGGCGGAGGTGAGCCGGCGGCCGGCGGCGACGCTCAGCGCGTGCCGGTCGATGACGACCTCCCCGGCCTGGTCGCCGGGGGTGTCGCCGCCGTTGCGGATCAGGTGGTAGAACGACCGGGTCTTCGACGAGCCCGCCTCCGGGAAAAGCTTCTCGATGTCGGCGGTCGACTTGGCCGCGAGGATCTTCTGCGCCCGGTCCCGGACTGAGCCGGTGATGCCGACGCCGTGCTCCGGTACCTGCCCGTTCGCCAGGGTGTGCGCCGAGTTCATGACGTCGGTGGCCCAGTCGGTTTGCACGCTGAACGCGGACATCATCGCGGCGCCCTTGTCGGCGTCGCCGCCGCCGAGCTTCTGGGCGACGTCGTGGGCGTCGCTGTACCAGCGTGCGCCCTGGTCCCGCTCATCCGGGGTGGACGCGTCGTAGGCGGACACGATGTTCTTCGCGGACAGCCCGTACTTCCTGATGAACGGGTTATCGGACGCCTTCCCGCCCAGCTTGTTGACCCGGTCGACGGGCGGTGCCTTGTACGGGCTTCCCTTGTCTGACCACGACATACCCGACAGCACCTTGTCTGCGTCAGCACCGAGGCGGGACCACTCGCCGTGCGCGTTGCGGCGCTCCAGCGGGTTGTAGCGCCAGCCCAGCTCCAGCTGGGCGCTGAGGGTTTCGGTCATCTCACATCGCGGCTGCCTGCTGGGCCGCAGCGGCTGCCTTCTGCAGCAGCCCGTCGATCTGCGTGGTCAGCGAGTCGATCTGCGATTGCAGCTGGGTGGCGCTGGCGCTGGCCGCCGCGCTGCCGGGGGCGGCGGTTGCGGCGGCACTGGAGGAGGCAGGCGTGCTGCTGCTGGTCGTGCTGGAGCTGCTGGGCGTTGTCGAGGAGCTGCTGCTGGTCGTGGAGGCGCCGCTGGACGTGGTCGATCCGGCGCTGGACGTGGTCGAACCCGACTGGCCGCTGCTGGTCTTGCCGCTGGCCGACGCCAGTTCCTGCTGCAGGACGGCCCGCTGGGCTTCCAGCTGGGATGCCTGCTTCTGGTAGCCGGCGGCCTGCGACAGCAGCGCCTGCTTCGACTGCTGCGACTGGGCGATCTTCGCCTTGGCGCTGGCGCTGGCGGTCTTCCCGGCGGTAGCTGACGACGCTGACTTCTGCTGTCCCTGCTGCTGCTGGGCACCCTGCCCACCGGAACCGAACTCGCCGTTCACGGCGCGCTGCTGGTTCGGGTTCGCGGCCATCTCGATCACCGCGCCCAGCTCGTCCCAGCTGTTCGCGTGGGCGTGGGCGCGCGCCTGGGCGACCTTCTCCAGGGCGAGCCCGCCGGCGGCAGCCGCGCGGACCTCCGGGTGCACGTTGCCGCCGCCCTTCGCCCAGCGGCGCATCGACCCCCAGGCGATCTTGTACGCCTCACCGGGCGGGTGCCCCTTCCGGATCAGCGCCTTCACGATGTTCTGCATGTACGGCGAGTGCATGTTGCCCTTGACGTCGTACAGGCCGGGCCCACCGGGCTTCCCCCTGGGCGCCGGGGTGACCGCCAGGCGGCCGGTCTCAGCGGACAGCCCGTACTCGTTCGCCATGCCCAGGCCCTGCCTGACCGCTGCCTTGATGTAGGACACCTGCGGGCTTTCCAGGCCGGTCACCGAGTACGGGTCCGGCCGGTTCCGTGGTGCCTTCGGGACAGGCAGGGCCTTGCCGCCGCCGGGGGCCTTGCCGTACACGTCCGGCCAGATCTGGGCCAGCTCCGGGTGCAGCGGGGCGATCCCGCTTGAGATCCGCGTCGCGTCGCTGCGGGCCTGCTGCAGCCGTTCCGGGGTGATCTGCCGCATTCGCCCGGCGATCGCCGGGAAGTCATGGCGGGCCCGCGCGTCAGGCATCTGCGATGCCTCGTTCATCCAGTCCTTGCGTCCGCCGCCGACCGCCGTGATCGAACGCGGGTCATGCTTACCTGGTACCACCATGCCGCCGGGCACACCGTGGTACACCCAGCCGTGGCTCCATCCTTTTGGGCCGACCAGCTCAATCACGGCGGACAGCTCGTCCCAGCTGCCGGCTAGTCCCGCTGCGGCCTGGCTGGCCGCCCCGATGTGCGTCTTGATCTGGTTGTTGAGCGCCGAGAAGTCCCGGTCGGCCGGGGACAGGGGGCGCCGCTGGCTCGCCTCGGCCTTGATGCGCGGGTGCTGCTGCAGCGCGGTCTGCGCTTCTGTCAGCTTGTTGCCGGCGGTGACGGCGTCACCCTGGCTGAACGCGTCAGCGGCAGCGTGGATGATCTTGCCGGTGCCGGGGAACTTGCTCTCGGCGTCGTCGGCCAGGGCGTGAACCTGGGTGGCGCGGTCCCGCAGCGCGGTTGCCCTGGCCGTGGCACTGGCGGTGTCGTGGGCCTGCCGGGAGGCGGAGCCGCGCTCGCCCGCGTCCCACTTCGCCCAGTTCAGCTCGATGACCCGGCTGAGGCTGTCCCAGCTGGTGAACTGCTTGCTGCCGCGCGGCTGCGGGCCTGCCGGGTTTGCCACGTTCGGGTCACTTCCTCCGCTGCTGGTTCCCGCCGGGGCGTTGAGCGCCTGGTTCCCCGGCGGCTGCCGTGCTGTTGGCTTCTGCGCGAGCGCGCCCGGCCCGTAGCCGGCGTTCGGGTCCGGGCGCTGCGGCTGAGCCGTCGCGGTGTCGTAGGAGTCGCGGCGGATCGCTTCCTGGTTCTTCGCGTCCACGTCCGCGATGTCCTTGACGAGCAGCAGGTGCCGGTGGACGCCGTGCATCGCGTACCGGGCGGCCAGGTGCTGGTCGTCGGTGTGCAGCCCGTTCCGCATCAGGGACTGCGGGGTGAGGGAGAACAGGGCGGCGCGCAGGTGCCGTTGCGCGGCCTCCTCCCGGCCCGAGCGGACCATCCGGGCGGCGTCCCGCACGTGCTGGTGGGCGGGCACGTCAGGGCCGGACTCCTTCAGCCGGTCAGCGAGCCGGCTCAGCTGCCTCGCCGTCTGCGTGCGCATCGGGGTCAGCGGCGTGTACCCGCGCCGTCGTCCCCCGGCTCGTCCCTGGCTGCTGCTAGGATCTGGCGCGGTGGAAGGCCCCAGCCCCTGGCCGCCGCGCCCTGGTGATGCAGCACCGGGTGACTTCCCCAGCGGACGGCCAGGGGCTGCCTTCGTCTTCGCCATGGCTGCTGGCCTCCCCGCCGGTTGACGGCACCTGAGATCTCCTGCAGCCCGCCTTCAGTGTGCCAGCCGGGACGGCCGGGCGCATCAATGATCGCCCCGGTTACGCGTGGCGCCGCCCGCTGAGCACCGCCAGGACCGCCTTGTGGTGCCGTTCAGCCTGCCGCATCCGCTCGTCATGCTGCCGGTTCAGCTTCTTGTGCAGCTGGATGAACGCGGGCAGCCCCCACAGCAGCGACGCGGCCAGGTTCCCGGCCACCCCTGCGAGGAAGCCGATCGACAGGACCAGCGGCCAGAACTCATCCCAGTAACGCATCCTGGTCGCCTTCCCTGAGCGCCGCCAGGGCATCGCGCAGGTCCCCGGCAACGTCATGCCACGGGTCAGCCCACGGGGTGACCGGCTTGCCGTCCGGCCAGCGCGAGGACGGCTCCAGGCCGGGCCTGGTATGCGAGCCTCGCGGGAGCCTGCACTGACCGCAGGGCATCTCGCCGTTGTCGTCCATGGCGCCGAGCCCGTTGCGCCGGTACTCGTGATTGCTGATCATGTTCTCGTTGTCGTCCACGCCTTGAACGCCTCCCAGCTGTGCTTGGAGCGCAGCCACTCGGCGAACCACTCTCGCGACGTGTGGTCGGTGAAGGTGACCGTCACCACGTTGGCCACGGGCTGTCCCAGTCCGCCGCCGGATTCCAGCACGTTCGGCTGTTCCATCTCGTACCAGTCACCTCCGGGCGGTGACTCCAGGTCGCGCCAGCTCATGCTGCCCTCGTGAATACCGGGTTCCGGCTGGGCAGCAGATGTCCCCCTGGATGCGGTGGCCCAGGAAAGCAACGGCAGTGCGGGTGCACCGCACCCGGGAAGCCAATCAGCGGCATCGCGGTGACCCGGAAGTTCTTGCCGTCCGCAGCCCGGCACTCGGGTGACGTGCGCCCGTCGATGACGGTGTTCCAGCCGAGCAGCGGCCCGTGCTCGGCCGCCGCCATGTCCGCCTTGCCCGCTGCCGTGGCCCGGTTCCACATGGCCTGCTGGTGCATCCCGTAGAACCGGCGCTCTCGTTCCAGCTGGGCGCGCACCGCGCCGCCGGCCGGCTGGCCCTTCGCCCTGGCGTTCCGGGCGGCACCCAGGACCCGGCCGGTCGCGGCGATCACGAACTGGGCGCGGCGGGCCAGGTTCTGCCTGCTGGCCTGCTCTGAAGCGGCGCCGATGACGCCGGTGACGGCAGGCGGCCGTTCGGTGACGAACGCGAGGACCGCCGTCAGGGCGCCGGCGGCGGCCGTCGACAGGGCTGAGCTGGCCTTGATCGTGGCGACGGCGGCGCCGACCGTGACCGCCGCCGCGCCCACGCCGACGATGGCGGACGCAACGGCAACAGCCAGGGCGGGATCGTCCAGGTTGTCCTGCTGGGGTGCGGGCTGCTGCTGTGCCGGGGTGGTCACCTGCGCCTCCAGTCGGGGGTGAATGCCTCGGCTGTCCGGCGGGTGCCGTCAGCCGGGACCGGCGAGCAGCAGGCGGGGCATGGCATGCCCGGGGCACCGTGCCCCGCATGGCCTTCGACCGTGCCCCAGATCCCCTCCCACGGGTATCCGGGGTGGTCCTCGCAGACGTGCCCCTCGTCGAGGCAGTGCGCGCAGCGGGGTACCGCGTCCTGCGCTGCGTGCCCGGGAGCCGGGGCAGCGCCAGGTTCTGAGCAGACCGCGCGGGTCCAGAGTCCGGTCATTCCTCGCTCATCCCCGCCACCACCCACGCGTTCCGCAGCACGATCCTGTCCGGGCCGGGAACCTCAGGCAGGGTGGTCTCGTCGACCTGGGCGATGCCGAGGCCGTCTTCACCGAAGAACGTGACGGGGGCGGTGCCGCCCTCGTCTGGCCCGTGGATCTCCCAGGTGATCTGGATGGCGCCGCCGGCCAGCCGGACGCTGGTGACCGGGAACCGGCGGCCAGCGAAGATGACGTGGCCAAGTGGCGCAGGCGCTTCACTCACATCTGCTCCGGGTGCTTTCCCTCGCCGGGCAGGCGCTGCACCTGGTCCGGGTCGATGCCGTTCTTGACGCACAGTGCGACCAGCATCTGCCTCATGCGCTGCATCTCGTCGGTGACGTCGGAGATCGCGTCGAATACCGCGTCGTTGGTGATCACTGGTGCGGCAGCCCCCCTCACTAGTGCGCTTCTACTCTCCCGGGCTGACGTCTCCCCGGAACGAGGTGCGGCGGGCCACGTCCTCGGCGTACTCGCACACGCGGTACGGGTCGTTACCTGGCCCGTGCTGGGGGGCCAGCGGGCGGACCACGGCGGCACCCGGGTCGTCGGCATAGGCGAACGCGAAGTCCTCCATGCGCTCGTGCAGGTCAACGTCACCGAGGCGGTCAAACAGCCAGCGCTGCCACGATGCCTCGTTGTAGGTCGCCGGCGGTACCGGAAAGTAGTGGTTGACCGCCATGACCTGCTCAGGATGGTAGGTGTTGGGCCCGCAGCGCTGCACGACCAGTGTCATGCCGCGTGACTCGCCGCTGTGACGGCCTGGCTTGTCCCGTTGCAGGTCGTCGTCGAGCCATACTTCCCAGCCCATGTGCCGCCGGTAGCGGAGGCGCTTGACCAGGTCCGCGAGGATGTCAGGGTACGGGGCAACCTGCCTCATCACGTTTCCCTCGTAATGAGGGTTAGGCTCCGTCATCGTGCCTGGGTCGCCCACAGTGCTCACCCCGCCCTTGAGTGTGCTGAAGGAACTGCGGGCGCTGCCGCTACGATACGCCAGCCGGCGGGGCTCGCGCAGGTCACCAGAACGGGTACTGGGCTGTGCAGTTGACGGCCGCGTAGGTGGACTTAACGTCGGCGAGGAACACCGCTGTCAGCTTCACGGCCTCCGGGGTCGGCTTCGTGGTGGAGTCCTTCGCCGCGAGGTTGAACAGCGTGAACCACAGCTGCTCGGCCTGCGCCTTTACCCTGTTGCCGGCCTCGCAGTTGCTGACCGCGTTGTCATGCTGCCGGATGAACAGGTACACGGCGAATGCCACGACGAGGACAGCGGTGACCGTGAGCGCGAGCTGCCAGCGGACCAGCCTCCTGATGCCCATCATCTGCGCCACCGTGACCTGGAGCTTGTGTGCCCCGGCGCCCGTTGCCTCCGCCTTCCGGTGTCCCCTCCGCCAGCGCATGTCCCCTCACATTCCTGACTGCTGGATGGCCCGCAGCATCCAGCTCGCGAGCGCCCTGTCCGTCCGGGTCGCCTCTGCTTCCCAGTTGCCCTCCACCATGTCGGTCAGTCGTCCTTCCAGGGTGCTCATCTCCTGCTGGCTCAGCTCAGGCCCGTCCTCGTCGAGGCTGGCCCTCAGCTTGTCCAGCAGGGCGTCTAGTTCTTCCCAGCCCTCATGGGGGGAGTGCAGGATCTTCGACACGTCGATCGCCACGTTTCTCCAGAAAACCTCGATCTGCTTGTCGAGGACCCCCACCCGGCCCTCAAGGTCGGCCAGGTCGCGGACGGCCCGGTCGTTCTTCTCCTGCCCCTTTTCCAGCAGGACCAGCTTCTCCGCCATCCCGGCGACCTGCGAGCTTTCCCGGGTGTCGATGCGGTGAAGCTCATCGGACAGCACCCGGCTGCCGGCTTCCAGGTCGGCGACCCGGGCCAGGGCCGCGTCCAGTGCGGAGCTGGCCCGCTGGTCAATGCGCTGGATTTCCTCCCGGGCCAGCCGCAGCCCGGTTTCCTGCGCGTCGAGGCGCCGCTGCTCCTCCACCAGCCCGGTGACGCGTTCCTTGTTCCTGGCGTTCCGCATCGCGACGCCGGCGATCAGCACTCCCAGCCCGGCGATCACCACGGACAGGACGTTCCAGACGCTGACCACGGGCTATCAGGTCATCCGCATGAGGATGTAGACGATCAGCAGCAGGACCGCGAGGATGACGATCCTGCGCCAGCCAGGCGTCTTCGGCGTGCCCGGGTCAGTGTGCACGGCGCTGCGTCTCCCATGCGCTGAGGACGTGCCGCCGGTCAAGGCCGTCACGGTTGGTGAACGGGTAGCGGCGCCGGGTTTCCAGTTTCCGGAGGATGCCCCGCAGTCGGCGGCGTTCGGCGAGATCGCCCTGGACCGCGCGGAGCGCGGTCGTGTACTTCTCCCCGGTTTCCGTCATGCGGTACCGGACAAGGGGAGTCAGGGGGTTGCGGCTCACGCCTGCTTCCTCGTCCACGTGTCGCGGGTCACTGGGACGCCCCCGGCAGGCCCCCGGCTACCGGCGCGTTCTGCGGCGGCCTCGGCGGGCCGGCAGCGGCGTTGCCGAGCTGCGGCGGCACCGGGCGCAGCCCTGGTGCCCCGCCGGGGCGGTTCGCGGCGGCCTGGGCGATGGCGGTGCCCGCCGTGGCGAGGCCCTGCAGCTGCCCGAGGGACGCGGCGGCCTCCGGCGGCATGCCGGGCGGCGGGTTGCCGGCCAGCTGCTCGGCCCGCTGACTTGCGGTCGACACCAGCGCCTCGTGGACCTGGTCGACGTCAAGCTGCAGGATCGACGCCATCCGCTCGGTGATCAGGTCGAACACCTGCAACGGGACGTGGAGGACCGGGGCGGCGGACAGCTGCCCGAACATGGTCAGCAGCGCCTGCGCCTGCTCGTCCTGGAGGGGCCCGAACTTGGCCTGCGGGAACGCCGCGCCGGACCCGAAGTTCAGCAGGATCAGCGGCCGGACGATGTCGTAGCTGACGGAGTCGGCGATCTCCTTGGCGACACCCTGCCGCGACTTCAGGTAAAAGTCGGACTGGTCCTGGGACAAGCTGTAGGCGCCGCGCCCGCCGGTCGCGGAGCTGGTCAGGCCGAGGAACCCGGACAGGACGCTGGACGTCTGCCAGGACGCGAGGAACGACATCGCCTCGGAGAAGAACTGTCCGGCGTTCTCACCGGGGGGGATCGCCTCGAATGCCTTCTGGCCGTCAATCGGGTGCACCAATCCGACGACGCCGCTGCCGCGCAGCTGGGCGATGTCCTCAGCCCGCTGGGTTGCCTCAGGCTGGTCGTTGCCGTAGGCGATGATCCGCTGCAGCGCCATGTTCTCCAGGAACTCGTACCAGAGGAACAGCAGCTTCATCTGCGTCTGGTGGCACCAGAAGCACACTTCCATCTCGGACACGCCGGTCAGCGGCTCCCGGTACTTACCGTGCGTGTAAATGTACGAGCGGATTTTCGGGATGTCGACGTAGCCCGGGACCTTCTGCGCCCGGTTCAGCATCAGGTTCCCGCCGAACAGCCAGACCTGCTGCCTGAAACCGTTCGCCTCGGCAGTGCGGTCGTTGTACCGGGCCTGGCACGTCGCCGGCGGCCGGAACGCCACCTTGTCGTAAATGATCCGGCCGTCTAGCTGCCGAATTTTGAAAGTTTTTTCGAAGAACGCCCGCCGGTAAATCTGCGCCGAGGTCACCTGCCCGATCAGCTCCGTGATCGGGGTCCGCATGCCGCCCTCGGTATCCGGCGTCATCAGCACCGACTGAATGAAGTCGTGCTCCCCCTTATCGCCCTTCCCCGCCTCGATCGTGAAATCGGCCTCACGGATCGGCAGCGTCAACACCGCCTCGACAGCGGCGGCGGTGCCGTTCCGGCTGAACATCGTCTTCATGTCCCGGGACGTCCACGAACCGTAGTCGACCCGTTAAGAAGACGTCACCTTCGCCGTAGTAGGCGAACAGCCGCTGCCCGTAGTCAAACTGAGTTCCGATCTCGGGGCCCATCAGGGCGCGCTTGCCGCCTGGGCCCTTTGAGCCCTTCGGCGGGAGGTCCGGGAAGTCGATTACCTGGGCAGTGCCGGTAGGAGGTGCCATCTTCCTGCATCACCTCCCGCCCGCTGCTCATGCACACGCAGATGCGTGTGCTGATGCGCGGGCGCGACCTAGGCAACGATACAGGAGCGGCCTCTCACGGTCTTGTATTCAGCTTCCCGGCTAGGAGCGCGGCCATCGCGGCTACATCCGGTACCGGAAGCGCCCGCCCGCGCCGGTGGCTTGTCAGGTGCCAGGAACCGCACTTGTCGCACTCATACGGCCACAGCGGGCGCCCGTAGGCGGCGCTTTTAGCGGCGACGGCAGCTACAGCCTCCACTTCGTCCAGGTAAGTGCCCTTGTTCCGCAGGCGGCACAGAGGGGCGCCGACGCCGGCGCGGCGTTCCTGCTGTCGCAGCTTCATTTGTCCCCATGACGGGAGCCGCCCGCCGCTTGCAGCCAGAGCTGCAGTACAGCTTTGCCTGCTCCCGCCCAGGGACGTAGTCGCGGTCCGAGCAGAACACGGTCCCGCAGCCAGGGCGGGCGCAGATCATGGCCGCTCGGCCTCTTCCTGGGGCAGGCTGCCGTCGTCCCCGTGCTCTGCGCCGCAGGTGCCGCAGTACATTACCCGGGCCTCGCCGGGCACCAGGGGGGCGTTGATGGCCGCCTGCACCTCGCTGTCGGTGGCAGTGGCGAACCCGTCTTCGGGCGGGGTGATCACCGGGTGCCGCCGTGCTGTGACACGTTGAACCGCTGCAGGGCGTGCTCCCGCTCCAGTCCCTCGCTGACGTAGCGGGCGACGATGGCGGAGACCGTCGTTTTCTGGTGGTACGCCAGCCAGCGCAGCACCTCGTGCTCCTCGTCGCTGACCTTCGACCCGACCGGAACGGTCCCGGTGCCCCGTGTTGTCGCCATTCCGCGCCCTCTCTCTCGTGAACGGTTACCAGGTACAGGTTAGTACAGTATAATCGCAGGTGGAAACCAGGAGAGGCAGGTCAAGTGACAGCAGCCGCGCTTCCGCGTATCGGCAGCCTTTGCAGCGGCTACGAGGGCCTGGGCATAGCCGTCCAGGCGGTCACCGGCGGCAGCCTGGCATGGGTTGCCGACAACGACGCGGACGCGTCGGCGCTGCTCGCGTACAGGTTCCCTGACGTGCCGAACCTGGGTGACGTCAAGGCCGTCGACTGGGCGTCCGTAGGTGCGGTCAGCATCCTGGTCGGCGGGTTTCCCTGCCAGCCGTTCTCCCAGGCCGGCCGACGGCGGGGCGCAGCTGACAAGCGGCACCTCTGGCCGCATATCGCCGTGGCGATCGGGGCGCTCCGCCCCTCCCTCGTCGTGCTGGAGAATGTGCGCGGCCACCTGACCCTGGGTTTCGACGTGGTGCTCGCGGACCTGGCCGGGCTCGGTTACGACGCCGAGTGGGCCGTGGTGACCGCGTCGTCGGTCGGGGCCTGCCACCGGCGGGAGCGGCTGTTCATCATCGCGTTCCCGGCCGGGCAGCGGCCGGGAGGGAGCGTACCCGCCGCCGTCTTGCAAGACGGCACCTGGGTTGAGCCGTTCGTTCCCCTGTTCGGCCCGCAGCTGCCCGTTAAGGCGCTGCCGCCGTCAGGCAGCATGGCATCCGGGGTGATCTGCGCGGTGACCGGGTCAAGTGCCGCAGACCCCGCCTGGCTGCTGCCGACGCCCGTAGCGCAGGACTCCGGCAACTCCCCGGAGGTTCACCTGCGGAAGAAGCCAGGCCGGACGCGGGTCACGTCACTGGCGATCGTCGCCGAAAACGCCCTGTTCTCCTCCGGCGGAAGGCTTCTGCCAACTCCCACGTCCACGCTGAACGCGCCTGCCGCCTGGAAAGACGGGGTTGACTGGTGGCTTCAGTCGCGGGCGACCCGGAACCTGGAAGGCGTCGTTACCGGCAACACTCCCCTGTTCAAGACGCCGACTGCGCAGCTCGCCGTTAACGGCGGGTCGCAGCACCCTGACAAGCGCCGGGCAGGCGGGCACGGTCCCACCCTCGCGGACCAGGTGGAGCATGAGCTGCCCGCGAAGATGCTGCTGCCGACGCCCGCCGTGGCGGACGCCGCAGCTGAGCATGCCGGCAAGGGCAGGTTCCTGTTCGACCTGGCGCCGTCCCTGAGCACCTGGGGCCGGTACGAGATCGCGGTGCGCCTCTGGGAGGATCTGTCCAGGCGTCCCGCGCCGTCCGCGACGGTGCCGGGGAAAACCGGCGAGCGGCTTAACCCTGAGCTGTCCGAGTGGATGATGGGACTGCCCGCCGGGTGGGTCACGGGGGTACCAGGGCTGTCGCGGAACGCGATGCTGAAGCTGACCGGGAACGGGGTCGTGCCCCGGCAGGGCGAGGCGGCGGTCAGGCTGCTGCTCAGCCGGGTGCCTGTCTCGCCGCTAGACTGAACCTGGACTGCCAAGGCTCCCACAGGGGGAACGCTTAGCAATGGGTGACCAGCTGCCGCTCGCGGCGGACCCCGGCTGGCCGGTGCCGGAAACCGTAACCGGATGCTGTCTCCCCCGCCCATCCAGGTGAAGGGCGGCCCGGTGAACCGCGAACGGCCGGGCGCCCGCCTTGCTTATGACGCGGGCCGCCGGGAGGAGCCCATCGGCGGCACCTGGACCAGGTAGCCGTACTTGCGGAGCTGCCGGATCTGGTAGGAGACGCTGTTCGCTGATGCCAGGCCGACCGCGTCGCCGATCTCCCGCATCGACGGGGGGATACCCCGGGTGCTGATTGACTCGCGGATCGCCCGCAGGATCTGGGCCTGCCGGTACGTCAGCACGTGGTCAGGGTTGCGGTACCCGGGTGCGGCGGGCACGTAGCCGCGTGCCGCGCCCGCTGGTCTCCGTTTCCCGGCCACGTCTCTCCTCGGCTGGCGGGGCTGTTAGGACACGTATACCACGCCGGGCCGTCAGTCCCGCCAGCCGCCTTTCCCGATGTAACGGGCGGCCTCTTCCTGAACGGCCAGCCACGTGTCACGGGCAGCTTTCCAGCGGGCCGCCACGTCGTCGGGAACCTCAGCGCCGGCCCGGTGCTCCCACTCCCTCGGGACCGCCGGGAACACGATCTCGCTGTCCCCGAACAGCAGCGTCACCTGGGGGTACAGCTCGACGTCGGTATCAATGAGGACCCTCACGGAACCTCCCGCCACTGGTGTCCCTCGTCGAGGTACCCGTGCCAGCCGTCGTCACTGTGCCCGGTGGTGTCGCCGCGCAGCCGGCTGCTGATTGACTCGCGGATCTCCAGTGACCCGTCGGGGCACTCGCGGAACACGTGCGGCGGTGAGCACACGTGCTGGACGCCGCGCGCTGCGGCGGGCGCGTCCGGGTCACGGGCGTTCGGCTTCAGGAAGAACACCGCCGGCACCCCGCCGGTGTACGCCGAGGTGGGCCCGTAGTAGTCGCCAGGCCGTTCCAGTGCCGCGATCGACTGAACCCTGCGTCCCCTCGTCATCCGGGGCCTACCAGCCCGAAGACCTCCCCGATGCCGAGCCGCAGGGCCAGCTCGTAGTTCCGGGCGGGGGCACCCGGCTCGGCGTCGCTGTCCAGTGGCTGGCCGTCGCGCCTGCACAGGGCCTCCAGTGCGTTGCGGAGGACGGCCTGCGTCGCCTCAAGCTCAGGCCCGGGGCGCCGGTGACCCTGCGACGCGAACTCCGCTGCTGGCAGTTCCACGACGTCCGGGAGGCTGTCCAGGTCAAGCTGGCCGCCGCTGTCCCGGGCCTGCTCGTACAGCCATTCCAGGAACGGCTCGAACAGCGGGCACACCCAGATGGCGTGCTTTTCCAGGTCGGCGTGCGCGTAGCCGCCTAGCTTGAAGAACGCGCCCTCGCCGGTTTGCAGGTCATGCACCAGCGCATGGCGGCTACTCCACCCGCAGGCGTTCAGTAGCCGCGCGCCCGGCGGGTGGACCTTGCTGTCACGCGCCCATTCCCCGTCGAGGGCGCTGACCAGGAACTTCCCCCAGTTGCCGGGATGCTCCCGCGACTGAACCGCCTCGATGATCTTCGTTTTCACTGTTCGGGCACCGTCTCGGCTGGTTGCCGCCAGCTGGCGAACCGCTCCCGGCTGAGGCGGGCCGCTTTCGACCACGGGCGGTCACCTGACTCGGATATGTTGGCCAGCGCCGCGAGGGCCGGCCAGTCTTGCCGCCCGACCAGCTCGGCGAGCTGCCACGGCTGCGCCTCGGCGAGCAGCGCGCCTTCCCACAGTGCGCCAGCCCGTTCTTCCATGTGCCCTGGCAGCGTGGCGCATACCTGGGCGATGGCGTCCTCGATGTCGCTGGCACCGTCCCCGTTCAGTGCCGCCTGGTAGGCGGTTTCCCTCTCTGCGGTGTTCATGCGCCTAGCATGGCACCAGCGGGGCACCTTGTTCTGTCCACTAGTGTGCACAGCGCGCGTGACCTGAGTCACATCCACGGTGGCGCGGCTCAGTCACCCAGTCCCGGGCCCCGGGGAACCGGCCGGAGGCCAGGGTGGTACAGCCTGCGCCGCCGCACCGGGTTTAAGTCGCCCCGCACGATCTTCGAGGCTGCCCGGTGGGACATGCCCGGCACCTGCACCGCACGGGCCTGCCCGCCTTCCAGCGGGAACGTGACCAGTACCTTGTTGCCCCGGTACAGCAGCTCGCAGGTGACGTCCGCCTGGTCCACGTTCACCTTCAGTGACACGTTCACGTCGCCGAGGCCGACCGCTGTCCTGGCATGCTCCGCTGGCCCGCTGCTCATCGCGTCTCCTCCGTGTCGGCCACCTCAACCGTGACCGACTCCGTGACCGACTGGCCGGCGGAGTCGGTCATCGTCAGGGAGATGGTCAGCTCAGCCACCGGACGGCAGGGTCACGGTCGTGGTGTAGACGGCAGTGCCGGTGCCGTTGGACAGGCCGTTGGACATCTCGGTGTAGGTGTCGCCGAAACTGTCCGTGGGGGTGCCGTCCATCGACTGGCTGGCCTGCTCAACGACCGTCACCGACGTGGTCGCGGAGGCGGAGTTGCCGGCGCTGTCGGTCATCGTCTCGCTGATGACGAGGGTGACCGGGTTGGACTGGCTGTCGGCGTAGGTGGCGGTCAGCGTCAGGGTCTGCCCGGCCACGTAGCTGGCGGCGTCAGTGGCGAGGGACAGGGTGGGGGTGCCTGAGGGCGGGGGCGTGGTCATGAGGCTCCTAACGACAGCGGGACAGCAGGTCACCTTTGCGGCTCCGGGCACTCACGCTAACCGCCGCTGGCCTGCCCTGTCCGGCAAACCCGCCTATCCGTCACCCCTTCGGCGGCAGCTTCGGCACCTGCCCGTTCGCGACCACCAGGCCCGCGCCGGACATGGCCCCGGCGTCCCGGCTGAACTGGGCGGCCCAGTTCTTGGCGTCCGCGCCGGACAGGAACACGGTCAGCGTCGTGGACGCGGTGCGGATCGTCGCGGCGAGCCGCTGCCCCAGGGGCGTGTCGATGACCGCCGTGAAGAACATGGCGGGCTGCTCGCCCAGCAGGGTGTTGCCCGTGTCGAACGGGGTCGGGGCAGGTACCTGCGGGACAGCGCCAGGCGGCGGCATCGTCATGTTGTCAGCTCCTGCTGTCCCTCGCTGATGCCGGGGCGGGGCGGGGCCTGCGGCGCCCAGTCCTCGAACAGTGCCTTGAACGCCGCCGGGTAGTCCGGTGCCTCGATCATCACGAAGCCGCGTATCTCCGTCGTCAAGGTGATGCGGGCGTGCCCGAACGGCGGCGACAGCACCTCCCAGGTATCGAACTGGGGGTACGCGCGCTCCCACTGGGCTTCCAGGTCCGCCCGGGTCAGCTCCTTGGACGCGATCAGCCGCACCCCGCCAGACGGCAGCGTGACACCGCACATCACCCAGTCAGGGCGTGAGGAGATACCGAAGGCGCCTGGCGACATGCGGGTCATCGTACGGCCCGCCTGTCCCGCCTGTCCGGGGGTTCACTCAACCGGGGGTGCGGTAGCCTCCGGGGCGTGAAGTCAGATCCTGCCGTGCGGGTGCCGTCAGACGGGCAGCCGAAGTTCGTCATGGTCGGCGTTGACCGGCCCGGCGGCGGGGTCCGCCTGTACGCCAGCCGCGACATACCCCCCGGCCGGCTGAACTGGGGGCAGCGGGACACCGACAGCTACGCGGTCGCCTGGCACGTCGAGGCCGACATGGTCAGCGTCCTGATCATCGACAAGCCCACCTGGGGTGAGGCGTTCGCCCGCGTCTTCGAGATCTGGGAGAACCACGACCGTGAGCAGCAGCGCGGCGCCGAGGTGCAGCAGGCCGCAGAGGCGGAGCGGATCGCGAAGTCCTGGCGGGGTGAGCTGACGCCGTTACGACTGCCGCCCGTCAGCTACCTCGGCCGGCGTCCACTCCCCCTGCAGCTGGGTTGTCCGTAGCGTCCCGCACCCGGTGCAGCGCTGCAGCACGTACGTCACCCTGATGCCGAAGACGCCGGCGTTCTTTGACCCGGCGGTCTTCCACCGGCACTCGTGCGCCTGGTAGGTAGCCGGCTTGCTGCCTTCCCAGGCGGTCAGCGTCAGCGCCAGGGCGGAGCGCCAGCCGTCCCGCCAGTCAACTCGCTTGTCGCTGCCGGATGGCTGCTCCGCCAGCAGCGTGTCCAGCACCTTGTCCGGTACGTCCTCCGGCTTGATGACCATGACCCGTAGTGTGCCCTGGGCGGGGCAGAAACGCGAACCGCCGCTCCCACGGGGACGGGGAACGGCGGTTACGGGGCGAGGAGAGCGGGGCGGCTAAATCTTTGGATGCTCCCTTGCGGGGGCTGTAGAAGGAAGCCGGCCCATGGCCTCACGATCACGGCCGGGGGAGAGCGGCGGCGCTAACATCGGTTCCCTAAACGGATTTAGAAGGAAGCGCTGCCATGGCCCCCGGCCAGGCATGGCCCCCGGCCAGGCCGGGGGCGGAGGGAAGCGGGGGAACTAGGTCATCTGCTCGAAAGATAGAAGGAAGTTCCCTCATGGCCTCCGCTGGTACTGACCCTACCGTAAGTCGGGGATCAGTTCCGACAGGTTATTGAGCGTGATCACCGTCGTGCCGTCCGGCAGCCCGTCCGGCCGCTCCAGGCCGATGTACGTCACCGGCACGTCCGACTCGGCGGCGAGGCGCGACACCATGTCCGGGGTCCGCATGGGCACCGCGATCCCGTCCGCTGCCCGCACGCCCGCCAGCGCGGTCAGGTACCGGACCTGGAGGTAGTCCCGCTCGATGACGGTGCGGGCGAGGAGGCTCGCGGTGACCTTGTGGCCCTGGACGACGTTGAACTGAGGGGAGCCCTTCAGGTAGAAGTGCAGCCACTTGACCCGCCACTTGCCGTCGTCGCCCCGGATGAACGCCAGCGGCAGCGCCACCTTCCCGTTGCCGCGCAGCTCCGACTTCATCCGCACCGTCGCCGCCTCGAAGGGGGCGCCCTTGTCCTTCTTTGCCCGCAGGTCGTAGCCGAAGAACGACTCGGCGGCCTCGTCGAACGGCTCGCCGGAGTACACCAGCACCTGCGGGACGATCACCGGCAGGCTGGCGTGCCGCAGGTCAACGGAGATGAACTCGGTGGCCCCGTCCGGCGCGCTGGTGACGTCACCGGAGTACACCACGGCCCCGTCCGCTGACCCGAACGACTGCCAGGACACCCAGTCGGTGCGGTCGAACTCGCGGGTGGTCAACAGCGCCGACAGGTCGTAGTCGGTGCGGTGCTTCTCCTCCCGCCAGTAGTTGAAGAACGTGAGCACGTCCTGGTCGCCGGGCACCACGTCCGACACCGAGCCGCGTGGCATCACGCCGAGGCCCGGGGCGGCCGGCTTGCCGGACAGCGGCAGCGCCACGCCCAGCACGGCCGGGTCGACGATTAGCCGCCCGCCTGACGGCAGGCGGGAGCCGATCTCTTCGTCCAGCAGGGCCAGCAGCTCGTTCCGCGCGTCCTTGTCAATGCCGGGCCGGTCTTCCGGCCGGACCCAGGCGCGGCCGGAACGGTTCGCGAAGATACGCGGCAGGCCCTGCCCGTCGCCGCCGACCCGGTTCTGGAAGTGCTCCCGGGCTGACAGCAGCACCCGGGCCGACACGTCCGGCGCGGCCTGCTCCATGGCTCGCAGGACCAGACTCGCCTGACCCGGCGTGGCGTCGCGCAGCAGCCGGTCCAGGGACCGGGCGAGCATCCCTGGGGCGGCGTGCCGCAGCAGCTGCGCTGCCTTTATCCGCTGGCCCGACCGGACATGGAGGTCGACCATGGCGGCGACCGAGGGGGCGTCCTCCTCGCCCCGGGCCACGGCGAACACCCGCTGCGCCTGCGGGTAATCAGGGTACTCGTGCGGGTGAAGCCGCTCCCCGGCCCGCTTCCACTCCTCCGCGTACCGGGGCACGTCCCGCAGCTTCGCCGCGTTCGCGGCGACGACCGTCTCCAGTGTCGCCATGATGACGCGGCGGTCAGCGCGGGGCAGCGAGCGGAACCGGGTGGCTGTTTCCAGGGTGACGTCACCGCCAGAGGTTACGGTGAGGAGGCGCAGCACGTCGGTGACGGTGTCGGCGAGGAGCACGCACCCGTGCTCCAGGGCAACCTCGTTGATCAGCGCCCGGTTCTCCCGCACCGGGATGCGTTCCGGCTGCGGGCCGGAGACGCACCGGCGGGCCAGGGCGGCCAGCAGCTCCCGGTCCTCCCCGGCGAGCGGCACCCGCGAGCCGGCGAGCTGCGTGTAAAGCCCGGTGGCCTCGTTGTCGAGTGACCAGCCCTTGTGCAGCAGCGTCACCCGGTCGCCGGCGGAGGCTGCGAGGGCCTCGTGGGCGGCCAGCATGTCCTCGTAGGTGTGCTGCACCTTGCCGTAGCCGGGCAGTGACAGGAGGCTGCCCGCCATTACCATCTCGCCGTCGCCGATGTCGATCGGCTCCCCGGCCGCGATGGCGTCGCGCATGCGGGCCGCCTCGGTTCCGGTGGCGACGAGGGCGTCCCCCAGCAGCGCCTTCGCGATCAGCTCAGCC